CTTTTGTGCTTCACGCATTGCGTTGCATAGAAGGAAACTTTTTCCAGATCCTGATGGTCCCGAGAATGATAAAAGGCGACCTTGAGGAACTCCTTTAAGAAAGCTACCAGAAATAATCTTGTTTAGAACATGATTTCCAGTAGAGAACCAGTAGCGTGGAGGCTCACTTGCCCCCACACTAAGTCCAGCTTTCTCGAGGTCTTTTGTTACACCTTCAAGAAATTTCATGTAGTCTCCTTACTTGGATGTGCGACGTGCACGAATCTGTGCGAGGATTGCATCTGCTTCTTCGTCAAATTCATCTGATTCCCCAGATGTTTCACTTGCAACAGAAGTACTTGTCTCGGGCGTTTCGAGTTCAGCTGGAGCTGGTTTTGGAGAGCTTACCTTCACTTCATCTCCTGAATCGTCAACGTATGCACTACCTGTTAGAGCAGCTTCAAGCATACTTTCAATTTTGTTGTAGTCAGGTTTTGGAGGAAGTAAGGTCTCCAGTGAAGCAATATTATCTTCAACGTATGCGATTTCATCGTCAGTCAAATCAGATGGTCGACGAGCAAATTTGGTACCAACTGCGTAGTTGTCATACTCACCTTGCTTTGTTTTCTTGATAATAAAATTGCATCCATCTTTGTATGCGAAAGGCACTTCATCCAACTCACCACTCTCGAACGCTTCTTTGATAACGTTGTAAATTTGGTATCCAAGATTGAGGAAACGAACTTTACCTTCGTGCGTTTCTTTTGTCTCTGGATCAGCTGGAAGTGGATCCTCCACAATCAAAGCTTGAACGATATTTTGCTTTTTGCGCCAATATTTCTTACCATTGACTTTATCATCATCTTTGTAGAAGGCAGACGAAACTTTACAAATTGGACACTCCTCATCATACATCTTGAGGCATGGTACAGTTTTGTTTTCACCGTTAATGGTCAGAGTGTGCATGAGTTTCTCGACCATGAAACCAAATGGATTATCTTGATTCAGGTCAGGCAAAAAGCGCACAGTGACTTGATCACCAACTTTCATGTTCCAGAAAGGATAGTAGTTGTTTGGGCGTGATTGGGTGGTATTTTCGTCTTTCTTAAATGCAGCACGAAGCTGTTCGATGGATAATGACATTCTGTTCTCCTTCATTTCTTGTTATTATTTTTTCGCTTCTGTTTTCACGTTTGCGATTATCCAGTCAAGAGACAACAAATTGTTGCTTTTAGTTTTAAGTCAGACGCTCTTCGCCTGACTGTTGGTGTACCATACTTTCAGAAAGAGTGGTTGTCAACACTTATATTTATGATGGTTAACCTCGAGGCTAACCATCACCCATTGTTTTATATTGATGCAGATAACGTTAATGTCACATCTGCAATACTGCTTGCTGTTGTACACTCAATGGTAACCACATCACCTATATTAAATGTAACTGGAGATGCGAATGCTACAGATGTTTGTATTTGAGAAGCTGCTGCAAATGTTATAGTACCAATTGAAGATAGTGGCCCTGCCCCCGTACTTTTGTATACAGTAAATACCGCTGCTGTTGTAACTGGAGCTGTTTGTGCTAACCCAACGTGACCAACACTATCAACCGTGAATGCTCGTGTTGCCACTAATCGCCCAATTACAGTAGTATCTGAAAGTGCTCCAACCCCCTGAGCGTTAACATCATATGGAATCGTAGCAGGTACAGCATTATCAACATATTGCTTCGTAGCAGCTTCTAATGCAGATGTTGGATCTGCGTTGAGTGTTAGTGTACCTGTTAATACGCCACCTGATAGACTTAACTTAGTATCGGCGTATTGTTTTGTGGCAGCTTCAAGTGCTACTGTAGGATCAGCATTAAGCGTCAACGATCCAGTCAAAGTTCCACCTGATAGACTTAACTTAGTATCGGCGTATTGTTTTGTGGCAGCTTCCAATGCAGTTGTAGGATCAGCATTAAGCGTCAACGTTCCCGTCAGTGTTCCACCTGCTAAAGCTAACTTCTTTGTATCCAATTCTGCAAAAGCAGACTGTCCATCTGCTGAGGTAATTGATCCTACAGGCGTTACTATGATCTGTGATGCTGGGTGTTGGTGAGACAATGGCGTACGGGCATCTGTTAATCGTGGATCAGTATCACTAACAACGAATGCTTTTGCTGGATCAGATGAAGCTGTTACAAGCGTGACACCACCAATATATGCTGTAGTTGCTGGTGGTAGATCAGCGATCGAACCAGTCGCTCCTCGTGGACCAACTCCACCAAGGCCTTGTTCGAAGATAATAGTATCTGAACTCAGTACACGAGCAACAGGAGTCTTTGGTGTAGGATAGCTTATAGCATCTGCAACATGAGGATCAGTTTCTGTTAGTGCTCCACTCTCAATCCAAAGTGGTGCTCCAATTGTTGACCAAGTCCAATTTGCATTGGTTATTACACCTTGAAGTATTACGGATCCCACCTCACCTGGGAGAATATCATCGACCAACATACCAACCACAGTATCTTGTGAATCGTTGTAAACTGCAGATCGTATTTTACCATCAGCCATATACGCAACTGGTGTAAATTTGGCCATGATTGTGCCGTTGCTAGATTGAGCAAATGACACATTTGATTCCAATCGAATACCATCTACACGTGATGCGCTAGAATAAAAAGCGTCTTCTGTTGTAAAAAAGGTACCATCAGCTCGTTTGAGTGGTGCGCTTGATGAATCAAAAAGCGCTCTACCAGCATACACAGAAGTATTGTCGCCAACTTGAGTACCGACGAATGAGGACCCACCATTAATACTAGGACTTAGGAAGTAGTTGCCGTTTGTTAACAATGCAGCAAAAACACAAAGAATTTCTTGCCACCCAAAAGCTTGTCTAATGTAATGCTTGTTGGTTTGGGTATTATACCAGATTCGACCTGTTTGTTTCAGTGGTACTCCACTAGAATCAACGTCAAGAGTTGCTGAACCATCTACAACAGCACTCGGTACTGCTTCAGCTACATTTATGGTCGTCTCGCCCGAAAACATGTTGTAAGAAGTGGATACTACTGTGTACGTTCCATCATTGCCCGTAGAACCATAGATATCAAATGTTCGGCCTGCTTGTAATGCGTAATTGGAGTATACGACAAACGCACCGATACCAGCAGCGCCAGGTGTGACATCAACAACGGTTGCATCGCCAGATCCAGGTTCCAGAGCTTGTGCAACAGGTTCTAGTGTGGTTGTGTTAAATGTTCTAGTGAAGTCAAAAAGACTAAATTCCCAATATAGCCAATAGTTTGTGGACGATGAAAATGGTCCAACCCATGCATCAGTAACGCTACTATTTTCAACGAATATGTAATTGGTGTCACTTTGAGCGATTGTGACAGTTACAGGTCTGTTGGTTGCTAGGAGATCAACGTTTCCTGAGCCGTTGATACTAAGAAAGCCACCAGACTGATAGCTTACGATTCCTTGACGAAAATTAATCTTCACACATATACCCCTTAAATGTTCTCTTGTGGTATTTATGTGTACCTCCACCTAAATGGTGTGAAGCTGTTATCTAACTACACCAGCATCTCTGAGAGATATAAAAGTTTTCATCAAATGCTTGCACACTCCAGGAACACGACGAGGATTTACAGGAGGTTTATTAGTCTTTCGTTGATATGGAGGAGGTGGGTGGCCATTAAGGCTATCTCGTTGGTGATTCCATGTAGCGAATCGCCAATAAAAGTCCAAACATGTGCAACTTACCTTGACATTATTGATAGATAAATCTATTGGAGTAAGGTGATATTCATTGCCGTCGGAACCTGTAAACGACACATTATCGGGCTGATCGGTATCTTCAAACACCACATTATCAAATAATGCTGTGGTATGATACTCAGACCCGCTACTAGAGATTTTGGCTTTTGCTGTTAGATTTCCACTCTCTCGTGCCGGCACGAGCTCTAAGTTTGTTACCTGCACGGGATCCACAACGTGCTGACGCTTTGTTGTAGGTGGGTCAAAATGAATTGTGTTCCTTTCGAGGTTGGCGTAAGTATCTTCGTTTAACTGAAGATATTCATCCAACTGATCTAGTATTCTTTTGCCGCGAATTATGTGTGGTTTATTTCTCATAAGTGTATTTATGAGAACCCCCACTCAAGGTGGAGGCAGTTGTTATAGATTATCTCCTGAAACTACAATGTCGTCAAAATCTCCAACATTTGGGTAGCTTAGATTCATGTATTGACGACGAACAGCTTCTGCTGGAACTTCTTTATCATGTCTCGTTTGTTGACGAGAAATGATAGTTTGAAGATCAACAGGCAACAATACTGCAACAACTCGATAGCCACGACGTCGAGCTTCATTAATGTAAAATTTGCGTCGCTTTGCCGAAGTATTCGTGTTGTCAACAAATATATTTTTACCATCTTTCAGCAAATTAATGAATTCGCGCTGTGCATTGCTAATAAACTTCTTATCTTCACAAGAACGCTTGAATGCGACGTTGTAATCATCGCCATACCATTTTGTACGCAATAGATCCAACGAATAATGCTCCATATCGAAAGGGAATGCATTCGTCTGTTGTAATGTTGATTTTCCTGAACCTGATGCAGCTATTGGCATTATCATCACTGGAAGTTCGTTTGGCACGTCTGCTGGAGAGAGATCTTCGCATCGCCGTAGGAATGAAGTGATCCATTCTGCTGACTTTGCTTGATTTTCTTCATGGTTGTCACCAATACGACCCCAGTTATCAGCATACAGAACTGCAGCGAATGTATCGGGAGTCGCTATCGACTTGACCGTTCTCGCCAACATATCTAATTTCTGGAGTTTGGTGATTCCCCATGGACGGTGATTCTCAACCAACCACCCAACGTAGTAGATGTCAGGTGGAATGAGTCCGAATACTTCAACCATATGAGACCAGTTTCTTACAACATAATCTTCCCACAAACGAGCAGACGCTAACTCATGGCCACTGTAGCCATAATAAGTGCCACGCTCCGGTTTGTATTTCTCTTGACGAGATACAGGCTTTCCAACGTCATGGAAAACGCAAGTTAGCGCGCCAAATAGGTCAGGCTTCGTCCAAGTTGGAGGCGTTGAGCTCAAGTATTGAGCTACGACCATATCGGTGTGTATAGCTACGTTGCGTTCACGGTGCCAAGGAGAGTCCTCAGACACTGCAGCCATATCTGTGTATAATTTGTCTTCGTGGAATTCGTTGAAGTACCACTGAATGAATGCGGATCGCATGTCCATACTAACTTCCTTTCTTATTAAGAATTAAACTATCCCATATGAAGGTAGTAATGTCAACATTAGATGATGACGGGAAGCCCTTCATCATCGTCATCATAATCCCCATATCCATCATAATCTTTTGTATCCCACTGCTCATAGTCAGTGGAGTATAGTTTGTCGAATGCGCTTTGATCATATGATGCGATTTCTTCGATCAAGCGGACAACGATCAACAATGCGGAGACTGCGTCATCAGTAGATCCCAGCTGTGCTGCATATGATCCTTTCTTTCTTGCAAACGACTTTAATTCTGTCAGCAAGATTCGTGACTTGATGTGCAGGTTGCCCTTTTCTAGCATCTCCTTAAGATTGATACAAGCTCTCATTTTGGTACGAGATGTGGTGGTCATTCCTCTGCGTTTACTACCTTCTTCTGAAACGAACTCCACATTCATGGGTGGATCCTCATCGGCTTCAAACAATGCGATTATCCCTTCACCAACACCATTATTCTCGACTGAGAAGTATACGGTAGTTTCTTTCTGTTCGAGGTATATGAGAATGTTTTTCAGTACACCGTACAGCAGGTTTGTTGACATTGAGTTTGATCGGTATTCGGCTACTTGTGTCAATGATGGAAAATCATATATCGTTATTACACTAAAGTCTTCACCGTTACCTGTAGCGGGGTCGACCCCAATTAAATATGTCTTTCCTGGTAGTACTTCCTCCCAGAAAACAACATCTTTGATGATATTGACGGGCTGTACTTTGTCGATAATTGGAGTTTGATTGGCTAACCACAATGAGTCTATCAGCAATGCATCAGACGATAGGAATTGGCAATTGTGACATAACAGTCCGTTAGCGAAATATGTGTGAGTTTCACTTTCAATTATATCGAAAGTTTGTTCTTTTGACGTTTTCTCAATGTTGGTTACCTTTTTATTAGTTATTCCCAATAACTCTGTTCCGATTTCAACATCTGCTGTTTGAATCTCTTGTCCATCTAACGTAAAAAATATATGTTTTTCAGTAACTTCAATTGACGTTTCATTATCAAATGTCAATCGATACAGTTGCTTAACCCCCATATCAGCTACGCCATAAAATGGGACAAAACCAGTCGCTGTCCTTATTTTCAGGCCTCTATTATTGATACTTAGTCTACTATTTTTACGTATCTCTTTTTCCCGCAATCCCATACTCGATATATTCCATGGTTTATACAATTGTCACGTTCTGATAATTGTTCATTATAATTTTGTAACCTTTTGGCAAGTTGCTTGTGTCTAAAGTTGAATTTGTGGACTCGTTTCCCCTTATACACGTAAGCATAATCTTCAACTAACTCTTTATCTAAAATAAACCCTGTTAGCTCGTATAATTTACCATTACTCCAACGATTATCTGCAAATGTTGTTATTTTTCGGCAATTTGTTTTTTGTTCGAAATGATGCAGCAATTTACTAAAACCACCAACAACTTGATACTTTGTTGAAAACCGTTCAAGAATGTAGCTATCATTTTTTTTAGGTTCCTTTGAAAAAAGAGCTAACGCTACCAATTCTGTTGTTTGTTTATTCCTTAGCCCAACCCATATACTCCCTCTACCATCCCCTTGGATATGCGTGGCGTCAAAAAACTCTTGTCTTTCTTTAAAAGGGACCAACCAATCAATGATTGTATTTCGAGCATAAACTTTATGTGCTTTTAACTTATGAGTCATGCTTTTTAATTTAGCGAAAATAATATCTTTTTTGTCCCACTCATCCTCGAAAATGGTTAGTAGTTGTATACCCTTTTCTGAGCACAATTGGTGTTTGTTTTTATGATATTTTCTTGTTATCCGTTCTTGTGATTCACTGTGCCAGTACAATCCACATAACTCTATAGCAATGGAAAAATCACTCAAGTAAAAATCAAGTTCATAAGGCGGAATGATTGTTTTAATATTCGTTTCAAAATCAATTTCCAATTCATTTAAAAATTCTTCTAGCGTTCGTTCCCACTGAGATCGTTGGAAGTTGTGAGTTGAGATACCGTGCATGTGGAGATAATTTCCTACTGTTCTATCTCCAACTAACAACTCTTCGCCTATAACATATAAAGGTTTCTGTTTAATAACATGCTGTTCATACAACCAATCTTTATCTTCCAACAACACTTTACTATCATTTGGTATTAATGTTGAACTATAATTTGGTTGGCCATACTTTTCTGTTAGCGTTGTCTGTATTTTTTCACGAACGCTAGAGGACTTCCATGGATGATCGTGGCCATATTTTCTTAACCAAGTTTGTTTACGATTCTCTTTAATATCTTGTAGTTCTGTGGAACTTTTTTGTTTCATTGTTTGCTGATATTTTTGTTTTCGCTTCTCGTGTTGTTCTTCTGTGAAGTTTTGTTTCACTTTTGATGATATTTCACTTGCACAAGTTTTTGTTCCGCATGTTTGAGCATACCCCATTTTATTGGGTCTAAATGATGATTTGTTGCCACATATGGGGCAATATTGTATAGCATCAGGATAAAATGTTTCAAAGAAATGTTGGTAATCGACGTATCCATTTTTCCTTAAATGGCGTAAAAATTGTCCGTTTTTTCTACAATATGTTTGGTTGTCGATTGGGGAAACCACAAATTTACCCGTCAGATTGTTGGAGTAGTTCATATAAATCACCTATTGTAATCTCGAATGTGTTGCCACATTCATCTTGTATTTCAACTATAGTATTTATACTACAACATTCGTATTCTTGATTCCACCGTTGTTCTCCAATATCACCAATTTCATTTTTCTTGAATTCTTCATCGCGGCCAGGTGGCTCGTCCCAGAATACTTGGAGTGGAAAGAAGCTGTTTGATTTAACTTGTGCGCCTCTCCAAATTTGAGCAAAGATATTCATGTCGCCGTTTGGTGTAGATGTCATGATGCATGAACCACCAGTTGATAGTGTTGGTTTGATTGAAGTCCAGAATTCATCTTGAACAGCTGGAGCAACGAACGCGAATTCGTCCAAGAACAAAAGAGAGATTGACATACCACGACCAGAATCTTCAGATGTTGCCGTTGATATTATTCGGGAATCATTATCGAATCCGATGCTGTGTTTGTTCCATCCATCATCTTGGATGCCAGGTTTGATCCAATGTGGCAAGTTTTCATATGCATACCGAATACGAGCAATCATCTCCATGGCGTTGCTATTTTTATTTGAAGCAATAAGAATGGTCTTGTCAAAATTGAAAGTAGCATACCACAACAGGTATGCGGCTGACGTTGTGCTTTTGCCAGTTTGGCGAGCACTCAGTACGACAACGTTCCTGTTCTCTTGATATGCCTGTATCATTTTTCGTTGATACGGATACAATTTGAATGGTACAGCACCTTTCTTTGGGTGTTGTATCATTATGTAGTTTTCGATAAAGTACACTGGATCAGAAGCACATCGTCTGAGTTCTTGAAGCTGCTCAAGAGTGTATTCCGTTTCAGCGTTCGCCTTTTTTAACTTGGGGTTTTTTGCACGAGCCATATTCGTATATATGGCGAATAAATGAGGGGGTTACGTATCGTTTGTATCTTTTGACTGAGCTAATCGTTTAAGAATTTCGTTTCTATCTGCAATTACAACTTGACTATCTCTGATTGTAGTACCACCTGAAATCTTATTTTCTGAAACTTTAATCTTGTCTTTGTGGGTTTTTAGATTCGCTTTTTCGCGTGCTGCTGAAAGTGCAGCGTTGAGAAATTGGACAGCAACTTCACCATTTCGTGCCTTGTATTTTCCTTCCACCAACTCTGCTTCTTCCATTTGAGCTTCAAATGCACTCATTGCTGCATCATATATCTCTTGTATTTGACCATCTATTTCTGTATCTTTTTCATCATAGAGTTCGACTTCTACCGTTTCAGTAGGAAGTGATTCTGTATACGGAATAAGTGTAGAGCCTGAATCGATGTCCAGTACTTCTTCAAGTGGATGTTCGATGGTGTTGTTTTTTTCGTCCATGTTGTATATATGGACGTTGGGAAATGAGTTACTTAAAGATGTGTTTTTCTGTTAGGACTCTGAAAACCATCCCATGTTGCTTTGCAAACAAAGTGGCACTTTTCCATTTTGCCTGGTTTACTGCGTATGTAATCTGTTCATATAATATGGTTTTTTGACTTTTCTTTCCTTTCTTTGTAGGTGGTTTAGTTTCGCGTTCTGGTTTAACCTCCCACAATTCTTCGATGATCTTGCCTTCACGGTTTCTCATTTTGACGTAGTAATCAATGTAATATTTGTGCGGCCTATTATCGGTTGGTTTAATGTACGTCACGACGACTTCTTCGGATGCCCATTCAATTACATTTGGATTATTGTCCAAAAACTTGTGCACATTCAACTCCCATGATGACATAAAACGAACGTTGTTTACATCTCCTCTGTATTTGTCAGGATTGCGTAACGTATAATATCCCTGATTGTGAGTGGAGCGGCTACCTGTACGTTTCCGCTTTGGCTGCTTTTGATTTACTCTGATTACATTCTCAGTGATGCTACCATCATCTTCTTGATACTTAACCAGAAAACGTGAGTTTTCATCCGTGTCTGAACTCACTTTTTTCCATGTTATTACCTTTTCGGACGTTTCGAGAAACTTGATAAATTTGTGTTCTTCTAATGAGAAAAACCGGATAGTTGGTGATTCGCCAACGTATCTCTGTTTATTACGAACTGTATATCGTCTTCCAGTTTTCTGTCTGATCATAGAAATTGTGAGCCAATATAATCACTTGCAGAGTTGAAAGCATCACTGATTGTTGATCGTGCTGAATCCAACGTTTCGGTAATTGCAGCAGAAATTGAATTCTGCTGTTGACCAGGTGGTTGATTTGGATCAGTAACAGCTGCATCAAATTCACCATTGTATCTTAACGGGTACGATGCACCAACGGATGCTCCCGACAGTGCAGTAATATCATAATCAGTTGTGTCACTCACTTGATATCCTGTTATTACATTGAGACCATCATAAGCAAATTGGAACGATATTTCGTTTCCTCCACCATTATCAGCCATGTCAAGATCGTCTAATTCCATCGTAAGAATCTTTGGGTTGTAGAACTTGTACACGTTCATCAATTGCCCTTCTCTATACACGTGGAATAGGGTGATTCGTTTGAAAATATTTTTTGTGTCAGGACCTGCAGTAGGTCCATAAGAAGCCGAATATTTGTGCGTTGGAACAGCACCAGGAAATGCGACCCCTTGATTGAGACCACTGAAGTCCATGCTCGTTGATTCAAGAATTCCAGACACGTCTTCCATTTTTTGATCAAACGGTAAATTAGATATAGGGCTCATTGCACGAAGATACGCATTATACAAAGCCATCGCTTGGTTTTTATTGTCGTCGTAGAACCGCATTGTCATTGGTTCATAAATGGTTCTTTTTGGCACTCTGGTCCAGAAGTTATACATATTGACTTCTTCATAGTCAAAGTTGACGTTTGGTCGTGTACTATTTTTGACAACGAATGCAGCCTGGATATCTTTGAATTGCTGACTATATGGTTCAGTAAATTCGAGCTGAACGACGAATAGAAATTTATACTTAGGTGCCCACGATATTAAATCTACTGCGTAAGGAGATGCACCACACGCTTGGAAATCTCGCTGTTCGGGTGGTTTAGGATCAACGAATGTATTATCTAGCAACGTAGATAAGTTTTGTAAATCTGAAAATGATCCAGGAATATCTGTTAACTGATAGTTACCTTGTTTGACTTTACTGTATATGCTCTTTGCTTGACCATATGCGCGGTTGGCAACATTGGAATTTAATGACGCTGCCTGTTGCACTGAATTTGGTGGAATACCAACAGTACTGAGGACGTAATCGGCACCATTTGCATCGCTCCCTAGAGTAGAAGCTAGAAGACTTCCCGTTCGAATAGAATCAGAAGTTTTTACTAGGACACGGAGACCTTCAGCCACTTTTCCGTACCCTACATCATTCAAAACTTCAAGGTTGCCAATATTCTCGATAGAGCTAAGAAAATCACTCTTTTGAGATGTGGTCTGTTTTTGTGTTTGTTGACTTTTTTCGCAATTTGTAACGAGGAAAGTTCGTGGATCAATCGCCATAATTACTCCTTTTCTTCAGGTATTTATAATCATGTACCCATACAAAAAGAGGAAGGCAAAAGCCTTCCTCAATTCACTTCCATGTGAGAATGTCAATCCTTGACTGCATTCCCTCGCTTAACACGATTGTATCAACTATTAAGCAGCGCCAGCACCACCAGTTGCTACACCCTGACCTTGATTGTAACCACCAATGTCCTGTCTTGCATGGTCATATCTAAGAGTCGTTGTAATTTGAACTGCATCAGAAGAAGCATAATCAAGATCTGTATAGTCAATATTCTGAATCCAGCATCCTTCAATTGTCCACTTCTCAATTACAACATCGTTACCATCTAACATTTCAAGATATGTTACGAATTTGTAGAGAGAACCTTCACCAGCAGCGGCCAGCCATTGACCTTCAGCACCAATCAGCCACTGTTGTTTTTGTTGTTGTTCTTGCAGAACTTGTGAAGCAGAACCAGTGACATCATCTTCAAAAGTAACAGTCATAGGTTCAAATGTATGTTTTCCACCAATCCATGCACGTGAGTTGTAGCGATCGAGCTGCACTTCATCAAATGACCACGTTGGGCGTGTAGCTGTAACAGCCTGCATGCTTAGTGGTTGAGAATTGGTGCCGCCTCCAAGATTCGCAAACGTAACACGCCATCTGTTTTTAAGTTTTGGTTGAAGGATACCTGACCCTACACCTGGAATCCCGAAATCGTTAATTGTACTCATTGTATAAATACTCCTGTATACTAGGACTTTAAATTGATTTTATCTGTGTGTATTTATGTGGGGTTTCGAAAAATGTCTGAAAAATTGCGCGATTTGTTAAAATATAGTGAAACACTCAAACGAAAGGGGGCGATTAAGCACCACCCATCATATCCGTTATTGGTTGAGGAGACTAACTTTCTCCCACCCACGTGCACTGTATCAAGAAGACTGTGGCACATCCGCAACGAAAAACCTATTCCCAAGTGTAAGGTTTGTGATAATGATGCGGCATGGGATAATAAGGAAGGTGGATATTATCGACAGTACTGTTCAAATAAATGTGCTGTGTCAGATCCTGATAGAATGAAGAAAATCCAAAAAACAAATAAACAACGATATGGATCTTCTTCTCCTTTTGGTGCTAGTGAAGTAAGAAAGAAATCTGCAGAAACTGTTCGCAGAAGATATGGAGTTGATAACGTGTCTCAATATAATGAGATCAACGTTCGTCGAAAACGGAGCATTGTTAATAGTAAAAATAAAAATATTGACCAACTCGATAAAATAGTTTCCTTGATCAGTGATAATTGCACACAAACTGAAATTGGTAATGAATTGGGAATTTCGCAACCAAGAGTTAGTGCATTACTTCAACGGCTGGATCTCAAAACACAAAAGAGAACTTGGTCCACTGGTCATCAAGAAATCATTGAATTTCTTAAAGACCAATCTGTATCTTTTATCGTGAATGATCGAACATGCATATCGCCACACGAACTCGATATCTTTTTACCAGAATATAATTTAGCCATCGAATTTAATGGAATATATTGGCACAGTGAACTTGCAGGCAAAACTAAGCGATATCATGTTAATAAAACTAACAGTTGTAGAAACAAGGGCATAGATTTAATTCACATATTCAGTAATGAATGGGAGCGTAAACGCGATATAGTAAAGTCAAGATTATTGTACAAATTGAAAAAAATCGATAACACAATATATGCTAGAAAGTGCGTCATTCAAGAGATTCCAGTTAGTATTGCTGATAAGTTTGTTGCCTTGAATCACATCCAAGGCTCTCGTTCAGCTAGCATCAATATTGGTGCATTTTTTGAAAATAAGTTAGTGGCTGTTATGACATTTTCTAAGCACCCTGGTCAATTTCAGTATGAAATAGTGCGTTCTTGTTCGCTTACAAATGTTAATGTAGTTGGTGTTATCAGCAGAATGTTCGCGTTCTTCAAACGAAAACATGCACCGATCAGCGTATTAACGTACGCCGACAGTCGATGGGGTAATGGGGCAGGGTACAGTACGATTGGGTTCAATTTTGATGGATATACACCACCTAATTATTGGTATTTTAAACGCAATGGAGATACTAATAGGTTACATTCGCGGATTATGTTTCAAAAACATAAATTAAGTCGTGTACTACCTACATTTTCAGTAAATAAAACAGAATGGGAAAATATGGTAGATAATGGATATGATCGAATTTGGGATTGTGGGAGTTCTAGGTGGATATGGTATCCATAAACTATTATTGTTCAAACTTTATATTCAGATCAAAATTATCAACCACGTCCAATTCAACGTAAAATAATCGTGCACTTGCATAGATGCTATTTTCATCATATTTTGGTACCACAACCATATCTACAACCTCAACACGAGGATCGAAATCAAATACTGCTCGCAATTCCTCTTCGATAGTGCTGAGTGTATCATCATCTAGTGGTTCAAACACCATTTCTGGAATCATTGTTCCAAATGTTGGCATTCGCACACGGCTTCCGCGTTGTGTAAATATGTGATTTAGCAGATCAAGTTTGACGATTTCGACGTTCGACAGGCTAAATGTCTTTGATTTTTGAAACTCGAACGATGAGAATCCTTTGTATAGTCTTAGGGTCACAATATTACTCCATTATTGTTTATTTATCATCGGTGCCACTTAGGATTTCGTTCCAAATCTTCGCCACGTTCAACTCTGCCAACGTTTATATCATTGTATGAGTATTCAGCAGCATCTGTGTGAGTGTTGTTCGAATCTTGATCTGTTTTGAGAGGATCTGTCATTGTTCTTGCCCACGGTTCGTGTTCAGGAACACGTGATGTCCAAAATGATTCCTTTGAAGTGCCAGCATTACCAGCTGAACCAGCTGAAGATGCTGGTGGACCATTCATGTGGATATTTGGTCCACCAACCATAACAATATCACCACCTGTTGCCAATACGTCAACAGCACTTGCTGTTAAGTAACCCTTGCCACTAGCCTTGATGTGTGTTTCATTTTGTGCAGTTAGATATAGAATGCTACCTGATTTGACGTTAAAATCACCTGTTGTTTGAATTGATGCAGTATCTGTTTTAACGTTGAGAGAAGCAGAACTTTCAATGTTAGCATCAACATCACTTTTAATATTGATACCATCACCACCCTTCGCATGAATTCGCACATCTCCTTCTGATACCATGTGTATTCCATTTGCTGCTGTAACACGGAACGTATCATCAGCTGTAAAGTTGATATCCTTTTTGGCATGTACAGAAACGTTGCGGTCGCTGTAGATATCAATATTGCCTTTTTCGTCAAGTTCTACCCATGAGCTGCCTTGAGGCGTGCTGATATACATGCGTTCATTTGTATCATCCATTAGTATCTGGTGTCCATGCGTTGTACGTAATCGTATGCGACAGTTTTCTGGTCTATCGTCCATAGATATCGAATGGAAGCCAGGAGAAGTCCAAGCATAATAAGATGAATCGTAGTTTTTGTTATTTGTTGCTGCAAATACTAATGTTGGATCGATTCTACTTTCAGCATATCCTTGTGTTATGGGTCGACTTGTTCCATCTGCATCTGTTACTTCAACATCCCTGTCATCAGATAGTTGTGAAATTTCTGAGTCGATAGAGTTGACAATTTCGTCTGTTATGCCAGCAATTGAGTAGTCTGCGCCTCTAGTTTGAAATTCAAAACTTCGGCGGGCCTCTCCTACAGAGCCAGGGACAAGACTAGCATCACTCGAGGAAAAGGCTATTGTAAGTTGATCATGCAATGGATAAATTGGATCTTCTGTAGACGATATTGGTCCAGATGGTAGTTGGCCATTTTTATATGTGTAGCGACCGTGTGGCATGGTATGATTCATAAACTGTCCATGTAAGCATCCCATCCATATTCTAAATCTGGTATCACCATCAATACATGCAATTAGCACCGTAGAACCTACTTTTGGAATATTCCACATACCGTAAGCAACTGGTCCTACTGTCTCATATTCACCACGTCCTCGTGTTCCCGAATCCACAATTCCACCAAAGGGAGAAACATAAGTTGCCCACGGCAGATCCTTGATTGGCGTAAAATCCGTATCGCCCAATGCTGGACATACCACTCGTAGACGGCCCATTTGTTGAGGATCGTTTGTGTCTATTACTTCTCCAACGGTGAGTTTTGTAAATTGTGTAGTTGCATTACCAACCCGCATTGCCTCTTCTAAGTATCCATATCTACTCATGATGTCTTATTTCTGCCTGTTCTGTTTGACTGCTTCTTTTCTTTCATTTGAGCAGCCGTAAGGTCTGCAGCATCTTCACCACCCAATGCGGCAGCTTTTGCCTCTTGTACTTTTTGTTGTCCTACTTTTAAATATTGAACTGCTTCTTCTTTGGTGTTTGTCGTTTTATCGGTGATTTTGACAGAGGTTGGTACATTCTTTTCATCCTCTGATTGTGTTAAGTTTAATGAATCGTCTGCTACAGGCAAACTGAACATTTGCAATTCTTGCGTGAATATGCCATCACTAAAATTGTGGTTTACAGCATATAAAGAGTAATATCCCTCGTACCAGAAGGGCGTATATCCAGCAGACGGGTCGTTAGGATCTGCTGGCATTTTGATGTTAATCTTTGCAAGAGTTGGTGTCTTGGTCCATGTTGGATTAGTGGTAACTCCAGCTTTTGGTTTTTCTGTTTTTCCTTTTGCTACTTCTGGAGGAAGAATCTGCATTTCATCGAGAAGTTGAGGGTTGCCGTGTATCGTTACTTTATTCTCAATATTTTCGATTGCCGCTTGTCTGTTTAACATGGCTTGGAATCCGAGTGTGTCAACTGGATTCCGTGTGTTTCGTTTCAAGTTATCAGCTACAGCTGATCCTAAAAATAAAGGAGTTCGACCTCGAGGTTTGTTGGTGGGGGATAGTTTAGATGCTCCTCCTCCAGAACCTCGAGCTACATCTTGAGTCATTCCATTAACACTGTCCCGTTGCGATGGTATATTCTGGGCCGTCAGTAGCGTTTGGAAGAATGACATTCCCATCTCCATGCGAATATCTAAGTCGATAATATCAATATTCTTACCAGTGAAGATGTAATCAAATTCAATCAACTCCCCCGATTTTGGTATGACAGATGACGCATCTTCATTAACTGACATCGTCACAAGTTCATATCTCTGAATTTGATATTCGACAGTATACGTGTCAGCTGTAGAGTTTATGGTAGATACTATTTTGTATGTTATATTTGGTTTACCAGCTACAACCTCTGCACTAGATTCCATGATTTGTGCAATAACATCATCTATGCTTAGGTTATCATTAAAGTGCAGTATTGGATCTCCACTTACATTAGCTATTCGAATATTTTCGTTCGTTCCAGCTTTAAAATTCTTAAATCCATCATCCAATGAAATCTTGTACTCGACTAACCGAAAATCTTTTTCGAGATCAATTGATATTCCCGCATCTTTGAATTTTTTCTTTGTTGCTTCTTTGAATGAATTGTATGTATCACTAATCGTTGTTGCAAGTTTTTCGAAAGCTTGAGCTAATGTTGATCCTTGTTCTATTTTAATTGAACGCCCACCAGCTATTCTAGATACAGGAGCAATTTTAGCTGCACCATTTGTGATTCCTACCAATGATAATAAGTATTTTGCACCCGTTTCATTGAATACAGCAGAAATATCAATGGGAGTGAATAATAGTGGTCTAATACCTGTTATCATTTCTTGTTCACCCGATGCTGTATAACCAACGAATATGGTTTTGAGCATAAACACCAGTCCCATAGGATCAGAGCCAAGTGAATCGCACACGTGGGACAGTACATTTAGAAAACGTACCCCCTTAGGCTCAAATACCTCAATTTCCCCATCCAATTGCATTGCTGCTGCTTGTGACTGACCGTCATTAGTTTGAGAATCAGGAGCAATAATAGTTTCCCACTTTGCCGATTGTATCACAAAATTAGCATCTGTCATGCCATTTATTAAAACGACGTAATATCCACTTCCACGATTGACTGGTCGTGGATTGTATTTTGATGCAGCGCGTGGATGTTCAAATTGAACAATCTCGGTGCTATTAGAAAGTTCATTTGCAGTTTCAGTACTATCGCACGCAATTAAAACGTGGTGATAGGAGTATGATCTGTATTTCGATAAGATATTCTGTGGAAAGGACATAGAAGTATGTATTATGATGTAATTTCATTGCCACCAATAGGTTTGGTTAAAACATCGAGTAATAGACGGCGTTGTGATGGCATGATTATTTTCGTTCCAGTAGTCAGTTCAATAACTGGATCAACAATGTTATTAAACTCTAAAACCAACCATCCAAGATTGGCTTTTTGATAGAGTCTATAAGCAATTAGATCTGGACGACCAGCTTCATTGGATAGTACAGTCACCGTAACATCATCATTCGCTTTTGGAATGACTCGTCGTTCCCACCACCCAAGACGAGTTGAGTATATATCAGTAGTACCACCTTGAACGTAACGAGAGTTGCGGAGTTCTGTTGAGTTTGTATAATTCTCTGCCATTAGAAGTGTCCTAAGTTACCACGCTTGAATGAATCAAGTGAGAAGTTTTCATACTCAAGAGGAGAGTGTGTTTCCATTAGAGTGATATCTATTATCATAACAGTAGGCATTGGTGTGCCTGATGTTGTTGGGATATAATCAACATCGCTCGGATATGGAATACTTAGTTGTTGGATTACAGTTGGGACTTTATTAATATGTTGCATTTGTCCTAATCCTGAGTTTCTCGAATATGCACTTAAGTACAAAATGGTAGGTGGTGCACCTACCAATTCAATTCCATACTCACTCTGATTATATACGTTTGGATCGAATCCTGGATTTTGAGCTCGGACTGAGCGAAGAGCATGATTTTTATCACTTAGCGTTGAACGACCAAATCTTGGTGTGCACCAGCTACGGAGGAGCCACAAACGACGCAAGTTTTTGTCAGCCTCTACTTGTGTCCGCGATACCAGTCTGATATTTGAGATGTTAAAAGATCGAGATGAAGTGTTTTTGAAAGCGGTGATTTGGCCTGGCATATGAATAGGTTCTAGATTAGAATAATTCACATTTCGTGTTTCGATGAGGTCCGGCGTAACATCGAATGTGACCATATCACGTGCATAACTTTGTAGCTTTATCTTGTATTGGTTTTCGTTTGTTTTTGTATCTTGTGTTGCCATCCTGTGTTACTCCCGGTTGCAGACCTTGATATACAGCTTCCATTAGGCGTTGAGATGCTTCTACTGGCCATCCCGTTGCTGTAGCAAATGCAAAAAGATCTAGGCGTTTTGCAGCTTCTTGGGCCTTTGTCCCACTCATGGCTGATATGCCTTGACCATCCGGATCTCGTAATCCAGCACTAATTACACCTGCTGTTTGTACACTCTTTTGTGCATGTGGTAGCCACCTATTTTCATATTCTTTGGTGCGATCAGATCCTGCGACCAAATATATAGTTGTATAGCCACATTCCACTAAATAGCTCAATGCGTCCCATGCATTGTTAACGGCGCTTACGTTTACAATATTAGCCCAACTCATCAACTCTTTGATGAACGATACCTTGATATCAATAGGTAACGGATTGGATTTATTTTTCCTAGTTCCTTGAGTTGATGATGGAAATATGTATGCATCACCCCCATATTCCGCCGCCAAATCATGCGTTTTACGGAATAGTTTTTCATGCCCTTTTGTTGGTGGATTGAATCTACCAACGGTGAAAACAGCGATTTTGCTGTGAGAGACCACACCATCTATATGAGAATAAGAGGATTTCATTGCATTGTAACTCCTAAGTTGTTTACGCAAGTATCCAACAAATCTCACTATTTTTCAATATTTATGGTGGTTGACCTTGTAGCCAAATCGTGGTATAGTGTTACCATAAGGAGAATTTAATGTCAACAACCGAGAAGAAAACCAGAAAAACCAAAGCTAAAGGAAAGTATTACATTGATAAAAAGGAATTACTTGCTGAAGTAGTCGCAAGTAAAGAACAGGGAGCAATGTCAGATCGTCTGGCAGCCATGCTGCAGCTTCTTACGGAGAAGTATTCCATGTCGCCACAGTACATTAGATACTCATTCAAGGAAGACATGAAGAGTTTTGCTATGATGTCATTGGTGCATACTTGGAAAAGTTTTAAACCTGAGAAAAGTGATAACCCTTTTGCATTCTATACGCAATGTATCAAACATTCCTTCATCCAATATCTCAATAAAGAGAAGAAGCACCGAATTGTTCGTGATACGTTGTTGGTGTATCATGGAATGAATCCATCATACACATATCAGAATGAATACCAAGATAAGTTCCATGAGCAACACTATGGCGATGGTTCATCCAATGATACCGAAAACGAAGATACAACAAGTTCAATAGATTTAAACGAAGATAGTTCATCTACATTTGATAGCACATACTTGTCATAAGTATTGCCTACTACAATGAGAATAATAAATGGTAGCAGAAACGTTAAATTTTGATATCAGAAAAATAGCACTGTTTTCTGATATCCATTTTGGCCGCAAGGCTAATTCAGTGCAGCACAATCAGGATTGTTTAAATTTTATTGTGTGGTTTTGTGAGCAGGTCCGAGCAGCAGGTGATATTGATGCTATTGGTTTTTTGGGTGATTGGAACGAGAACAGAAGTGCTCTCAATATCCAAACACTAAACTTCTCTTATGAAGGTGCAAAACTGCTTAATAGTCTAGGAATTCCCGTGTTCTTTATTGTTGGTAATCATGATTTGTATCACCGACACACTCGAGACGTTCATTCGATTGTGCCATTCAATGAGTTTTCGAATTTTGTGGTAATCGATGAGCCCATTGTTGTTACCAATCCCAATGGCAATGCTCTATTTTGCCCATATCTATTTCACGAAGAGTATACTGAACTAGCAAAGTATATGGATCTTCCTGTGTGGATGGGACACTTTGAATTTAAAGGATTCGAAGTTACTGGCTATGGAATGAAGATGCCTACTGGTCCAGATCCAGAAGATTTCAAGGGACCTGAATTCATTTTATCAGGCCATTTCCACAAGCGCCAAGCTAGACCAAATAGTAATGTTGTGTACATCGGTAACGCATTTCCTGCTGATTTTGGAGATGCTGGTGATAATGATAGAGGTATGGCGATATACGATTTCGTCAATAAAGACCTCAATTTTATTGATTGGGAAGATTGCCCCAAGTACACAAAAACAAAACTATCAGTATTATTAGATGGGTCTATCAAACTTGAACCAAATTCTAGAGTTAAATGTATTGTAGACATTCCGGTAACTTTTGAGGAGAGTACATTCCTGCGCCAAAAGTTTACTGAAGATTTCAACTTAAGAGAGTTCTCATTGGAAGAGTCTTTGGATATTAAAGAAGCGTTAAGCGATACTGAAGTTGATGTAGATTGGGATGACACCAAATTAGCGAGTGTAGATGAGCTAGTTCAAGAAATGTTAAAGGGAATTGAGAGTGACCACATCTCCAACCAAACTCTAATAACAATATATTCGGCACTCAAGACAAAAACACAATAAAATGATAAAATTCAAAACGTTAACAATTAAAAACTTCCTCTCTTATGGTGCAGTTCCTACTGTAATCGATTTAGATCAAGCTGGTACCACATTGATACTTGGGGAAGATTTGGATAATACTGCAAGTGGTGCTGGCGCGAATGGTTGCGGAAAGACAGTTATCATCAATGCGCTAACGTATGGGATATATGATAAGCCAATATCAGATATATCAAAAGACAACCTCGTAAACAATATTAACAAGAAGAATATGGAAGTTACCATTGAATTTGAAGTTAATGGTACGGAGTATTTGGTTAAACGAGTACGAAAAGCAAAAGCTGGTGCTGCTGGAAACTACGTTCAATTTTTCGCTGACGGAAAAGATATAACACCTGATAGTGTTGGAAATACCAATGCACTCATTGAGTCTATTATAGGTATTCCATATGAGATCTTTGTGCGCGTAGCAGCCTTCTCTGCTAATCACATTCCTTTCCTAGACCTTCCTGTGCGTTCACCCCATGCTGCTAATCAAACTGATATCATCGAAGAGTTATTTGATCTTAAAACTCTTTCTGAGAAGGCAGTATCTCTGAAGGATGCAATTAAGGATGCTGAGCAATCTCTCGAAATTCAACGTGCTCGTGTTGATCAATTAGAGAAAGAGAAAGCAAGACACTTAATACAATTGGAAACCGCTGAGAAACGAGTTGTAAATTGGGACACACAAAATCGTGCTGAAATTGAGACCATTCTTCAGAAATTGAAAAAGTTAGAAGACGTTGATGTTGATAGTCAACGTAATTTGCACGATGAGTTGACATCCATAAATAACGATCTAACTGCAGCATTGGCTACGCAACGTTCAATCGAACGTAGTATTTCATTAAAAGCTAAAATTATTGGTAATAAGACCAAAGAATTGTCTCATTTGAAAGATGATAAGTGTCCATACTGCCTCCAACAATACGCTGATGCTAATTTAAAAATCGATGAATGTGATGCTGAACTTGCAACAGTAAAAGCAGAACTGGAAAAGTTGGAACAAGAATTGACTGCAATTGATGATTTTGTAGAAAACTTAGAGTTAGATCGTGATATGATATCTGCTCGCATTACTGTGGCTGATATGGATGAATTACTAGAAATCAAAAGTAAAGCCTCCCATTATAACAAGCGAGTGAAGGAATTACGTCAAACTGAAAATCCGTTTGTAGAACCTCTTCGTGAGCTACAGGATATTGTTTTTGAAAGTGCAAGCATGGACAAGATTAATGAGTTGACATCATTGATCGAGCACCAGAAATTTTTGCACAAACTACTCACAAAGAAAGACAGTTTTGTTCGAAAAGCGTTGCTGAATAAAAATATTCCCTTCTTGAATTCACGACTAGCGAACTATCTCAATGAACTAGGTTTACCTCATACAGTGGAATTTACTCACGAAATGACTGCAAGTATATCTCAGTTTGGTCGTCCTTTGGATTTTGGTAACCTATCCAATGGTCAGCGTGCTCGCGTTAATTTGGCATTATCGTTTGCTTTTAGAGATGTATTACAGAGTGTTCATGGACACATTAATGTGTGCATGTTGGATGAAGCGCTTGATGTTGGTCTTGATACTGTTGGTGTCCAAAATGCTGCCAGAATGTTGAAGAGGAAAGCACGCGATGAAGGTCTATCTATGTTCATCATATCACACAGAGACGAAATTGACAATGCATTCGACAGAAAGATTGTTGTTCAAATGTCAAAGGGGTTCTCCAGCATAACGGAAATGGAGTAATTAATGAAGAAACACATTCACGTCGAAGAAGGTCAAACTTTTACTGATGATCTCAATGAAATGAATTTTGGTGATATCTTAGTAATATCACGTAAGTTACCAAATGGTAACATCCAACCACTTATGCGTGTTAAGCGTATTAGCAGACAGCCTAAATGGCGAGATGTAATAAGCGCGTACACATTTGAAAATGAGTACAGGTTGTGTCACGCATATGTGTATACACTTTATAGAGGAACAGAAATGGTTATGTATGTTCCCTGTGAAGAATGTGAGAAGAAATACCAAGCATACCACAATGCATTCAGTGGAGTAGGTAGATTTATGTAAAGAGTGTACTTTGATGGATATATATTCATCATGAGAATATTATCCATAGACCAAAGTTACACTTCATGTGGTATTGTTGTTTTTGATGATACTGAAATTATCCATGTCGACCGTTTTGTTACGAAGGGCAAAGATAAAGATATGTTCCAACGCGCTGTTATAATCGCAGAGGAAATCGTAAAAGTTGCAAAAGAATTCTCGCCGGATCTTGTGGCACTCGAAGGTTTAGCTTTTGGGATGAGAGGAAGTGCTACGAGAGATTTGGCAGGATTGCAATTTATCATTGTTGCGTGGTTGCGTGAAATTAACAACTTTGACGTTGATATAATCGCTCCATTAACAGTTAAGAAGTTTGCGACTGGCAACGGCAGATCAAAAAAAGAAGAACTATATGAGTGCTTACCCCAAAAAACAAAAGATTTTTTGGTTGAAGAAAAGGGTTACAAAAAATCAAAAGGTCTTTTCGATTTAGTAGATGCATACTGGATTGGTAGGACTGCACATGACAAAAAAGTAGAAGGAAAGTAAACGTGGCAACATATACGTACAAATGCGAACACTGTGAAGTAGTATTTGAAGCAACACAGAGCATGAAAGATGAACCACTGAAAGATTGTCCAGAATGTCAGAAGAAAGATGTACTCAAACGTATAATTACGGGTGGACTAGGCTTTAAACACTACGGTTATCCAACGAGATATCGTTAATCTTTTAATATAAAGCTATACTATAACAAATACCTATCACACAAGATAGAAGAGACACCGGCTTTCCGGGAGGGCGTCCAGTTCTGGCTATTAAATTAGCAGAATTTACACAGGTCCTTGCGTTCATTCGCAAAAATTGCGCGTACCATTTGAGGCGAGAAATAAGATTCCGTATTAGAATGCCAAAGCAATCCAAAAGATCCGTTATCTCCTACGCACAAGGAGTCGTTATGACAGTAGACTGTTAGGGCGCGTTACCGTTTCGTACCCTTGGAGGACCTAGTGTCCTCCTAAACGGGGAATTAAGAATTATCAATTATTATCAATACTTCTCTTTGTTAGTTTTACAAATTGATGGCTCCAAAACGAACGCAGTGAGTGTGGACCATCAATTACGAAGTTAGTGACTTAATCTGGTTGATTTTGTGTTCATTTTGTGGTATATTGTTACTATTAAAATAAAAATGGTGATGGTTACATGTCAAAGAATATAATGGATTACTGGGCGTTTGGCGATAAAATGCCACCAAGAAAGAGTCAACAAATAGCACTAGAGTGGCTAGAAAAACAGACTGCAAAATACCTGATAATCGAAGCTCCAGTTGGAGTTGGTAAGAGTGCTATTGGTATAACGTATTCTCAATTTGTTGGTAAACGAACGCAGAAATATAGAGGCGATGCATTCATATTAACTCCACAACGTATTTTACAAGAGCAATATGAACAATCTTTTCGTAATAATGAGAAGATAAGTTTAGCTTCATTATATGGCAAAACTAATTATCCATGTGCTTCTAAAAACACAACTTGTGAAGTAGGTAGCGTAGTTAAACCTAAGTGCACAAGTTGTCCTCATGCATTAGCTAAGACAGCAGCTAAAAACTCAGCTAACACCATTTTGAATTACAAATTAGCTCTAACATCCTTTGCATATACTGAAGTATTTGATCCACGTGAAGTGATGATTTTAGATGAATGTCACACATTAGAAGACCACTTAGTTTCCTTTGATGCACTACAAATTTCTGAATGGAAGTGTCAGAAATATAATGTCCCATATAAGAAGCAAACAGACATCAATGAAGCATTGCAGTGGTTAAAAGACGAATATTTGCCTAAAATTAAAGATGTCTTGGAAGACATGCAAGAAGAGTGTGACCACCTCTATGAAAAAGCTGGTAGTGAATTATCTCGCAAGGAAATTAAGAAACTTAAAGACTTTGATACTTTAGCTGACCATGTTGATGAAGCAACTATGATGTCAGCACGTACCAGTGATTATGTGAATGCTAATTTCGTTTTGGTATGGGATTCAACACAATTTCATTTTAAGAGATTAACTGGTGAATATTCCTTCCATAGAATTCTTAAGCCCAAAGCCAAACGTTTCCTCTTCATGTCCTCTACCATCTTGGATAAGAATGGTTTCTGTCAGGATCTAGGAATCCCACCAGAAGACACTGCGTTTCTGACGTTGGATTCTGAATTTCCTGAAGAGAATCGACCGGTATATTACATGCCACAAATGAAGATGAATTACTCATGGAATGACCAGTCCAATAAGCGCAATAGGGATGAGATGATCAATACCATCAAATCTCTATGCGATATCCATAAAGGCGAATCAGGCATAATTCATGCGGCTAACTTTTCAGTAGCTAAGTGGTTGGTTGAAGAATTGGAAGGTGATGTACCACAACGTGTCTTCCATCACAATCCTGATAGTGGAGATGATCGAAATTCGATCATCTATGCATTCACTTCTTCTCCTAAACCTGGAATCTTAATCTCTCCATCCTCAACTGAGGGATTGGATCTTCAAGGAGATCTTGGTCGGTTTGCCATCTTTGCAAAAGTACCCTTTGGATTCTTGGGAGATCAGTGGATTAAACGTAGGATGGAAATGTCTGGAGAGTGGTACGCAAGAAGAGCTCTAATCGATATTATCCAAGGTGGAGGACGTGTAGTTCGTAGTGAAACCGACCATGGAGCTGTATATATTTTAGATCAGAGCTTTTCTGTGCTATACAAAAGATCGTATGGTATGATACCCGATTGGTGGAAGCGAGCATACCACATCATTTAATATTGAGGATGAGGTCGATTTGCTTCTGTTTTCAATCGTTTTTCGATAAAAATAGCAATTCTGTCACGTTCACCATATGTGCGCCGGAGCATATCATCATATGATATTGCTCCTCGCATAAAGTATGTCAATTCTATAGTGCTATCTAAGATGATTTGAGCTTCTCGCTGAAGACGACCAAACATGTCAACAATTTCTTGTTGTGTACCATTCTTCAGCGTTATGTAAAAAAAGCTATAGGGTTGAGGGGTGCAGCAAGCTGCACTTCCTCACCACAATCACGACAAGTAACTGTCGTTTCAAATGATGGACCCCAATCAGTAGATTCCTCAATCTTCTTATTAATCGTACGTAACCACCCTGCTGGTAGCACATTCAACCACTCACGAATTAGCTCTCTATCTTCAATTTCATCAACAGAAACAATAATGTGTAGTAGGGTATCGAACATCACTTGACGAATCCGATCTGGCGTAGCTTCTTCACTTTCATTCAATTGCATTAGCTCAATGAAGTGTTTATATCGAATAGGTTCCAACCGTACTCTTTGACCATTTACTAGAGTCACAGTGTATGTTGCAGCAACTTTAGTTGGGTCAATTCTCTTCGATTCTTTAATGAAAGTATCCATTGAAATGATGTACGAGTGTTCTTTTGCACCATCGCAAGTGTGAGTATGCATTATTTGCATTTCTGCACCAAACGTTACTTTTCGAAGACATATCATCAAGAAGTCTACGTCTCTTGCTAACATGTCCATTGGTTTTTTGATTTGAGGAATACATCTAGCAAACACCTCTTCGATAGCCTTACCACTGTACAGCATATCAGGAGATTTCATGACAATTTCATCAATTGTGGTCATAGGATATATGTGGACCTCACCATCTTTTACATCTGAGTTCAATTCACCATTTTCATAAAAAATTCCGCCAGATGGCAGTCTAAACGTTTCTCCTGGAATCCTTGCTCGCTCGAGTAGTGGATTGACAATTTGTGGTGGTTGAGGTGTAGTTTCGGTGTTATCTGTCATATGTTTCTCCTATTGATATAGTATATATCATGGTTAACCTACTGCAAAAACGGCATAATGAGGTCGCCTGTATAAATACACAACAAACCAACGTAGGACCACATAATGGCAATAACACCCGCTGATCTTGAAGATTTTGCACGAGTACTCAAAGGTGCAATGAAAACATCGAATTTGGGAGACACCATCCAAACTCCATCTCAACGTGCCGAAAAATCTAAAGAACAAAAGATTCTGAAAGATAATTCATCAGCTCTGAATTTCCTCAAAGAGGCTCTGAAGAAGAATAGCGATATCCTATCCAATATGTCCAACATCACGAAGGCTAGCAACAAAGTCTTCCAAGATGCTGTTGACTCTGCGTCATCACTCAAAGAACTCAACAAGCTACCAGAACACTTCAAGCGCGCTATGGATCGCTCTAGTTCAACGCTACTAAAGGGAATGACTGGTAGCGTTGAGACTCTAGAAGATATGTTTACAGGCCAAGCAAAAATAGAAAAGCTGCCAGAAGTTAAAGCACTGATGCAATCGTTTGTCGATGGTGAAATGTCGATGATGAAACTCGAAGCACATATAGAAACACTGGGGTATTCTGCTGAAGATGCTGCAAAGATCGTTGGTAAATTTGGTCCAACTGTCGCTGGTGCAGATGGATATATATCGAAATATAGCAAAGCCACAAATATTGCCCAAAAAACAGTTGATAACTTCGATAATGAAATAAGAGAAGCGAATGATAGCGTTCGTAAATTTGGTGACAGTGTTTCTGCTAGCGATAGTAGGTTAAAAAGTCTTGGTAAATCAGCTGCTTCTTTAGCAGTATTGCTCGGTAAGGAACTATTCAGCGCAGCTGAAGCATCTATGAAGTTTGGTGCAGAACTTAGCCTAGTTCAATCTCGTTTGGCTGGTATGGCACCAGAAGAATTTGCGCAAATGCAAGCTGAAAACCGTCAGGCGATCAATGCATTGACAGGTGGGTTTAACGAATTCGATACAATTCTATCGAGCTCAAATAAGCAACTACTCTTGTATACAGGATCTTTAAAAGATAGCTCAAAGTTGGTTGCAAACATGATAACCACGAGTAGAATGCTAGGCGATTCTACAGTCGATACGAACAAATTTGTACAGAGTCAGAGCGCAGCATTTAAGTCTTTCAATCGACAGTTGAGCATGACTGCTGATGAATTTGCATCGATGAATGACCGTTTAATTCAAGATTCGGACGTCAGAGCCACATTGTATAAGATGGGCGAAAAGGAACGTGTGCAGCACTTCCAGGGTTTGCAGATGCAAGTCAAGACGTACAGATCGTGGGGGTTACTGCAAGGCCAAGCTGAAGAATTAGCAAAATCAATGGAACGTGCAGCTGGCATGGGCGCCAAAGAACGTCTTAAGATGGCAGCTCGTCAGCGCGCTGTTATGGGCGCGTTTGGTATGGGAGGCGTGGGTGCTGAAGCACAAAAAATTCGTATAAAAGGTGCTCGAGCAACTCCCGAAGAACAAGCTCGTTTAGCTGAAATTAATAAACAGTTTGCTGATGTTGTATCTAAAAAAATGGGGGATTCATTCCAAAGTGAGTTGTTAACTCAAACGATGTTACAGAAGGCTCAATTAGATGACACATTTGGTCCAAAAGGTACAATGGCAAACACTGTACTTGCTGCCGGTGCACAACAAACAGGTAAGATGGAAGATGCTGTTGGCAAATGGACCAGTAAAGTTGGTGGTGACAAGATAGTACAAGCTATCACTGATTTAAAACAAACATTAGTTTCCTTCTTAGGTAGCAGTTTCATTGCAGCTTTGGTGGGCGCCCTTGCTATTAGCAATTTTGGCAAAGGTCTGATGAACTTAGTTGGTAAAGGTGGAGGTAGCTTATTATCAGGTCTTAAAGGATTAGTGTCTGGAGAAGGAGCTTCAATGTTAGGCACTGCCGCCAGAGGAGCAGCTCGGTTTGCGGGACCAGCTGCCGCTGTTGGGGTGGTCGGAAAGGATGTATACGATCTAGCAACAGGAGACACATCAAACGAGAACAAATATGGTGTTGGTTTTGGTGTAGCAGGTGGCATTATAGGTGCTTTTGGTGGTCCAGTTGGTATTGCAATTGGGGCAAGTCTTGGCAACGTTGTTGGTAATGAAATCGGAAAATATCTTGATTCATTAGACAAACCAACGAACGATGTTGCAGCGAAACAAATGGCTCAAGCAGAGCAACTTGAGGCCACGATGGCAGATCTAAAAGATGCTATTGAACACAATAACAAGGCTGCAATGGAAACTGCAATCAACACAGCTAAGACTCAAATGGCTATTCTCGACCAAACAGCATCGCAGAAAGATGAAGCTCAAAAAACAAGAGACGAAACTAAGACTAATCAGCGTCAAGTATTAATCCGAAGACGTGGAACAGGAATGCGGTAATAACCCCCAGTAAAATAACCGATATATACTAAAAACGTTACTAAAGAGACAAAAAATGGCAAAATGGACAAGTTACTTTAAGGTTATCCAACCTGCTCAACATGGCACAAAGATGGTCGACAATCAGGAGATGGCCGACCAAGGTGCGTACAATAACTTCACATGGTATCAACGCTTAGTTCAGGGATCCGCATCTCGAATGACGAGATATCGTGAATATGACTTGATGGATAATGACATCGAAGTGTCCCGTGCATTAGACACCATCGCAGAAGAGATGACAGGAAACAATCCTAAGACAAAAGAGCCTCTGATAGTCGATATTCTTAATGAAGAAGAAAATAATGTTGAGAGTGCAGCTGTATTAACACTGAAGGCTGCTCTCCGCCGTTGGTGTCATATTAATGATTTTCAAAATAGATTATTCAGCATTGCTAGAATGACTGCCAAGTATGGTGACGTCTTTTTCCGTAAACAAAAAACATCGTATGAAAAATGGATGTTTGTACATCCAAAGAATGTTATTGCAGCTATTGTAGATGCTGAAGATGCTACTAAGGTAATTGCATGGCAAATTAAAAGAGATATGCGTCGCCCAAGAACGGGTGGCTATGGTCTACCTATGGGGGCAAAGCAAGAAACGGAATTTGAAACTGAAATCGTTCAAGCCCGTGATATTGTGCGTTTCTCGCTTAATGATGACATGAGCGATACTCAGCCTTTTGGAGAGTCCGTATTACGTCCTGTATATCGTGCCCACAAGCAAAAAGAACTACTAGAAGATGCCATTATCATCTATCGCGTACAACGTGCACCAGAACGACGTGTATTCTATATTGATGTTGGTAAGATGCCACCGCAGCGCGTAAAGCAGTACCTCGAAACTATCAAAAACGAAATTAAACAGAAGAAAGTTCCAACGAACAGTGGTGGCCAATCTGAAATTGATTCCGTTTATAATCCACAATCAATGTCAGAAGACTTCTTCTTTGCTTCTCGACCTGAAGGCCGAGGTTCGCGTGTTGAAACTCTCCCAGGTGGTCAAGGTCTGGGTGAATTGAGCGATCTTGAATACTTCCAACGTAAAGTGTGGAGAGGTTTAAAAGTACCTTCATCGTACATGATTGAACAACAGGAAGGTGGTCAAATTTGGAATGACGGCAAGGTTGGCATTGCTTATATTCAAGAATTACGATTCTCGCAATATATTGAGCGTCTGCAGGGTCATATAGAAAAGACAATTGATGCAGAATTTAAAATGTTTTTGCGTCAAAATAACATCCGAATAGATGAGTCGAGTTACCGTATTTGCATGCCAGAACCTTCTAACTTTGGTAAGTGGCGTCAACTAGAACTTGATAGTCAACTACTAAGCTCATTCTCTTCTGCAGAGAATGTTTCCTATCTATCTGACAGATTCAAGATGAAGCGTTATCTGCAACTAACTGATGAAGAAATCCTAACAAATGAAAGAATGAAGTTAGAAGAGATGGGCCTCGATCCGGATGAAGATGCTCGAGACCTGACTCTCATCTATGGTCCAGGCGCAGAAGGTGAGGCTGGTGCCATGGGTGGATTAGGTGGCGCTATGGGTGGAGGATTCACAGCAGGAATGGGCGAGCCTCTTCCTGGTGGTGAAGAAGTAGGTAGCGAAACTGCCGCCGGAGGACCCGCAGAAACTGGTGGGGAACAGACACCTTCGCCAGCTAAACCCGCATAACCAATAAATAACAGCAACAAAGTTTAAGTATAAGGAGCACCACCATGGGTGATACAGAAAAATTGGGCAATATGCTCGATAACTTAATTGATGATAATTCGGAACAGGCGCAAGTTGATTTCCATGACTACCTACGTAGTAAAATGCAAGCTCTACTTGCCAAATCTGAACAAGACACTGACGAGGAGTAACTAATGGCACGTAGCAAAAAAAATTACGGTAAAGACGTTCGTAAGGTCGGCAAGTCAGCTGACGCTAAGAAGAAATTGATCCACAAGATGGTAGAAGCTCTAATTAAAGAGGATTCTGCTTCAGCGACCGAACATCTCCACGTGTATCTTCAAGAAAAAATGCGCAGCATCGTCCTTAGCGAAAAAGAAGACGAGAAGGATGAAAAAGATGAAAAAGATGAAAAAGATGAAGACGAAGATGATGAAGACGATGAAGACGATGAAGACGATGAAGACGAAGATGATGAAGTAAAAGAATCGTACCTTGGCGAGAAGTGGAAAAAGTCCGTCAAAGTTTCTCCTTCAGAAAAAGGTGAGCACTCCAAAAAGTCTCTCGAACAGCTTAGAAAAGAACTAAAATCAGCTAGAAAAGCTGGCAATACAGGTCTTGAGCGTGAATTGAATTTTGCAATTCGAGCAAAGCAAAAAGGTGCTGGTAAATGGGGCGAAGTTAAGGAAAGTGAGATTCTTGAACTAATCGATGAATCACTTTTAGACGAGATTTACACCATCGTTTTAGAGAAGAAGCCTTCCGCTGGTATGTCCAAAGAAGAAAAGTCTAAATTAGTCAAAAAGGCTAAAAAAGGCGAAGACGTTGGAAAACCAGGTAAGAAATTCCAAGAAATCAAACAAAAAGCTGCAAACCGATATCACTCCGAAGAAATCGGAAAGAAAGTTGCTGGAGCAGCAATGTGGCACGGTGTCGCTAAGAAGTAATTCGTAACCTCAAAAAATTCTCCCTACTTAGTAGGGAGAATTTTTTGTATCTGATGTTTATTTTTGGTAATTTACAAGTACCACAAATAAATAGAAGTAAAGGTATGAATTTGGAGAATAAAATGTCCCAACAGTTATTGGTTGAAGAATTAAATCCAGTAGAAAGTAACATTATCACTGAATCAAGTGGTGATGGAAAAAGCATGTGGATGAATGGCGTCTGCATGCAGAGTTCCATGAAGAACCGTAACGGCCGTAACTATCCCCTTCACGAGATTACTGCAGCTGTTAACTATGCTAACAAGATAATCAAAGAAAATAATGGTATCTTTGGTGAATTGGATCATCCTCAAACTTTGACTATCAACAGTGATCGTATTTCTCATGTCATTACAGAAATGTGGATGGATGGAAATAACGCGTATGGTAAAGCAAAGTTGCTGAATACACCAAACGGTCTTATCGCCCAGGAATTGCTTAAGAGTGGCGTAAAGATTGGTGTTTCAAGTCGTGGTTCTGGTCAGGTCAATGAGAGTGGCGAGGTTAGTGGTTTTAACTTTATTACTTACGACATCGTTATTACACCAAGTGCACCATCAGCATATCCTAACGTTATGTACGAGTCGCTTGAAGCTGCAAAGAATGGCCAGAAGATTTTGACTTTAGCAGAAGCTGTTAGAGAAGACGTGGATGCTCAAAAGTATTTCAAAAAAGAAATAATGAAGTGGTTAGAAACGGGCATTTTTGCGAAACGTTAAACTAAACTTCTAAAAACTTAAAAAACAACTGATACATAACCAGTTGTTTTTTAACGAATTTTTTTCCACTCGTGGGAAAATCGTACACAAAAACTACACTAATTATAAATAGTTACAACAAAAATTCTAAACATTTTTTTAGGAGAAACTGATGAATGAATTGCTGCAGAAGCTTCTAGAAGCAGAATTGCTTTCTGAAGACACCAAGACTGAGCTTGAAACTGCTGCCCAAACAATGTTAGACGAAGCAATCGAGGCTGCTAGAACGGAAGAATCTGCAGCGGTTCGTGCTGAACTAACTGAACAGTGGGTAACTGAGCGTGACGCACTTATTGAAGCTATCGACGCTCAAGTAACAGAGTTTCTTGAAGGTGAACTTAATGAGCTTAAAGAAGACATCGAGAGTTTTCGCGACATTGAAGCAGAATATGCTGAGCGTTTGGTCGAAGAAAAATCCAACATGTCTGCTGAGCTTCGTACTAATCTTACCGATCTCGTCGAAAAGATTGATGCGTTCCTTGAAATTCGCTTAACCAACGAACTTGATGAGCTTCGCGAAGACATCGAAGAAACACGTAAGAATGAATTTGGTCGTAAGATCTACGAAGCATTCGAAAAAGAATTTGCATCAGCTTACGCTGATGAAGAAAGCGCAGAAGTTTCCCTTCGTGAAACCGAACAGCGGCTTTCAGATGTTGCTGCTGCTCTTGAAGAATCCGAGCGTAAGCGTGCTGATCTTGAGCGCAGCATCAAAATGGAAAAAGTTCTATCTCCTCTTTCTGGTCGCCAGAAAGAAGTTATGGAAGCAATTCTTCGCAATGTTGATACAGATGCGTTGGAAGAAGGATACAAGACCTTCATTGGTCGCGTAATACGTGAAACTGACAAAGACTCAGAGAAGGAAAGTGGAGTACTTGCTGAGGGTGCAGAAGACGAAGACGAAGATGACGATGAAGACGAAGATGAGAAAGAGTCTAAGAAGTCTAAGAAGAACAAAGACGACAAAGATTCTGACAAAATCAAAGAAGGCGCAATCGTCACCGGTGATACGGAACAAGTTATCGTAGAGGACGCAGATGAGGCTGAATTGCAGCGTCGTGCATACCTCAAGAAGCTTGCAGGTATCTAAAAACCACTTTAACACTTTTTTGGAGAAATCAAAATGAACGAGATTTTTGAGAATTGGTCGGAAACTAAAACGACTTTACTTGAGGGTCTTTCTGCAGACAAACAAGCGATCATCGATCCGCTTCTTGAAAACCAGAAGTCCCACATGCTGCATGAGACAGCTGCTGCTGGCTCTACTTCAGCACACGATATTGCGGGCTTCCGTAAAATCATGATTCCAATGATTCGTCGTATTATTCCTGGTACGATTGCAACTGAGCTTGTTGGTGTTCAACCAATGTCCGGACCTGTTGGTCTAGCTTACACGCTACGTTACCGTTACGCCGAATCTGTAGCTGGTACATCTGCTGCTAACCCACTTGGTCTTCCAGGTGCAATTACAGCTGGTGACGAGGTATTTGGTAACGGTGCTGGTTCTTCCGGTACTCCTATCCGTCAGTGGTACTCTTCTGCTGCAGGTAACGGTACAGGTTCTCCTGCTATCGATTCAGCTGCACAGGTAGCTGGTGCTTCTGGTCTTGCTGATGCTGCTTCTGGCGTTGCTGGTATCGACGGTACTCTAGCAAGCGGTTCTGCTTGGCCTTCAAGCCTCAATGCTGCTAACACCTCTGCATTTGGTCCTTACACCGACGCTCTTGGTCAACAAGTTGCTGGTTCACTTTACGGTGGTTCTGGTTCATACATCGAAGGTTCTGGTGGTCGTAAATTGACGCTTGACGTCGTAAGCCAGTCCGTCGAAGCTGGTAGCCGTAAGCTACAAGCTGGTTGGACCATCGAAGCTATGCAGGATCTAAACTCCCAGCATGGTCTAGACCTTGAGTCCGAAATGACTCGTGCACTTTCTGCTGAGATTGTTCAGGAAATCGACCAAGAGATCATCACCGATCTTATGGCTCTTGCTGGTACAGTTGATGCATTTGATGGTGCTGGTGCTGGTACATATGGCTTCAGCGGCAACTATGCTCCTGCATACGTTGGTGACCGTCTAGCTAACTTGGGTGTTGTTATCAACCGTGTTGCTAACGAAATCGCTCGCAAGACCCGTCGTGGTGCTGGTAACTACATTGTTGTTTCACCAATGGTTGTTTCTGTTCTTCAGTCTGCTGCTAAGTCTGTCTTTGCACCAGCTGTTGAAGGTTCCTTCAAAGGTCCTAACAACACAATGTTGGTTGGTACTCTAAATGGTACAATCAAAGTCTACAGCTACCTATGGAACCAGGCTGGTTCTGGTATTAGCCTTGGCGCAACTCCAGCAGCTGCTGTTGACGACACAATCCTAGTTGGATACAAGGGTGGAAACGGTGAAACTGACTCCGGCTACTTCTACTGCCCATACATCCCACTAATGTCTTCTGGCGTTGTTGTTAATCCAGTTACCTTCCAGCCTGTCACTTCACTGATGACTCGTTACGGTAAGGCTGTGTTCACCAACACCGAAACATCTCTTGGTAACTCCGCTGACTACTACGGTAAGATCAACGTTGTTAACCTTGACCTTCTGTAATAGGAAGGAAAGCAACACAAAAAACCCCGCTTCGGCGGGGTTTTTTATTATCATTAAAAAGTTTTCCTGTGTACGAATTTGTAGTAAAATGTGAGTTTGGATTGCATTTGGAATTACAAAATGAATATTGACAACATTATCGTTGCAGGCCTAGTTGAAGGTTTAACAGAAAATGCGTTAGGAATTGATCCAACTGAAAATACGATCAACGTAAGTAAATATCGTGCCGAAGAATTGGAATGGTTCTTACCACGAATTCTCGTTGAAGTTGGAATGTTTAAAACAACTAGCGAAATTCGTCGTATTCATGATCAACGTAAGAAAAGCTCAAAGATAATCGATCCTCTTTCTAAGAGTATTTGGAGAACGATCGATTCTTGTGAAGCTACATCTTTTAAAATTGGCAAAAAAGTATTCTGGTTATTTGTAACCAAATAATAAATAAAAAGGGTTACAAGGAAAAATAGTGGACGCGTTAACTTTTAAACAATATCTTAATTTATCAAAAGAACAGTTGCATCTTGCTGCTAAGCAAGTCCCAAAGCAAGTGGTTGAGTATTCTGTACGTAAGTATTGCAAGATCCCTTTAGGTGAGAGCAAAGAAACGAAAGAATACGTCAATCTTAAACCATCTAATATCATTCGTGTTGAATGGTTGTATGAAGATCTGGATAATCCAACACCGGTCCGCATTATACTTGCAGGTACAGATGATCCTACTCAATATTCTACCTTCTGGCAAGGGTCAAAGTTATTACAATGGCTTAACAGGAATACCCGCACTCTAAAAGCAAAACACTAGAAAAGGCCGCAAAAGCGGCCTTTTCTTCGTGCCTCACATAAATACCCCCATACGTGAATAGGAGTATGTACGCATGGGTGATTTTGATACCTTTTCTGACACCGCTTACCAATTAAAGGCCGAAGGCGAAAAGATAACGCTAACTTTCAAAAAAGGCGTTCCGACATCTAATCAAGGTACCATAGAATGGAATATTCCAACACCAGTTGAAGGGTGTTCGGATGCTAATGGCGTGTACAGTGGAATGGTAATACTGTTAAGTACCACTCCTCTTGATGCTCCAAATATTCCAATTGACGGTGTAGTGTATCAAGCCGACCCTACTGCCAATACCGACCTCCACACAGGAGATAAAATTGGTGGGAACGCATTGGTTGTTGGTGCAATTTATGAATGTGACAAGAAAGGTAGAGGAGAAACACTGACTACAACCTTAGTGATTTCTGATCTACAAAGCGACACTCCTTATTACATCGGTGGCTACGCAACTGATTGTCAATTCAGATACCACTCTGATGGTATTCGAGCATATTCAGATGAATATGGGAAAGCTGATACGCCCGACCACCCATCTACGCAGAACATTTCAATAGGTGCGAATAATACTAATTGCATAACTCCGACAGATGGTACAGGTCTCGTTGCTGGCAATCAGTATTCTTTTGATGTTATTGTTGACCTAACATATCCTAATAAGACAAATGTTAAGACGTCTCAGATCAATATCAATGGTATTGATGCTGGAACATATCAGCAACTTGTTGATCAAATAAACAAACAACTGAAGTTGGTTGACAATCCACCTCAGTCTCCAATTGCGCCAAATACTGGCGCACTATATTGGAACGCAACAACTAACAAATTATATGAGTATGATGGAACAACTCATAACGAATTATCAGTAATTGTTGAAGCAACTGATCCATCGATCATCACTGCTGGGGAATACTGGTACAATCCTTTAACAGCAATTTTAAAAATACGAGGATCTTCTCCACTAACGTGGTTAGATGTTGAGTACTCAAACGTATCGTATGACCCAATAGCTCCCGTAGATAATGCGTATTGGTTCGATGGAACGACCGCTAGAATGTGGAATGGTGTTTCTTGGTGTGATCAGACTACATTAACAACTACAACAGATCCAGACACATCCTGTCCAACACCATCAGCTGGAATGTTTTGGTATGATGAAACGTTAAGTATTCTCAAACGTTGGAGCGTATATGACCAACAGTGGGTATCATCTGCAGCTGTATCGTGGCCTGAAGCACCAAATCAACTTTCGCTTGGAACATATTGGTTTGATCTGAATACGAACAAACTATTTGTATTGGATATTGGTTCTGTTTGGTCTGATTTGTCTAGCTCAACATTTGTTCAAACAGTAGAGCCAATAACTCCAGCAGATCAAGATTTGTGGTTCAATCCAACAACAGAAGACCTACACCAATATAATAGTGCAACGCAGCTGTGGACACTATTGAATGTTTTGGTTTGGCCTGGTGATCCATCAGACGTTTCTTCGTGTGAAGTGTGGTGGAAAACTACTGACAATACTCTATATTTGTGGGACAAAGTTAACTCTGAGTGGGATTTGGTAACGAATTTTACCATCTCACTTGCTGATCCATTATTACCTCAGCCCCTTGCAATAAACACAATTTGGTATAATCCAACTACCAAAGTCATGAACAGATATGATGGTAGTAGTTGGGTAGTTATCGAAGAGTATATTGCAAAATCATCAGATCCAACTCTTGTTGTTACAGGAGATGTTTGGCACGATCTTACTACATCTACGTGGAAGCAATGGGGTATTCCAACTGCTAGTCAGTGGAATACATTTGATCCTGTTGATGCAAACATAGATCCAACAACTCTTCCATCTGGTACATATTGGTACAATACAACTGCCAATGTATTGAACGTAAGAAATGGCATTTCGTGGATTGTCGCCTACTATTCGGTTGCTCCGTATACTCCAAGCAGAGGTACGCTGTGGTTTGATACCTCAAACGATGAACTATATGAATGGTCAGGGACAACTTGGGAAGTTTCACAACCATTTGCACGCGCTTATTTCTATAACTGTGGAATAACATTTGAATCTGCGCAACGTGGAAGTAGTACATTGTTGATCATTCCATCGACTACAGTAACATCAGACTATCCAACAAGAACAATACCGTACGCACAATACTTGTGGGATCAAGTGTCACCAACCTCAGAAGTATTGTGGCCAAAAGAAGGATACGATGGTCAGTCGGGTGTTCCTTCGTATATGGAACTGGGAGTTGGTGATGATGGTACGCCTGATGAACGGCGTAAAATCATGGATGATATTCGTTATCAGCTTGGTTATCCAACCGTCGACGTTGAACTGACGCCTGTACAATTGGAAATCGCAGTACAGAAGGCCTTAGAAGCTTTCCGTAAGAGAAGTTCGTCTGCTTATAAACGAGGATTTTTCTTCCTAGACGTCAAACCATATGAACAGTCATATAAATTAACAAACAGACGAATTGGATATCACAAGATTGTTGATATCTCGGGTGCATTTAGATTCACTGCTGCTTTCTTGTCAACTGTTCATGGTAGTGGCGTATATGGTCAAGTTGTTCTTCAACATTTGTATAATATGGGCACATACGACTTAACTAGCTTCCATCTCGTTTCACAATATGTTGAACAACTAGAGCATTTGTTTGCTACCAGATTGGTGTACAACTGGGACGAAACTGATCGAACGTTGAGTTTCTATCAATCGTTTGGCGTTGAAGAACGAGTATTGCTTGATTGTTCTGTGGAAAGAACAGAACAAGATCTAATGTCGGACAGATTTGCTAAGACGTGGATCAAAAGATATGCACTAGCCGAAGCTATGGTAATCTTAGCACAGGTACGTGGTAAGTATGGTTCGTTGCCTGGAGCTGGAGGAGGAATATCATTGAACTCTTCAGACCTATTGGCCACTGCAGATGCTTATAAGGCAGAGTTGTTCGAACAACTCGAAGATTATGTTACCCAAAATCCTGAAGACTATGGCATGGGTAGTACATTCATAATTGGTTAATCGATTGCGATTAGATAAATACGTTAACAGTAAACAAATATAAGGAAAACAAAATGTCGCTACTTAAACAACTACTCGAAGACATGAACATCCGAGACATGATGAGCATGGATAGTGGTGAAACACCTGACGATTCTATGGAACCTGATCGGGGGACAGAACCTCAAGAGGGAGAGAATGAATACGATGAATCGACACATGATGGTCTCGTTAAATTCTTTACTGACCATGAATATCCTAGTGACGAAGAAGTTCACCAACTAGCATCTGATATGGGTCTTGAGCCAGATGAGCTCGAAGAGCAAATTTATGCATTGTTGCATGCAGTACTCAAGGGGGTAGGAAAGCACAATGGTGTTCCTGATGAGGATTTTGACCCTGAGCAGCTTGCACGTGGCATTCAGGTTGAGCGTGAACATACAAATAATGATTGGGTCGCAAAGATGATTGCTAAAGATCACCTATCAGAGATTCCTAACTATTACACATTATTGGATCAAATGGAGCAAGGTGCTGGTGTGGGGGATTCAGACGAAGGGTCTGACGATACCGATTCAGATGAAAGAGAATTTACATTCACATCCCAGGGAATTGAATAATGTCAAGAGACTGCAATAGCGTAACATCAGGATGTACTGGCACAGTTGGACCCGACTATTCTTCTGGACAGTCGGACTCGCAGTGTCAACAGCAGCCTAATGGAAACTATTGTCCGTCCCCAGGAACTCAAAAACGCTGCAGCTCATTCGATTTAAGCAAAAGTAGAGACTCGTGTTATATTGATTCTCTTTCAAATGAAATTGTCGAAATCGCTGGAGCAGAGTTCAATGTTTATAAATTGCTTGGTGTTCATGAGCAAGGGCAATTAGTTGATGTTACGGGCCACGGATTACCGATATCAAATGGTGATTGGCCAAACTTCCCTGCATCCAATGCATATGACATTTACATTTCTGAGTGGCGATCAATTCAGTGTGGTTCTGCTGTGCTGGCATCTGCTTATCTTGGATATGATTTTGGTGAAATTAAGACAAATGATGGGAGTCGTAGAGCATATGGGGTAGATACGAGTATCTACAAACACATCACGTCAATTGCAATCAAGCAATCATCTAACCCACTCCGTCGAGCAACAAAGATTCGTATTGAACGATCCGAAGATGGGAGTCGTTGGTTGGGTGTAGCAGTTATAGACTTGCCAGACGATGATTGTTTGACGACTGCATTCTTTAAATCTTCAGTTCCCTCGAGATACTGGAGACTTCGTCCATTGGAATTTAATGGAACAACGGCAGATGAAAATTGGGGAGTTCAAGCACTTCAATTGTTTCATGATTATCAAGCAACTGATATACATAATATTCAAGATAAGGTCCTATTAGAAAATAAGGATCGTGATTATAACACTGATCCAATCATGATCAAAGGGTCGTATGATCTTGTTGATGTTCCTATGGAACTAACACAATTTGGCGGCGAATTTCCAGCTCAAACAATATATGCACAGATAGGGTTTTCTTCGTGTGTTGCAGCACTTGGTCGTCCAGTTATTATTGGTGATATTGTTGAACTTCCTAGCGAGACTCAATATACGCCAAATATGGTTCCCGTCAAGAAATGGATGGAGGTTACTGATGTTGCTTGGAGTACAGAAGGATATACACCAGGATGGCAACCAACGCTAATGCGTGTAATACTACAGCCTGCTTACTTTACACAAGAAACACAGGATGTGTTTGGTGATCTTGCTTCAACAGAAGTTGAAGGTGGAATTGGTCTAGTTGACGGAGAAGATGGAAACAGTTCAATCTTCCAAGATTACTTTGATTCATCACAGACAGTTAAGGCTGAAGCGAAAGATGCTGTTCCTGAGCGGGGCGCTGCTGGGTCAAACACCATTCGAGAATTCGAAGAAACAGAAATTCAACAAGCAGCAGCTGCAGGCGTTCCCAATATTGATAAGCTTGGCCTCAACCCAACAGGTTTATATGTGGAAGATGCAATGCCACCCAATAATGCTCCATATACGGAAGGCAGTGAATTTCCACCATCTCCATCACATGGAGATTACCACAGAATGACGTACGAGGGGTTGTCTGAAGACGTTCCTGCTCGATTATATCGATATTCATCTTCGAAAGGCCGTTGGATCTTCTTAGAGAAGGATAAGCGAGCTGAAATGAACCATAACAAGCCAGTACTTCAAGAATTTACAACATCTGCATATGCTGTAGATGAAAATCAAATAACTTCAGCCTATCGCGATAGACTTGATGATTAAGAGAGGATTTAATGACTGTTTCTGAATCTTACTATTACAATAACCAATTACGAAAGTATATGGTTCAGTTTGCTGCTGTGTTTCAAGGTATGCAAGTTAAAGTAGGAAAACGCGACACAACTGAACCTCAGTTAATTAATGTTCCTGTTAAGAATGCAAGTTCGGACCGCGTGGTAGCGGCAATCAAAGGTGACAATACACAAAATAAACCGATTAGATTGCCTCTAATGACATTCCAATTGGCTGGTATTGATCTTGCCCCCGAGATACGAAAAGGTGTCGGTAACACTCGTCGTAACTCGTACGTCCCTATAGGTGGACTTATTCCAGATGATATCACTGTTGTAGAACAATATATGCCAATTCCATATAGAGCAACTTTTGAATTGGAAATATGGGCAAGTAACCAAGATCAACATTATCAAATAATGGAACAAATACTCACATTGTTCGATCCTATGTTACAGATACAAACTAGTGATGATGTACTAGATTGGACCAAACTAACTACAATAGAACTGATAGGCATCGCGTTTAATGAAAATACGCCAGCTGGTACAGATCGCCGCAATATAAGAACAACTTTAACATTTTCGGTTCCAATTTATATGTCGACCACAGCTAAGCGCCACACGCAGTTTGTACGAGATATATTTTTACGTATTGGAGCAGTTTCTGCGGATGTTACGACGACATATGATGCGATTTCTGACCTTGATACCCAGGGTATTAGCTACGACCACGTATTCGATTTGTCTACATCCCTACCAGATGGCGTATAGCAATATTTTGCTTGATGCGTGAGTAAATGCGGTGTTTTTACACATTTTTAAGGCATTCGCTATAAATAATTGCAGAAGAAAAAAGAATGCCTAATACGCCATGTTCGTGTGAATTGGCAAGTAACTATTTTTAGTAAGGAGATAAAATGGCAACCTTAGTTTCACCAGGAGTGAGCGTAACAATTACGGACGAGTCGTTTTTTGTTCCAGCATCAGCTCCTACGGTTCCTTTGATTTTTATCGCAACCGCTGATGAGAAACTTCAGTCAGATGGTATAACGCCAGCTCAAGGTACATACGAATATGATGTTGTTCGCACTGTAACCTCTCTAAGCCAGAGCACTCAGTTATATGGTGTTCCACGCTTCTTAGAGGACGTAAATGGTCAACAATTCCACGGCGATGCACGAAACGAGTATGGTCTGTTTGCGTTGAATCAATTCTTGGGAGTTAGTAATCGTGCATATGTTGTGCGCGCTAATGTCAACTTGGACGACGATCTCACAAACGTACTATCGTTGTGGGACACCAAAATGCTCCAAGCTCAGACAGTTCTCGAAAATCTAATCAACGATTACATTACTAGCTATAACGCTACACATGGGTTGGTTGCTGGTGGTTCACCTGCTGCAATCACTACTGTTGATGCGGCAACATATTTGGGCTTAGTAACACAAGCAACACAAGATCTGTTCAATTCGTACTCTTTCACTTCAATTGAAACGTACTTCTATGATGATCAGAGTCTTGCACCGCTTCCAATATATGCTAGTGGTTATAATTTACCATCCACTGGTTTGTATAATGGTCTAACATACATTGCCAACAACATCGGCGGCTCTCCATCATATCCAGGTGGCGGTACTGTAGCAGGGGAGTTTACGCCTACTGAAGGTGGCAACTTGTTAGTAGCCGCAGCTGATGATTTCAAGTACACTGTTGAATTTATGACAGGAACTAGCCTTGGTGCAAGTGATTCTGTTCGTAGAGCTGCAATTGTGACAGCTTTGAAAGCAGCAATTACAAGCAACACAGAAGTGCGTTCTGACAACTTTGATTATAACTTAGTACTATGTCCAGGTTATCCAGAAGTTGTTAGTGAATTGGCAGCTTTGGTAACAGACATTAATGAAGAAGCATTGATCGTTGCTGATACACCAATGAATCTGAATCCAGATGGTATCACAAATCCAACAACGGGTTGGGCTGTTTCTGCAGAGCGTGTGATCTCTTCAAACGTCGCATATTACTACCCATCTGCACTAGCTACCAACTTAGATGGTAAGGATGTTACAGTTGCTGCAAGTGGTGTTGCATTGCGCACGTATGCTTACAACGATAATGTTGCATTCTTGTGGACTCCACCAGCAGGTACACGTCGTGGACGAATCACTGGAATTTCAAATCTTGGTTATGTTAGTGGAACGTTGGGTACTGCAACAACATTTGTTGAGTTGAACATCAACCAAGGTCAGAAAGATGCATTGTATACTTACTCTGCATCTGGTGGTATTAACCCTCTGATGAATATTCAAGGGTATGGTTTTGTTGTAATGGGCCAAAAAACGTCCACAGGCCTAACTGCAAGTGCTGTTGATCGTGTTAACGTGTCACGTTTAACCAAATATGTTAAACGTCAGCTTCGTAGATACACACTACCATTCGTGTTCGAACCAAACGATTCACTCACTCGTGCAAATCTGAAGGCTGTCGTAGACAACTTCTTGGGCGACTTAATCGTTAAGCGTGGTTTGTACGACTTCGCCACAATATGTGATGATTCAAACAACGATCCAGCTAGAATCGATCGAAATGAGTTGTATATTGATGTAATCATTAAGCCTGTCAAGGCCGCTGAATTCATCTACATTCCAATTCGAATAGTTTCGACTGGAGCATCAATCTAAAAAAGGGGCCTTGAGCCCCTTTTTTATTATCTGTCCTTCTCTCCCTTCTTTTGTAGCGTGTCCCGACCATAAATAGTACAAAACAGCAATGAGGTAATGATAATATATGGCACGCCAAATATCAAGAGCAGAAGCGTGGGAACGTGCCCACGAAGTGTTCACCCGAATAAACTTCAACTCATTTGATTATGATACAATCAAAGAGAGTTTGATTGATTACACCAAACTATACTTCGCAGAAGATTTCAACGACTACATTGAAAGTTCGGAATTTATCGCAATTCTAGAACTGTTTGCATATGTTGGTGAACTTTTAGCTTATCGGTTAGACCTCAACGCTCACGAAAACCTCATTACTGCTGCTCAACGTAAAGAGTCCATTTTACGTCTGGTTACGTTTATTTCCTACAAAGCGACTAGAAACATTCCTGCAAGGGGGCTAGTAAAGATAACATCGATTCATACTTCTGAAAGTATTACCGATTCGCAAGGAAAGATATTAACAAACAAGCAGATACTGTGGAACGATAGCAATAATCCTAACTGGAAAGAGCAATTTCTATTAGTGATGAATCGTGTTCTAGAACAAGATTTTGGTACTGTTACACCAAATGAACGCGTTCAGGTTGACGATGTATTATTCGAGTTATATAGCTTAAACAACTCTCCTCTCACAACTGGTGGTCCATCCGTTGTTAAATATAACGCGACTGTAAATGGAACATCATATCCAATGGAGTTGACACCTGTTAGCTTAACTAGTGATGGACCAGAAGAGAAACGGCCAGAGCGTAATGCAAAACTATCTTTATTGTATGGTTCGGATGGACTCGGCGATGGCTCCGATACCACTGGATTCTTTCTTTTTACAAAACAAGGAACGCTTCGGGTACAAGAAGCTGCGTTTGATGGAATTACACCAAACCAGACATACAACATTGCAATTGACAACATCAACGAAACAGATGTGTGGCTCAACAATGTCGATCCTGATACAAGAGCTATAATTGAACAAGATATTCGTCAACAGTTGTTACCTCACCTTTCATATGGTGAAACTCGTTTTGGCGAGTGGGTAGAGGTTGATGTTGCAAATGCTCAAAATATTATCTTCAACACAAACAAAAACCGTCACAAGTATGAAGTAGAAACTCTTGATAATGACAACATCAACTTAATATTTGGTGATGGGGAGTTTTCGGATATTCCTGCAGGCTCTTTCGATGTATGGTATCGTACTTCAGCAAATGAAGAATTAGTAATTCCAAAAGTGTCTGTGGCAGATCAATCTGCCTCCTTCTCATATATTGATGCTACGGGGTCAACACAAACACTTACATTTACTTTCTCACTAATCAATTCTCTTCAAAACGCCTCACCATCAGAAGACATTGAACACATCAGACGTGTTGCTCCATCCGTTTACTATACGCAAGATCGAATGGTTAATGGACGTGATTATAACACGTTTATGTTACAAGATCCTTCGATCTTGAAAATGAGAACAATTAACCGAACGTTTGCGGGTGACTCTAAGTATATTGCTTGGCACGATCCGAAAGAGTACTATGAAGATGTGAAAATCTTTGGAGATGATTTAGCATTGTATTGGGCAGAAAACGATCCAACGAGTGGCAATACGGTAACTATCAGTACTGCAGCCACAGCTGAAGAAGTACTCAACAATTATATTGAACCTTTGTTGTGTAGCACAGATTTCTTCGCTGTAATTGGTCCTAAATTGGAACAGTTGCAAATCAATCCGTCGGACATGAGATGTACATTCAATACTGAAAATGTGCCTTATTCGTTTGATCCGACTTCAAACGAAACAAGTGCAATCACAGCTGCTTTAAACACTGCGATGGTGGCAACACCGTCATTCGACCTTTATTATTCTGCAATTTATGATGAATGGACTGTATCGTGGTCATCATCGGGACACCCTTGTGACAATGAGTCTTCCCTTCCACCATATGGATCGCCAGTCATTTCTGGATGTACGAAAGGACCAGCTGAGTCGACATGGATGGCACGTATAACAGCACAATTCTCTGGTGGAAGTAGCACGATATCGGGTTGGTTGGTTCAGTGGAGAACTAGACGCTTAATTGTTCATAGTGAGACCACAAATTTCTGGAATACAAATGACACTAGCCGTGTTATCAATTACGATACATTAGATTCAATTGCTGATACAGTTGTTGTATTGAAAGCAAACACAACTGCTGCTGGAACTGGAATCTTGGCTGCTAATCACAACTTTAGTGTTTTGGGTCAAGAATTGATTGAGCAAAATTTAGCTAGTGCTGGCCTTCCTGACACTCACAAACTATCAGTATTGCCCGAAGATGTGAATCAGGATGGAATAGCTGATAATTTAAGTCAGCCATCTTTGATGCAAACGACATATGATAATTCTCCAGGTTCATTCACTATTGATGGAACTGGATATATCTTGACATTACCAGATAGTCGTACTATCGTTCAAGCATTAGATAGTGATATGAACAAAGAGCTTGAAGTGTATATTGATGGTGTTCGATACAAGTTTGGTGATGGGTTGAGTGTTCCAACGACTGATATAATTGCTACTCAGGTTCAATGTACCACAAGCTTTTCAACAGCGACGAATATTGTGTTGATTTTCAACGAGCAAACATATCAAATGTTTGACACTGATCATTGGATTCCAATCGATCCAACTGATGGTAACAGAACACTATGGGCCGTAGATGCCGCTGATGGCATACAGGGAACATATCGTCGTTTTGCGGGACGATATCCATTGAACTTTGCATGGATGCACACCACACCAAATCTTCATCTTGTGGATCCAGCAGCTTCAAACATTCATGATATGTTTATCATTACTCGTGGATATTATACGTCTCTTCGTCGATACCTTGAAAACAAGTCAGATATTGAACCAACACCTCCAACACCACGCGAATTGCGTTCTTCATACTCCACATTGTTGGAAAATAAGATGTTCTCAGATACTGTGGTCCTCCATCCAGGCAAATTTAAAACGATCTTTGGTCCACGTTCTGTTCCTGAACTAAGAGCAACATTCAAGGTGATTCGACCACAGACGTCAAATTTGACGGATAATGAGGTCAAAGTTCGAATAGTTTCTGTTATTCGTTCATTCTTTGATATTGATTCTTGGGAATTTGGCGAGACGTTCTATTTTACAGAGATGGCAGCTTCAATCCACGCAAATCTTGGTCCAGAAATTGATTCAATAGTTATTGTACCTACCAACTCACAGAATCATTTTGGAGCTCTGTTTGAAGTTGAGGCCCGCGAAGATGAAGTCTTTATGCCTGACATCAATACATCTGATATTCAAATAGTACAATCGTATACATCTGAAGGAATTCGCCAAACCTAAAGCCTGTGTTTTTCCGCATGGTACCCTTTAATAAATAAAGTGGTAACGTCGGAGAAATAAACAGTGTCAAGTAGAAACGATAATTCAGATTACACCAAAAAAAGTACGAACTTATTTGATCTTTTGCCGGAAGTGTACCATTCGGACACTTCTAAGGCTATCTTTTCGAATTTATTCAACAGATTCTTAACAAAACAAGAAGTTCAAAAAGTCGCTGGTTATATTGGTGAAGGAAATCCAAATGCCTTGATCAAGCGTCAGATCGTTGAACCGACGTTACAACGTCAGACAAATCAACTTCAGCCAATCATGCACACGAAGATTGGTTCTATCGACCACATGGCATCATGGGAAGATATTCAACGTGAATTGTCAAGATTGGGTGTCAATATTGATGATATTGATAAGTGGGGAGAGCTACTTCAGTTTAACTGGGTACCACCCATCGACATTGACAAATTAATTCATTTTGAAGATTACTATTGGTACGATGAAGCAACACCAAATTCCAGACCTCAATATATCACTATTCGTAGTCGTTGTACTGTAGCGAAAGCAAATGTCAACTTCTGGCAGAAGTTGGTTGACCAATACGGTAGCACATTCCCAATTATTGATGTACAACGTACTGATGTTTTGCCATCTACCTCTTACCCAATCGTAGATATTGTGGCTGTTACAGATACTATTACGGTTCAAGGAGATGTTACTGGATCGTTTGCATACGGTACGTTTTTCAAAGTATCTGGTACTGTAAGCAATAATACTACATTCCAAGTGTCAGGATCGCCAACGTACGATAGTGTAAATGATAGCACTCAAATTCCTGTCGCTACAGGGTCCATTGTGGCTGATGAAACGTTGGTTGGAACTGCAACAATAACACTTTATGACAAGATAGTAGTTGAAGGTAATTATGTATCACTCTTCAGTGAAGGATTTGTTTTCTTCGTAGCTGATTCTGATAACCAAGACTTAGGCGGATCGTTCGTTGAAGTTTCTTCCTCCTCTTATAGTAGCAGCGCAGATTCAACTACAATTGTAATTACACAAACGTTTACGGACACTACGATCAGTGGGAATGCTTCTCTTGATGAACAGCTGAGCTTATATTTAGCTGATCGAGATTGTCGTTGCTTAGGATCTGTTGGATGGGACTTGCTTCCATGGGACGACAATCCTTCTTCCCCACTGTGGGGTGGAGATGCTCCAGGTGAGCATTATACTTTCCTACAAGCAATATCTCAAGCATCTGCGCCCTCGGGTGCACCAACAAATCAATGGGATTTGTGGTACGATACGACGACTGATATACTTTATCAATACAATGATTCATCTGTGTGGGAACAGATATGGAATCGATTCTCACTTATTCTAGAGAAGACAGAAGGTCTAGCACTCTGGGATCTTACGACAGGGTGTGGTACTGGAACAAAAATTCCAGCAGCTGAACAATGGACAACTCAAAATCATTGGATACACAAGTCTGATGTTACAAACTTCGCTGTTGCTAAACAAGCACAATTTCCAATCATTGAATATGATTGGGATTTGGAATTGAATGAGTGGACTTACACCGATTATAGATGGAAATATCGTGCTACAACTTTCACTCAATGGAGTGAAGTCGATAATCAACCAAGTATCATGGAACTCACCCCTCTTGACCATTGGGAACTCGATTCTGGTACTGACGAAATTGTTTTGGATGAACGGTATGGTGATTTAACAGGATTGTTCGTTCCTGGCTTTGTTTTCCAAGCAGGTACAAATGAAGCATTTACAGTTGACCATTCTACTTTTGTCGCTCCAACAACAGGATTAGCTTATCAAACTCGGATAACGATCACAGTACCAACAAGCACAACAGCGTTATCTAGTGGTAACATTTTGCAAGAGGTAGTAAGTTCTACGCCACTGCAACCTATAACTACAGCACAAGGTGATGCTTGGTTGGGATATGGACAACACTGGGTGTTCACTGGAGCATTAAATACGCTTCCAATAACACACCAACCAATTAATCCTTTTGTTGAGCTTCCTGTTGATGCCCAAATGACATTACCAGTTGCTTCTGTAAATCTAACTGGTGGAGCAGGAGTTAACTACTTTGAAGTTGAAGGTAAGGTTGATAAATTGTTTACTAGTGGTACGACCTTCACCATTGAGAATTCTGCAGCAAATAATGCCACTTATACCGTAGTTGGTACTGGATCTACATATAGTGATCCTTTAGGATCACCAGCAGGTACAGGATACACTACAATTCCTGTTGCCGAAGTTATTCCTTCAAATACAGCTCCTTTAGGTGATATTCTAGCTTCAGCTGTGTTTGTTGACGTATCAGGCGATTTTGATTATAGTGTTGGATATTATGCACAAACATATACTATCCAATCAACCTCACCCGTATACACCCTGAACCTTTCAGATGTTATATTACCGGGTTCTCGTCGCTCTCTTCGCAACCGTGCTCTTATTGGGTATGACGATGTTCGTGTATACATTAACAACATTCGCCAATATGGTTCTTATGATGAACTAACAATCGACGGAACGTACGTATCAGGAATTCAATTCTTGAGTGGATACGAGCCAAACAGATTTGATGTAGTTCGTATTGAAGTTGGTGAAGCGTCGATTGATGAATTAGGTTTATACAGCATTCCTGTACGAATGGTTGAGGATGATGCTCAGTATTTGATCGATGGTAACGTAACAGTAAGTTTGATCCGCTACAAGAAAGCAGAGCAAGTTAAAACCAGCGTAAATCAATATCCACAATTCGACATTTATCACGTCACGGGGTTGCCAAAATATGATGCTAATCCAATTTTTGGATATAGAACTAGTCCAGATGCTGCTGTTAACGTAGCTATCGGTCAGCGCACTGTATATGATAGCACCACTCGTAATTACGAGTTTGATCAGTTCTTGCTGGAGGAAGATGATGGTACATTATATGCGTACCGTGACTACTCCAACATAATACCAACATATTGGTTTAACACGCTAACACAACAACTATTATTCTGGACTGGAACGACATGGTCTTCCAAAAAAGAGATTTCAGGTTACTACCTCCCAGCATATGTGAGTGATATTGAGCCAAGTAACTTTTACTTGAACGTAGATGGTGCTTATTGGTTCGATACGCTAAATCAAATTCTATGGAAGCGTAATGTAGCTTTGGGCGAATGGGATGTAATAACGAGTGTCGTGATTGCAGCATCTGACACATCTCTGCAAACAATATGGAAAAAAGGTCTTAATGATGAGACGTATGTTCCAGCAAAGGTTGACTGGGAAGGACGAACAGAAATTGAATATGATGCAGCTCAAACTGCATATGTCACCACACGTGCTGCCGAAATTGTAACTCAAAGTAATGCTACTACTGCTGAAGCTAATGCACAAGCATTAGATGAGTGGTATCAGAAACAATCAAATGTTCACTCTCCAACAGGAGTGTGGGTTGGTGATTGGGAACTACCAGACCCAATGTATTATAATGTGCTTAATGAAAACAGAAAGTACTTAGATACTAGACAATTGATAACTCACTTCAGCAGCATCATACAAGAACAGCCTACCATACCAGGATACGTTGGAACTAAAGAAAGCATGTTCCATTTGATCTCAAACCAAAATATTAACTATGGATTGGGCGGAAAAATCAAACAATACAATAAGAGTTTTGACACTTTATTGTCTGCTATCTTTGTCGACACTGTTACACCACTGTCTGTTATTGATTTTGCTCACGACTTGTATGATTCTTCGTTGACGCAACTCAAAGAGATTTATCGTAAGCATGCTATCAGTCTTCTAACTTCATACGATCAGCAGGCATTGAGTGACTTGTCTCTGTATATTGCAAATGAAGTTATAACACAATATGAGCAAGATGATAACAACGCATTCGTATTTGGTGATTCTACAACCTTCACAGAAGTAATTGGTGGTACTGATTTAGGAATTCGCAACTGGATTGCAACTTTGCCTTATCTCAGACTCACTGATGTGCACATGCCTGAATTCTTAGTTGATGAACTGATCGACTTGATTGAAATTGTTCACCATGATGGCCATCGTGCACAATACAAATTGACAGATGCAACCCTCGAAGGTATTATCCATGAGCTTGTTGGTACAGGCGATCCAAGAACGTCGTTCCCAACTCCATCCGATGCACCATTGGATACGTTTGGTCGTACACAAAACTATCTTCCGCCAAACACGATTGATGAATTTGAAACTGAATTCAGCACAGTAATATCTAACCGTGAAGGTGTGTTCTGGTACTTCGTTAACCAAACTACTCGAACCCTATATCGCCTGAACTTGGTAAGCATTGGTACTACTGCACCGCTGCTTAGTGATTATGCTGATGGTGCACTGTGGTTGGATATGACAGCTGGCGCCGAAGTATTACGCATTAAAGTAACGAGTGCTACAACTGGAGTATCCATATGGGAAGTTGTCGATGGTCTAACACCTGGAGATAAGAGACTTCACAATGGTACAGATTCAAATGATGTTACCACATCAACCATTTCCGCATGGCAGCCACTTAGTTTAAATGTTATTCTTGGCAAAATTATCTATGAAGCTGAGCATCGCTTGTATGAAAATGCACCTGATGTTACACCTCTACGTTATGATGTAAGCAACACAGAAACGAAGTATCCTACAACGTACGACCAGTACATGTACGAAGCATTTTTGGATTATGCTACTCAGCATAGTATTGAGTTCCCATTTGCGAACACATCATACTCTTCGTCTGATCCATTCACGTGGAACTACAAATTCTCCACAATTGGACATGGATTCCAGATTGTTGAAGCTGATAGTGCAACAAATTCATTTATCGTAACTGGCGATGCTACATCGTTGTTAGATCCTTGTACGTCTGACTCTAGCTGTCCATCTGTAGTAGCGTTTTATATTAAGAACTCTTCTGTCAATAGCGGAACTTGGACCACAATATCATCTACGGCACTAGTTCCAGCTACAGTGTATGATGCTGTTAATAACACAACAACTGTCTACGTACAAGAAACAGTGACAAATGATAATGAAGGAATTGTTTACGTTGGTACCCTTCCAAGTTCAATAAACGATGGCTCTGAATCTGGTGGCGATTGGAGAGATCTATACGCTAAGTTATATGGTACTCCGTATCCACATCTTGAACCATGGGCTTTGCAAGGATATATAACGAAGCCTAGTTGGTGGGATGCTCAATACTTGAATGATGATTCTAATAAGTGGGGCGATCGTACGTGGAAATACAAACATGGATTTGAATTGGTATCGACAAATGCCACAGAAGACTATATTGAGATTTTGGGAGACTTCAGAGAAGTATTCGCACCAACTCTAACAGTCCCTGCAGAGATGACAGGAAGTCCAAGTTCCTTCACTTTTACAGCAACGACTACAGATACCATCACTGGTGTTACGATCGGTGGTGTTGGAACGGCTGTATTGAATGTAAGTGGAAACGTTACTAACAAATATGCAGTGGGCCGTAAACTGTCTGTGGTATCTTCATCGAATACAGTAACGAAGTTGGTAACCGTTAAGAGTAGAAGTTTCTCGTCCACTCTAAACACAACTTACATTGTTGTTGAAGAAGCAATCGATTCTTCAACTGGAATTGATTTCGTTGGTACAATTTACGATCCTACAACAAATCGCCTACGTGTAGATGTTACACAAAACCTAACAACGTCAGGTTGGACAGGTCGAGTATTAATCGCATATGGTATGTGGGAAAATATTCGTGTCGGTATTATCCCAGCAGGAGAAACTTATTCCAATGGTATAACGAGCATCACTGGTAATCCTGCAACCGATAGTGCAACGTATAATCTACCAGTACCAATAATTCCAACTTATAATTACTTCAGTGTTAATGTGAGTAATGGCTCAGTGAGTTCTGATGGTGGTACAACAATATATTATTCAGATGATGTTCTTCCTCCTTACTGGGACTATACTGTGCAGTATGGTATTACTCCTCTGGCTATCGATTTAGTTGTTCGTTCTGTATTCCTTGCTTATGCTACCGAAATCGTTTCACCTGGTGCTGCATTTGTATTCGGTGATGCGGGCACAGTCGAATGGGAATGGAGAAATTCATCTCAGTACCTATACGATTTGCTGACTGTGTCATTCAGACTGGATCCTATTGCCTTCATGTCTGATACGTTTGGTGCTGAAATAATTACTGTCAATGGACTGGAAGTTGACTTGGATAAAGAAAACGTTCCAAGTCACACAAGAACAACCTTCCATGGTGAAATTATTAATGATGCGCCTTATTTGACAGATAGTATTAATCAGTGGTATGTTGATTACAACAGATTCTCTGGATTGGACGTAAGCTCCTCAGATTTCCGTAACATGTGGACGCAGTGGACTGCTCCACTAACATATCAGTTTTCTTCTTTCATTGACACACCTTCATTGAGTGTCGGTCATCGTTACATTGATATAACCAGTAATGATTACTCGCTAATAGCTAAAAAGTCTCCTGGTACAGAAGATTATTGGTTGGATGCATTCAATATATCATTTGCGAACGTTCCTCCAAAAGTGGTTCGTTACAATAATCAGTTGGATTGGAGAGTATCCATCAACACGAACTTGGATATTAGTAGAACAATAGAGTATTACGATGTTCGTAATTATCAATTCTACGCCGATCCTACCACTGACATATGTACGTTATACACATGGGAAATTGTAGACGCCTCTCTAATTAACAAGACATTTTCCGTCTCAGGTGACCAAACACTTGTGTTTGCTGCGGGTCGCACATTTGCAGTAACAAATTCAACAGACAACGATGGTACATATACTGTAAAATCATCATCATATGATGTAGTATCTGATGCTACGATCATCGAGGTAGATGAGTCTTTGACGAGTTCATTCGTAACAGGATTTATTACTGCAAACTATAGAACTATTCCATGGTCAACAGGTGACGGAATTTATCTATCGTCAACAGAAACTCTACCGATCCCTTTACTTGGTGACACTGTTAACGGTTTGACAAAATACTTCATCATTGTTGAGAGTGATACAACATTTAAGTTAGCTAGAACTTACCAAGACGCAATTGACGGTACAGCTATCGATCTTCTAACACCTGGTAAACGAGATCACTATATTGGGCAGGTTATCAATACATTTAATGTAATAGATGGTCAGCAAAATATATTGTGGCGCCACTACGAGCTTGATACACAAAACGTACTTTCGTTTAATACACCCCATGATGTTCAAGGATTGCAAACAGTAATCAACATCATTGATGGTTACAGCAAGAAGAGATATGAAGAGGGTTGGAGAATCAACGATGAAAATAGCCAACTCGATCCTGTGTCTGGCCAAATCGTAACATGGCAGAGTGAAATAGAGCGATTTCTAACGAATGCGTTTAATCAGCGTGATCGTCGGTATGTTGTCACTAATCGTCACGAAGCAACAGTTGACGTTTTAACAAACGAGTGGACATTCGTTGATACGTCGGCTCAATATGTAACAGGCGATCGTGTGACAGTATTCTCCTCGAATGGTGCATACCCAACCCCTATCGTTCGAGGCGTGTGGTATTACATTATTCGTGATACAGCCGATACGTTTAGATTAGCAGCATCATTGAGCGATGCTAACTCAGGAATTGAAATTAACGTTACAGATGCAACAAGTGTTGATAAGTTGTACATTACTTCGGCTTCTGAGAGTACTCCAATTTCATCACATGAGATTAATCCAATCAGACATGCTATCTGGTTTAAACCTGCTCGTGGCATTGTGTCAAATGTCGTTGAGGGTCCAACCGAAGATGTAAGAGCGACTCAATTAATTTTCGATCAGTATGGTCGTCGTCTAGGTTCTGATACTTTACGAATCTTCCGTGAAGACACAAGAACTGCAATTAAGATGTTAGACAATATCGCAAATGATGTAAAACCATATAGCACCGACCCACGTGATAATATTCATATGGGAGGGGCACATTTGTTTGTTGATTCATACGAGCAAGTGTTGAAGTTCGAAGATTACACAAGCGATGGTACTCTCATTTACGATCCATTTATTGGTTTGAATCTAACCAAGTTTGAAATGTTGTTCAACCGCGATCTCAACTTTACGGGACGACCAAATGTTGGTGGTTACTACTTGGAAACGTTCCACAACCAAGAGCTAGAACTCAAGCGTAACATCGAGGCGGGGGTTGAAGACTTGCGTACAATGTACGATACGTATAGCGTACTAGAATCTTCTGACTTAGTATCACAAGCTCGAAAAGTATTGGGGTATGAAGGGCCAGCGGATTACCTACGAGACATTAACGTTAATGATAAATCGCAGTTCCTATTCTGGAAGGGAATGATACAACACAAAGGTTCCATAAATGCTGTTAACGCATTTATAAATTCTCATCGTTTTATTGAAGCTAACGTTGACGAATATTGGGCGTATAAAGTTGCATCATTTGGTTCGGCCAAGGAGAAAGAATATCCTGAACTGTATGTCACAGCTAACGATACGTTGGCGAATGACATTCGTCTTCAATTTACTAGTGATTTGGAGTCTCCTGATAGCACATTTATTGCTATCAGTGCATATGACGATCAACGTTGGTTCAACCAACCAGATCAGCTCCAGACACTATCTGACAATAACAACACGCTATACTTTGATATTGTAGCGGACAACATGATTCCCGTCACAGTATCTTCGATTACGGGCTCTCCTGTTACACCAACTTCACCAGTAGACAATCAGGGATTGGTGCTGGATGGCAACTTGTATGGAAGTCCACAAGCTGATGGAAACCATTATTTCTATCGTTGGAATAGTGTGTCGTCTGTGTGGGATCAGCACGGTTCGTGGGTAGCAGGTAACAATCCAGTTATCCGACATGACTTTGATGCAGATACTGTTTCATTGACGGTTCGTCGTTATGCAGAAGGTACGAAAAAATCGTATGCTGCTGCAGCTATAATAACATTAGCAGAAGAGTACATTCCGTTTACAAATAGTATTGAAGTGTTTAGACAGGGTCAGAAGTTGATCGCTGGAGTAGATTATAACGAAGTCCCTCCAGTAAGTGGATCGTTAACGTCTAGTAGCATTACATTAACTAACCCAACATCTTTGGGATCTCCTGATAATGTTGAAATTGTATACACTACAGCAACGCTGATCAGAGGTATACACTTTGAGATGATTAACTCAAACATAATTCGTATTCTATTCCCAGCTCTTGTGAGTAGTACTTACATCGACTTGAAAGTGTGGGGCTTGGATATTGATAAGGGAGCATTAGCTCCAGCTAAACTTATCGATAAGAAAGCTGAAGTAGTATTAACGACCATCCCAATGTGGGATCCAGCGCGAGGTTATCACTATCCTACAGCGTTCCAAAACGTTGATTTGGCGAATGACGTCGATCCAGCGAGGTATTCAGTTACGCCTCAGCAGAAGCAATCTGCGACGTTAGGTCATCCAGTGTTTGATCCATGGGGCAGCAAACAAGTCGGCAATACATGGTTGAATACATTTGATTTGAGTTACGTACCTTATTATGATGAGCACATTATAACCAGTGTCGAAGATAGATTGCGCCAGTGGGGCCGACTATCAGATTGGTCCGACGTTGAGTTGTATGAGTGGATTAAATCAGACGTACCCCCTGATCAATACGATACGATTGCTGCAATAGAAGAAGGTGATGCAACTATTGCTGAAAGTAAGCGTAAGTCAGGTAGAGCAAAGCAGACACTATTTAAGAATGGTGGTGCATCTACTGAGGTACGAGCATTGACTAATACTGCGACTACTGGTCAAACAATAACTGGAAGTACGTCATTCAAAGATACGAATGCTACGTTTATCAGTGATGAAGTTACTGTTGGTGACATTATTCGATTAACTGGTAGCAATACTGGCGATTGGAGAATAACAAGTGTGAGCGACACAGAAGTAGTGTTGGATGCTACCGTACCGTTAGTTGGTGATACAAACATTTCTTACACAATATACAAGCCTATATGGACAATGATGCAAAATGTGTATGATAAGCATGATGTTGTCATTTCGGGAACATTTGTCAGCAACGGGGTATATTCTTTTGTTACGAATATACCTGTTGGTGAGACGGTGAATGTATACGTGAACGGAATATTGTCACAAGAGAATGTTGTGGTGACTTCATCTCCTATTTCAGTAACATGCACAGAGAATGATATAGTGATATTTGCCAATCTACTACCAACCGAAGCTGAAATTACAGCTGGAGAGGCTGATGGTACTTTACTATATGACTACGAGTACACGACAGATATTGAAATTGACAAATTTGGAACATCACAAACAGTATACTACTTCTGGGTTCGTCAAAAGAGCACTAAGGTTCAAGGCAAAAATCGAACGATGTCAAGCAAAGATACTGAAGCTGCTCTCAAGATAATTCCTTCGCCTTATATGTTCTTCCAGAAGACTATGGACAGCAACTGGCATCAGTATACGCAATCGTTTACATATGCTCCATCAGTATCGCCTTTGCCTGCATCAACTACGTTTACAGTTGACCACATCATCCTATCGAATGTTGTTACAGTAACTATTGATGGGGTGGCTGTACCTGCTAATATCATCACAGTAGATGTTGACAACTACACGTTTAGTCTACCAACATCTCAACTATCTGTTGGTCAAATAGTTAAAATCGAGTATACTGGTTTGAATTATACTGAAAATAAAGATTTGCCAAGCAGATTTGTACAGTCCGTCGTTCGAGGATTGCGTGGTTGGATAGATGATGACCGCCGATACACTGTACGGTTTACACGCGATTTTACTCTTCGTGATGATCTGAATAAAGGAACATCATCTCTTGATCTCAAGAATAAACACGAAGAGTGGATAATGTTCCGGGAGCGTCAGCCATATCACATCGATCGTGTGCTTTGGGATAAAGTCACTGAAGCTATGGTTGGTTACAAAACATTGATAGATGGAACTATAGAACGAGTGCCATCATATGAAAGAGAACTGTATGATAGCAAATATGGTACTGATACGCGTTATGGCTTAGGTGACAACCAAGCGATTGTTGATGGAAGTATGGCTCTAGACACTATTATTGCTGATTTGGAAAATCCAGATAATGTGTTCCACCCAGTTGATATCAACACGTTCTTTGAGCAGCACAATTTTGATACAGATGCAGCAATAATTGAATCAATGGATGTGATTTACAACACGTTTGCGTACACTCATGTTAATAGAATGATGTTTTCTGTGCTACACGATGCTTTGTCACTCAAAACTAAATACCCCGACATACTGAAAACGTCGATGGTTTCGTTAAACGGCATTAAGCCACTCCAAATATCAGGTATTTTTGATGACTAGTAACATAAAGACGATCGATCCCGTACAGGGATTGATCGACTATGTCTTAGATATAAAACCATATCATACCAAAATCGTTGAGGTGTTGATAGATCACGTCGGTAGTGATACTGTAAATGTTATCATAGAAGATAGGCAGCAGTTAGATGTTGATATTTTATTCTTAGACGATTTTTATGAAGTACCACTGTGTGATGATGGTTACGGTACGCGATCGTTTGGAAGCTCGCGTAATTTTCCTATAACGTCTCCAAATCCAGGCATATCCATCGAAAACTACCCAGCAATCAATACGACTACAAATGCTGTTATTATTCCTGGAGATGCTTCAGACGATCTTCTAATTGGAGCGTCGATGTATATCGTGACGCAATTTGAGGACGCGATTCAAGGTGTTATCATTGGATCTTCAGGAAGTGGTGCTTTCATCTTATCTGGTGATAGAACTGTTGAGTTTAGCGGTGGATCTCCAACCAAGACGTTTACAGTAACTGACTCCTCGTCAAATGATGGTAGCTATGTAATATCTCACTCTGTTTACAGCCCAGGAACAGATACAACAGCAATATATGTAACTCAAACTGTATCAGCTTCTTATGATAGTGGGTTCATCATAACAAACGGTAACAATACAGGAACGTTTACAATATCGGCCGTGGAGTATTCAGGTGGATCAATCGATTCGTGGTCTGATGTTACTGATCCGACAACTTTTTTGTTAGGAGATAACCCTTACACCACCGTTACCGTAAATGAAACACTAAATGCTATTCCTACACTATTTGCAAACCAATCTTATGTTGCATTTGCTTCTGTTGATGCCATCGAAATTATTGGTTCGTTATCCTATAGTAACTTTTTAGCGCGTTACACTTCAAGCCCTGTGGCTTACGAGCAGACGCCTGATGAAGGATATCTAACCAAAACTGTTGTTGGTATTACCCAATCTCAACTAGACGGAGCGAACGAGCCAATTCCAGGAACAGGAGCCTTTGTTGTACCTGGAAGTGTAAACGACAGTAACGTTTTTGTCGGTCAGACTTTTGAAGTAGTTAATTCACTCGAAAACAACGGTACATATACGATTGTTGATATAACATATGATTCAGTATTGGACACAACTGAATTTGTTGTAAATGAACCAGTTGGTAACTTAGTTGATGGAGAAATCCGACTAAACATACCCGCAAACGTTTTAATAGTTAATGGTGACCACTCTTCCCAGTTTGTACAGGGAACGATTTTTGATATTGTTAGTGGTTCAATGATTGGAACTTATACTACCATAAAGTCGGAGTACATTCCTCTTGAAGATGTTACGTGGATACGTACACTAGAAGATGTGTTTGGTGGAGATTTTGGAGATAGTATTCTTGGTGTTACAAGTGGAGGTTCACCATTATTAAGCACGTTTACGGTTGGTGGGGACAAGACGTCCAAATATTATGCAGGCAGCAAATTTAACATTATTGGATCATCATTCAATGATGGAAAATATACTGTCGCAGCTGCAGGACCAACGTACGATATAATTACAAATACCACCGCCGTTCCTGTTACTGATCTAATTAGCTTAACTGCTGATGGTTTCATTTATCCGTTTACATCTGGTTTCATCAAGTATCACGTAATGGGGTATGGTGATACTAGAGGAGTATGTCAATATGTCCCAGGTACCACTGTCGCCGTTCAATTTAATGAGAAATTGACGTTCTCTGGTCTGGGATTGGATCTATCTGATGACATTATCGCATACAATTTAGAAAATTCAGATACATGGGGATTTGATTTACCTGCAAATACGATCTTTGGTTCAACATACCCACTGATTCCTGAGCAGACAACTGCTCCTTCGGCACCAGAGATAACAGATCTGTGGTTTGATACAACTACTAATACGTTTAGACAATGGAATGGTCGATCCTGGGACCGTGTAGTTCGAGTTTATTGGCACGATACAGTAAATTCATTATTATACTATCGAACAAAAAATGCTTACGTGGATACTGGGTGGGTACTAGATTTCCCTTCAGTGCCAGGTTATTCGGATGTTATTCCTGCGTCTAGTTCTATCGGTATTCTTGATTCAAAAGTATATTCAGCCACAGGTGATCCAAATGAAGTGTTCACACTTCCCACGCCAATTCCTTCAGTTGGTTCTCCTGCAGTATTTGATGCAGGCAATTTGGTAGTTAGAGTCAATGGTTTATCTGCAGCTGCTAACGCGTTAAATTCATCGGAGTTTACTGTAACCAGCCCCATACTTCAAAATGGTGATCTAGTATCAGCATATGTGTATGGTGATGTTGGACCTCGGACGAATGCATTTGTTGGAGTATATAATGCCGTTCCTCATGTAGTGTATCATCAAAACGTTACAATCGATACAGTTAATAACGCTTTTGTTGTCAATGGTGGTAACTTCATTGATAGATTTGTTCCAGCAAATACATTTACTGGAATGGACGCCGACTATGGTCAAATTAAAGGTGAGTGGTTTGCCGATCGTATCGAAATCATCGATGTTAATGGTACGACTGGCGAAATAACTATTCCTGGTGATTATGCGTGGCTGTTTACAAATGGGCGCGTATTTAGAGTTCAAAATACCACAACAAACAATAATGATTTTATTGTACAGTCTTCTGTTGCTGGTGGATCTCCAGTTACGACAACAATCACTGTAAGCAATCCTACTGTGACGGAATCGATTTTTTATAACAGAGGATTGCCTGTTATATCAATTGATAGTGCTACCGATTCGTTCGTTGTTAATGGTAATGTCGCTCAAGAATTCACATTAGGTCTTATAGTTGCAATATCAAATTCGGCAGTTGGCAACAATGGAAGTTGGGAAGTTGTGTCAGCGACGTATTCGGATATAAGTGGTCACACAACTGTAACAGTTGCTGGAGACATTCCTGCTGATGATGTTACAGGAAATGCGTTAGTCCAAACACCTATTCCACAAATAATGTCTAGAGATTTGGGATCAATCATAGCAGCAGTATATGATCCAAGTGCAACATCTGGAACCTCAGCATATAATACAGGACAGCCAAAGACTGTTGTAGTTCCTGATCCAAGTACGTTACCTATCGATCCTACTGTGAACGGAATAACATACGACTGGCTCGGACCGCTCCGTATTGATACAAATATGTTGCCTGTTGAAATAACAGACATGACTGTGTTGGATAGATTCGGAGCGTCAAATGAGTTGTTATCTGTTCCGAATAGAATTGCAATCTTGGATACGGATGCTACAGCCAATACTTTTACTGTTAATTATACCGATCCAGTAACGGGTGTTCCCATTGATCTTGGTGATACGTTTGGACCAGGATATGTCTTTACTGTGGTGGACTCATACGCTGATAACAATGCTGACTCTTTCGAATCAAATGATGCGAAGTATGTTGTAACATCAACATATTTTGATTGGTCAGGCTCTCCTGTAACAGGGACTGGTAACACAATAATTACTGTTAGCTCAGCCTTTACTGATATTCCACCATTCAGTAGTTTTGATATTGTCGGTATGACAATAGGAGCTGGTAGTCCGTTTAATGGTAATACAATAACGCTCTTAGGTGATCAGGTAGCGACAATATCCGCATTTCCAAATGGTTTGTTTAAACTAGATCAGCCAATAATTTCAACAGATCCACGGTACAACATAATAACAGTAACGAACGTTTCGTTGGTAGGAGGGAACACTGTTCTCACCATTGATGAAAATATTATTGCACCATTGTACACGGGAACAATTAATTTTGCTGACGCATCTTATAATGTGGGAATCCCATACGATGAAACCAACATTGGTGGATCGCCTCTGCGCGCGTGGTCTCATGGTGATATTCTTAGAGAAGTATTTGTCATTAACCAATCTTCTGCTGAGAATACAACATCTGCAGCAATAACAGACACCATTGATTTTGGTTGGGGGTCATATTATGACATGGTTATTATTGGTACAAATTCTTTAGCTAGTACTGTGTATGTTGCAGGAGATACAACAGCAGTTGTCAACGTGAATGATGTTAGTAGCATAATTGGCTCTGCTGGCAACGATGGAACTTACGGTATCGTATCCGCGACATACGAAATCGCTTACAACCGAACTGCAATCGTATTGACGCCCACGTTACCTACTGACCCAATTGGTTCGCCTGGACTGTATGGCATATTACGAATAGATAATATTGACGTAACAAGTTGGTTCCAGTATCTAATCAAAGAAATGAATGCATCTTCCAACACAATTTTGGTTCTTGGTGATGCTACAACGGATATACAGGTGGGCCAGCAAGTTCGAGTTTTGGGAACTAAAGTGAACGATGGTATGTTTACAGTTTCCGGTGCTCCTGTTTTCGATAACGTTAATGAACAAACAACATTGCCAGTCACAGAATTGGTTAAATATAACGAGAGCACAATTACTGCAATTATAGGAACGGATACAATTCGAGTACAAGGCAATGCAGCACAGTCACTCGAAGGATCTGATGTCGTGTTCATTTCTTCATCTTTATTTAATGATGGTGTGTATATTGTAGTTGGTGTATCTTATGATAGCTATTACGATACCAGTGACATTACTGTTAGTGGAGGATCACCACTGTTGAATCCAACAGCCGATGGAACACTGATGTATTATCAGCGTGGTGGTTGGACAGAAGCTTGGAGATATCAAGGAATTCATTTGGTATTTGAAGACGCACTTGGTCTTGAGGCAATCGAGAATGTGAGTGCAACCATCGTGGCGGACGGTGGGGTGCTATCTAGCTCTTACGACTACCAATTCTGGGACGTTGGTTCATTTGACGAATCATTAGCTACGGTCATTCGACTATACAGTGGTACATTTTCAGCATAATTAACAGCTTAAAATATAAATACAGCCAACAATTTAGTTTTCGAGGTAGAAGTAACAGTGGAAAAGTTTAGGACATCTGATATCGTTTTAGCAGCATGTTTGCGTTTGAAAGAGATCGAAATGATCGACATTGAGCTAATCGGCAACAAGGGAACATTCGTGTTTGCTAACGTTGATCCAAATGTTATTAATGAATATGACCTTGGTCGGAGCTCAGTTGAGCCAGTATCGTTTAATAATGCGATCAAGCAATTAACAACAAGCGTTAAGAGAATGACTCAACGCACCAGGTAACATAAGTACTAGAGCAATATAATAGGGAGTTAATCCATGCCACAAGATTCATTACCAATCGACATGAAAGGCCATGTCGTAATCACAGACGACCTGGGCAACACGTTAGTCAATAAGTGCAACGCTGTTCACCCGCAAAATATGGCGCGTGTAATTGCTAGAGCGCTTTCAAATGAAAGCAACTACGAGATTTACCGAATCGCATTTGGTAACGGTGGTACTACAATTGACGCAGCTTCTACGATTACATATCGTACCCCAAATGATGGTCAGCCACCTGATGTTAGAACTTGGGACTCGCGTCTGTACAACGAAACGTATTCTGAGATTATCGATGAAGGTTCCGTAACTGTTAACCCACTACTTGGTACTGACCCTGGATCTTCTGGACCAAACGTAGGTACACGTCCTGGTGGCGGTTCCGTTCCTTCATCTGATCCAACTTCAACCCCTCACATTTCTGGCCCAGGTGTTCGCAGTAATGAGTTAGGTTTGACATCGGAAGTTGTCATCACTTCAGTTCTAAACCCACAAGAACCAACAGGTCAGTACTCATCAGATGGAAGTATCACGAACACTGAAACATCATTCTCATTTGATGAACTTGGATTGTATACGGCAGGTGCTCCTGCTAGCGATTCAAACGGTTCTCAAGATATTGACGTTGGCAATCGCACGTCTCAGAGTGATACCACTCTACTTGCAAACACTGCATACAGTTTCCACATTTCAATTGATGGTGGTACCGTTCAAGAGATTACATTCACAACACCAGCAGCTGGTGGATCTGGTACAAGCGGCGAAATCTTGTATGGTGACCTATGTGAAGCTATCAACACTGGTGACGTTAACTGGAACGTGGCTTGGGGTGGTGTAAGTCCACTACCTGGTGGTGCCACAATTTCCATCACTGACACCACAGTGAATTTCCCATCCATTACTGGGGCACAAACTTACGGATATCTACGTTTCACTAGCGCATCAACAGGTGCCACGTCTACAGTTGCTTTAACTGCCGGTACGACTGGCTTGGATCTGTTTGCTTCATTGAACTCTCCAGCAGGTGGAACCATTATGACTGCTGTAGATGGTCTGAATGCTGGTGTACAAAATGATCCTGTGAATCCAACAACAGAACGTGAACGTCTGCTAACGCACTTGATCTTCTCGCCTGTTTTGAAGTCAGCAAACCGTACGCTAACAATCACTTACACTCTCACAATTTCTGTTGCGAGGACACAAGTGTAACATACATCTTGTATACAATAAAAAACCCGGCATTGCCGGGTTTTTTATTTTCCGATACTCAGAGAAGTTTATTTGCTTTCTGCACTTCCAGCAGATGCTCCCGTTGCGGGCGCTTTAACTCGACCAGTACCCACCACACCTTGACGTGGATTCATGACTACACCATCTGGAGAAATTACTTTTACCAACTGGTGGAAATACTCAAGAGCGTTAATGCCATTGTTTAGAGTAATCTGACTCATAAGATCCCATAATTCAAACGTTGGAGCGTTTCTGTTGGTCAAGATACGCGCAAGACGTTGTTTATCAATACTATCAAGAATAGGAACTTCAATATAGTGAATGTTTCCAAATCCGTCAGTTTTAAGAACGGCACACTCTGTAAGAACACCGTCTCCCTTTAGTTCAAGCCATTTAATGTGCGGAAGATTTCCAGCGTGTTGTTGAATAGCCATTTTTTATTATCTCCTAAATGTTATTTTTGTTTGTGGTTTGAAGTATTTACGGTCAAAAATTTAGAAGTTCCCACTCAAAATGAGTTAAGGGTCAACTAGCACACTCTTGGGCTAATGAATATCCAGTACACACTGGAGCTGGAGGAGATCCAGCGTACGTTGCACAGTTATTTGCAGTTGGATCGAAAAGTTTCCAACATTGGCCATTGTAATATCTCGTTTCGTGGAGTGGAGCTAGTGTACCATCGGTAGTGTTAATTTCCGAACTAGAAATATACACAAGAGCTAATATAGGACCAGTACGAATTCCAGCAGCATCTGGATCTAGTGGCGCACCAGTACCTCCAACCATGTTAGTTGTTGAGAAACTTGTCAGGTAATCACCATCGGTCACAAGACCATTATCAGATGTTGGCATATCTATAACTGAATTCACATCACCGTTTATTTGACTTCTCAAGTTAGGAATAGCCGAAGACCAGGTACCAGTTCCCGAATCATATGATTGGTTTGCGAGATAATCTTGAGTGTATGCTCCATACGTTACTGTTAACTTTACTTGTGCAACATCCGAAGCAACTATCGGTGATCCAATGGACGCAGGACCACCGATAGAATTTAGCCATTGGCATGCAATTGTTATATTGTTAACTTCATATCCAACGTTCCTACTTCTAAACAGTGTGTCGATACTTAGCCTTGATTTAGTTTCATTCACTGAAAGTAGGGTACATGGTGTTGGTCCATTGATAAAATTTGGTGTATAAGCGGTATCGCCTAAACAAGCAATATGTTTTGGTACGCAAAAACTCATTATATTATCCTATAAAAACGCTTCCGGATCCGGATGCAATCGCAGCGTCGTGACACGAAGCATCACAACAATGCACAGCGTGTGTGTCGGCCAAACGAGCTGCTGGACGGTTGTTGATGAAAACGCTACCTGAACCTGAATTAATAACAGTTGGTGGCCATGTACATGATCCTGAGCTATGTCCTGTAGTAACATCGGCCAGTCTGGCCGCAGACAAGTTATCAATGAATACGTCGCCTGAACCAGATGCGATTACGTCTGTGTCCGTAAAAACATCAGATAATCGTGCAGCAGGTAGCATATGTTTCTCCTTTATTTGTGTATTTTCATAAATATTTATGTTTAAAGGAGATAAAGATGAACGTTGACAAAATTAGAAAAATCCACTTATCTGTGGCTGAATGGATGGACGCTTGGAGAGTGATTCCACGAGCTATCGTCGGATGTTACATGTATCTACTGTATCGGACGATTACATGGTACATGAGTTTGCATCCATATATGCTTGATGGGTGCAAATCAGATGTGATTAAGGATTGCATAGTTCAAGCCCCGTCAACACAGCACGCTGCATTGATTACAGCGGTTGTGTCAATGGGAGCTGCTATATTTGGCTTCTACACTAATACGGGTAGAAAGTGGGACAATAAATTTATCGAATGGGATAAAAATAAGACTACAGACTCAACATCGGAGTAAAGGTTTCAATCTGAGCACTAATCTTCTTGAGTTCATACTTACCCAGATATTTCATGAAGTCAAAATAGGAGAATTTCCCAGGATTGCGCATGCCCTCCAATATTGTGGTGACCATTAACTCTTGGATTTCTGGTGGTTGACATCTCAAATCCATGAGTTTTTGGTTTTCTTTAAACAAATCTTTAACCAACATTTCCTTCTTATCATCAGGCCGAATCCAAGTTTCATGCATTAAGTTAACACGTTTCATCGTGTCTTTGTATGCCTCGAGAATCTTGGTACGTCTGCACCGTGGTAGAGCACTCTGCACGTTATCGCCACGATCCCCACGAATGCATTTTTCAAATAAGAACAATTCAGCATCTCCGTCCCACTCATCCAACGATCTTCCTTTTCCGTTCATCGGATCAATTAGTTGGACATTTGGATATGCTAGAACTTGAATCAAGTCTTTATCCCCACTAACTACAACAATGCTCGGTTTGGCTCCAGTTGCCTCATCCACTTTCATTGATAGGATTTCAGCAGCTCCTGCGATTAGGTCATCTGCCTCTAACTTATCAGCAGCTAATACTACTGCTGTTGTGTGATCACGCATCATGTCTTCGAATTCACTCAGGTGACTTAAGAACAACTCATACTTTTGCTTTTCTCTCGGAGTCATCTGTTGCCGTCGATTGCCTTTGTACACTTTTCCAGAAATACACTCGTCAGATTTAGTGTACTCCTTTCTCCAGTTGGGCCGATCGAAACACATGAGGATCTTCTTTCTTGGTTGGAACGCTTTAAAATACTTGTTTAGTGTCATCAAAGCAGAATGAGAAGCAATACCTGCAACTGTTAAATCATCTTCATTTTTATGAGCGAAGAACGTACGATATAACAAGTTTGACATGTCTACAATTAAGTAATCACACCGTTCCTTTTCTTTGCGGGCAAATCGTGAATTACTCAAAAGTACTCCCTCCTTCTTCGGATTCGTCTACGATTTGATCAGCCATATCTCGCAGCAAAATAGTAATCCATTTTTGAACAACTTGTTCATCATCGCTTCCAGTGATTCCTTGAACGCGAAGATAGTCAGCAAAGGCATCATTCCATTCTAATTCAACCTTTACGCCTTCATCTGTTCTAACCCATCCGATAATGTCTACCCACGGATCAGGAGACTCTTTCATTGTCTCGATATATTTTTGTTGTTCTTGTTTTTCTTTCTCGCGACGCATTGCTTGCTCTTCGCGTTTACGAGTCTCTTCGTTTTTGAGTTCCTCTAACACTTGTTGTTTGAGTTGATCTTTAATCGTATTGAGCTCATCCAAAGAAAGGCTTACGTGTTGTTGATTTGCTTGTGGATCTTTTGTGTTATTTGTTGTCATTGTTATACCCTCGGTAGTACGTAAACTTTAAATCCGTTTACAGAAATGGATAATATTCCTTTTTGACCAACTTCGAAGTTACCATCTGCTCCCTGTTTAAAAAGCGATAATAATGTTTTAATAGGGTACCTGTAAGCGAATCTAGTATCGGCACCACTGTTTCCAATTGGTTGAGCGGTGTCCGCAAATGTATGTTTAAAGATATCATTATTTACATCGACAAATTCGAAGGATACCCCATCATCATTACTAATGATGGTAATATCATCAGCCCCCATTGCAGACTGTCCACGCTGCATTAGTAGTACTGCTTCGTCAGGCAACGCAACTCGACGAACCATTTCATCCATTACACGTTTTGGTGCTTGAATTGAAGCAGGATTGGCACATTTAAAACCAATGTTCGTGCCAGTTGCTTTCATCGCCAATGCGAGTACTGTGTTGTCTTGATCATCTAGTTTTGCGTCAACGCTAAAGTTTTTCTGAGTCTTTGCGATTTCTAATCTGGACAAGAACAAATCAATAACACCGATTCCAATAGAATCAAATGGAAGTTGAGGAATGTTATTCGTCTCATTAATGACAACAGTTTTGTCACTATCCATAGCTCGTACGCAATCAGTTTCGATTATGATTTTCTCGATGCCTACTAGCTTGGCTGTTTTAACAGCACGTTGAATAAAATTCACAACGTCATCTGTAAGTTTCATCTTTGTTCCTTATAATTATAGTTATGGTGGAAGATTACTCGAAATCGAGAAGAGTGTCAACCAGTTGGTTATATTGGTTTTGTTCGATTTCTTCTTCGCTGAGAATCTCTGGTATGATAATGCCCGTCTCATTCTCGAGCCACGTGGTGAACACACGTCGGTGACAAAATTCACCGACGGTTTCGTAACACAACAGTATTGCATTCTCAGGAATCGCATCATAAAGGTCCTGAGCGGTTTCACCATTACGAGTAATGTGTGCTAGGTATTGAACAACATACTCTTTTTCAGTTATTCTGCCTTTCTTATAATCCATGACTGTTTTACGTGGTGGTGCCAATAAAGATAATGACTTTCCTTCGTACCAATCAGGACCATAAACGCTTATTGCATAAGCATCTTTGAGAGTACCACTTCTAGCGTAATATGATGTGGATATATTTCGAGGATTCACTAGAATTCTAGTACCAAACTAGTAAACAAACTTTGTTTGGAAGGTACATCCATTCCAACCGCCTTGATGATATTTCCCAGAGGCTTGTCTACTAATCGTTCAATGTGCATATCGCGATTAATAGTGAATTCAGTTTCAAACCAACTCGGAACTTGCTCGATGTCAACAGGGATAGCTATACTTTTAAACTTTCCATATTTACGATTGAGGTAGAACACTTTGATTTTCATTCCTGATACAATCGGAAGACTTTGCTTATCTTTAAAGTGCTCAAGACACAAGTTATAGAAAATGCTAGCTGCCACATGACCAGGTAGTCTTGTTCCCTCACCATACACTTCATAATTCCTCGTGTACTCTTCTACTTTCTTCACACCTTTTGGTAGCCCAATTGACATAAGATCTGTAGTAGTTCTAATTTGTTCCTTGAAATCAACTATGTCATTTGAAATATCATTCCAACCTTCACCTTTAAGGAATCGCTCAATGTATGAGTTGAGTACTTTTGATACTTCTTTAGGAAGAGTTGTCTTTTTTGTATCAAGTCCCATTACCTTGATTTTATCAACGGTATCACCATCATCGTCGATGATGTGAAGGAAGTATCGTTTTTTATCAACAAATATACCACGATCAGATACAATTTCTCTTCCTGTTTGAATAATGTCATCAAACTCTTCATTGCACAAGAACGTGTCTCTCATGAATTTTGGGAAAGACTTATTGACTAATTCACCAACCCGATCTGCAACTCTAATAGCATCAGCAACGTTATCCGTGTGAGTCTTGAAATATGTGGAATCCGTATCACCATATATAACGGACCATTTATTGGAATAACCAAAATGAAGGTTATCGTCCTTATCTGTGATAGTGACATCTGTCTTTTTGTATTGACCATCTAACACACTACACACTTCAGCACATTGGTGGAGTAGAATCATTCTACCAGTACCAGTTGTACTTTCACCCATTCTCAGATCGTAGAAACGGAAATACTTATTAGTTAAAGCACCATAGAAAGAGTTGAGTTTGATCTTATACACATACTGGAGTTTGTCATAATATGTGGTTTTAAGTTTATCGCCTTTTTCTTTTGCTTCATTTTTGAGACGTTGAAATTTCTTTCTTGTAGCATACCAACTCTCGAGAATGGATGGAATTATTCCCTTCATATTCTGGTCAAATACGGTTCCGTATCCACTTACAGCCCACTTAAGTTTTTTGAGTTCTTGTCTCCACTTTTTAGCACTAAGTGTAAGAGCTTCTCCATTCTCTTCTAGTACTAATGTCAACATTGCATCTGAATTGGCTGCAATTTCTTCACAAGCAGCCACTTTTTCAACAAACTGTCCTCGTAATGTTTCGGGACTAATGTTTAGCGATCGAATCGCTGATGGATATAGTGAGTTAATGTCAACTGAGCCAACGTTTTCATGTAATCCAATTTGTGGAAGTAGAACGGTCGCACCTTGAATCTTACCATTTTCATCTTCGTCTACGTGTAGGTCATTTACTACAGTACCATCGAGTTCATGGTGACAGAAGTTGATAGTAGCAAGTTCAGCTAATTTTAGCGTACCAGTTACATGATCAAAGAGACCAGTTGATAGGTGATACATTTGGTTTGCAAGATCGACATATCCTAGTCTGTCTTCAAATCCTTTTAGGATCTCAGTATCTCGAAGGTTGTATCGAATAAAGTATAAGAAATCGTTGCGATAAAGTTCAGCAAGAGACCCTTCATATTCCAACTTGGGCAGATCAGGTAGCATCTCATCTGCTATTGCTTCCAACTTATATGACGGGCGTTCAGCCATTTCATACTTTTTGAACAGTACCATGTAGTCAACACTTGATCTTCCTGAGATGTCCAGTGTTGTCATTTCACGGTTATATGCCTCAACAACTCTCCATCTTGGATTGTTTGCACCATCGAAAGAAAGTTTCTGCAAGTATTTCTTGCCAAGCAATTCTAGACGTTTCCCGATATATGGCACGTCGAAGAAATCTGAGTTCCATCCACTAATAACATCGCTATCTTTAATCTCTTCTAATACATACATGAGAAGTTGTTTCTCGTGCTTACAGAAATGGATTTCAATTTCAATATCATCTGGCAGTGGTGCCATTTCATGTAGTTGGCGTTTGATCTCTTCTACGTCACGAGTCCCAGTGTATTCTTTTGGAGGAATTGCGTATACAACCATTCGATTTGACCAATTGTGGTACAAAGCAATGGAGTTAATTGGTGCGTACGGGTTGTCTACAGACGAGAAACCAAGGTCCAAGTTGTAATCCACCTCGATATCGAGAAATGTTACGTGAAGGTTTGGAGCTTCAACGTTGTAGTATTTTTCGGATAGTAGTTTAAGTTCTGGTGGAATACCAGCTTCGAACATTTCAATGCCACGACTGTCGCATTGGTTTCTTGCTTGATTAAATTCGTCAGCAGTATCAAAATCCAGTCTAGTTAGAGCATCACCATAAATGCTACGATATTCGCCTTTAGGATCTTTGATATAAAAGTAATATGGTGCTCGAAAAAGTTTTAGTTCGCGTCCTGCTTTGCTACGCTCCCAAACTAAAACATCATTATGTTTTCTTATTGCAGATATGTAACTCATGTTGTCCTTGTTGTTATTATAAAAGAAAAATGGGGCATAGTGCCCCATTTTTTATGAATTGACCACAGCGATAATATTTGTTTCGGGCATTAAAAGCAATGTTTCACCGTTGTATTCAATTGTCTCGCAGGTTGAGGTTTGTTTGCTAAACAAAACTTGGTCCTCGGGTTTGACGGTAGTTTCAATGAACTCACCAGTTGGAGTATGAACACCAGGACCAACAAGTACAATTGTTCCTTGATTACTCTTTTCCGTTTTGACCAACTGAATGCCACCTGCAGAAACGTCCGAAGCTACATCTTCACGAATAGCAACTAGATTGTGTAATAGTCTCATTCTGCTACTCCTGTTTTTCTGCCTTCTGCAATTGCCTCATACAAAAATTCGAAGTGTTCATTCTCGGACTGAATGTCTGCATAGTTGTGCTTGTACATGGTCCGTGCAATTTTATTAATTAACTTCTTCTTGATGTTAAATTCATCTTCGATTGCTTCAGCAGCTTCTTTAAGCTCCTCACGTTTATTGTCAATTTCTTGTAGAATGTTGGTCATGGTAACAATTCTTGGCTTGAGTTCTTTAAGCTCGTTGGAATTGATAGCAATGTTTTCTTCGCTCATTGGAGACTCCTATTATTATGGTTATTATTGGATGAGATTATCCAAGATTCGGTTGTTGGAACACAACCAAAAATTTTAATTATTGTAGAATGCGTGGTCGCCGATTGTCACAACGCGTATCATGGTTTTACTCCAATCAGGAGATACATATAACGCATGATAGTACATAGCACCATTTGTGAAGTCGTAGAAATTGTTTAAGCTGCCTTCGCTTAGAAATGTATCCGACAACTCATATGCCTCGGTCCACGCAGTTCCATCTTTTGGAATATCAGCCTTCCCATCTAGCGTCCACGAGAATTGAGCAACTTCTTTACCAGATGTGTTCTTTTTGTGTTGCCATACTACATCGCAAATATTATTCGGATATTTGGATGACTTAACGCGATTGATAGTAACTAACGCAACAGCGATTTGTCCTTTAATCGGTTGATTCCTGGCTTCAAAGTAAAGGTTCTTCGCTAGGCACAGTTTCTCTTGTTTCAGAGAAGTGTATTTCCATGTAGCTTGATCATCTTCGTATACGCCAGGATATGGATATGTATATAACTGAGCTACTGGAACGATCCGAACATCAGCAGGCGTAATGTCTTCCGTTATTGTATAGTTATGCACTGGCCGTACTAATAGAGAATAGTACACCAGAGTTATCATAAACAATATTAGGTTGCGAGTTTGCGTATAGTTCTTCATGGCTTTTTACATACAGTGAAGAACTCATTTTACGCCAAGTTTAGTTAAATTCCAACTAAAACAGTCCAGAAAACCAACTACTGAAATCACCAGGGAAGTTTGCTGGATTGTATAAGTATGGAGATGCAGCTGCTATGTGAAACTTAGCGATCAATAGTTCTCCAGCTTCAATCTCTGAGAAAGCATTTATAAAGTGTGGTCCACTAGGGTAGACTACCATTGTTCCTCGTTGTGGATTGAATCCAAAATTGTGCTGAAGAAATTCAAGTTTCCCACCGTATACTTCAAATTCATCATCGAAAGGAATATTATCTTGGTAGTCACTCAAAAAGATAACAACAGAAAGATCACGATCTTTTGTTCGTACCCATTGTTTCTTGATCCAACTACTACTCTCACATGAAGGAGTTGAAGTTGTACCTTCGCCACGATACTCAAAGACTACTCTTTCTGTGGCTCGATAATCAAAGTCATAGTATTCTTCTAGTTCAGGTGCAATGCTAACAAACTTGTCGTATATTAATTGCTCAGCCCAATCGTTGTGTTTCTTCATCTCAATTGGATTGCCTTCAGAATCAACATCTGGATCAAGAAAATCTAAACGGTTCGCGATAGCTTCGCACTGCTTTGGTGTTAAAAAGCCATCAACGACAAAAAACGGTGACTTTGACGTTGCCATATTATCTCTTATATTTGGTTTGAATTGTGTTTATAATATCATCAATTAAGTACTCATCTTCAGCGACTGAAGTACTTTTTGTTGTTTCATGAATAAGATCCCAGTTAATATCAACATCCAGACCTTCGTCCATTGAAGGGTCGATTTTGAAGTTACCTGAAGATAGAGCATTGCGACCAACCAAAATAGGAAATTCCATCTTTCCTCGATCATTTAGGTTGAAAAGCACGTTGTTCAATAACTTACCATTTATCTTCACGTTAAGTTCAATTACAGGTCGATACTCTGTTCTACCATCTGATGTTCTAACTGATTGGGTGTCAACTAAACTTGCAGTGATAACATTGTTAGATAGTTCTGGACACGAAAACTGAACCGAATCATTCATAACTTTCCAGCCATCAGCGTGCAATGAACATATATCAGCACCAGTGTCTACTTTTCCTTTCATTGGAGAGCTTCCAGGGATATTAGTAATCTTAATTTCAACTGTACTACCAATGAAGTTATCATTACCGTTGCCAACTTGATCTTCTTTGATTGGAATGTTCCCTCTAGCAACATTCATCGATCGAACATCATAAGGAACCATGCGATTCTTTGGTGTGAACCCCCATAAGAATAATATCCAGTGGTTTAGACCGACTTCGTTGATATTATCTCCCAGTTGTTTCAACAAGGCAGGAGACGTAGAATACACTACAACCGCTTTATAATTGCGCTTGATCATGTCCTCAATGGAGTACTGAGATGATGATCTAATTTTGTATGGGATACCGGAAACAGTAAAACTTTCAGGAAAGTCAAAATTGCCTCCAATAAAATCATGTTTGATATCGTCGAGTGTTTCGTATTCCATTAAATGCTCCGATTAAATTCGTCAATCCGCTGAAGTAGAGGTTTGATATACTTATCGATTTTTTCCTTAAAAACGAGAGGAACCATACCATTCTCCACATACATAAGAATCACAATATCTTCGATTGACTCACCAGTAAGCTCGTGCCACATAATAGCGTATGCTGTACACTGTAAGAAATAATCTTCAATATTTTCGCGTTTTTTGTTGTTGTTTGAAGTCTTAAAGTCAACAATGGACAATACTCCTTCATATTCCCCAATAAGGTCAACGCGACCCGCAACTCCAAGCGTGTCACTCCACAAAGCAACTTCTTGTCTACGTATGTTGGATATGTGGTTTAGGCGAAATTTGAGTTGATTGAAGCCACGAACATACTCCGATTTATATCCTCTCGTGAAGTCTTGTTCATTGTTGAGGTAGCGCTCAATCAACTCATGAATTGCGGTGCCTCTGTCAGCACACCGTTTTTGTTCCTGTTTGGCTTTTTTATCTCCTAGCATGTTCCGCCAATTTTCTAGCCACGGTTTATCTTTGTGGCCTAGAACTGTTGTGATTGACGGATACTCTTCCCCTTCGGGCGTCGTATAATAACGCTTTCCAGCGGGCGTTTGCCTAGAGCTAATTTCTGCGATTTTCGGGGTATCTACGTGATTGAACATGTAGTATTTATCCTTCTTAGACAAGGAGGATAAGATAAACGACTAGGTTATTTGCCAGCTAGTCGCTTATTCATACGGGCAACCATTCTTGAGGCCGATGTCTTTTTTGTGATCTTCGATTGGCGAGCAATTGATCCTTTTTTCGCACGCATCACTTTACGTCCAATTCGTACACGCTTTGGGTCTTTGCGTGCAGCACAATCACCAGGGTTGGCTACCAACTTACCTTCTTTAGAACCTGCTAAGCAACGGTATTTTTGTTTGAGCGTGTCGCCTACTCGTTTCCATTGACGAATTGACGCTTCGCTTAGAGGGATTCCATCATCGCCAACGTATACAATTTCACATTCACAGAAAATTTCATCTAACGTCACTGCGCTCCTCCCCCACTTGTTTGGGCCATTTTTGCGCGACGATCTTCAAGTTGTTTGATCTGCATTCGTAATGCTGCGATTTTTGCAGTGATTGGATCACCTTCCTTTTGTGCGATCTCGCGTTCTTTTCGAGCATCAATCATCTCTTGACGTCCTGCACGCTGAGGATCGCGTTTTACAGCTGCAATCTCTTGCTTTGTCTTCGTCGGATCTTCAGGGTCAATCGCTATTGTTACTTCACGTTCGGTAATCAGAAAATCTTTGAATGTTAGCGATTCGTTGGTTTGGTGATTTGTTTGTTTGCGTTCCTTTTCTTGCTTTTGTTGCTCAGGCTCAAGATCCGGTTCTTTTTGCATGTCTCTTTCTGTTTCCGTTTCATGCTTTTCGGTTCCTTCGTGACGTGCAATTTCAATAGCGTTTCTCAAATACTTGATAGCCCTAGCGCCAACACGTGTGCGAATATTAACAGTCTTAACATCTGCAGCATCTTCAGTACCTTTGATGACACGAATAACACGAGCAATCGTATTTGGTTCCAGTCCAAACACAACACGCAGAGTTTCTTTCATTAAACCAATGTTCGCTTCGCCAGCATTCTCATCTAGTTGATATTCCATTAATTTGCTCTCAGTCTATTAAAGATGAGCTCTGCAAGCTCGTCAGTGGTGATAGTATCATCATCCTCTTCTTCGTCATCCTTTTCTTCTTTTGCGTCAGCTGATTCCATGGACAGAGAAGCATTTGCATCCTTTGCCAAATCATGTTTGTATTTTGCAAGTTTTGCTAATTGTTTTGCCTCTTTTTCCTGGTCGGCTTTATCTTTGTAGTATGCTTCCATGTCAAGAACTTCCTCTTCTTGACTAACTTTCGAAGCAGCAGCTTGAGCAGCATATTCAGCCTCTTTGGCGTTGGCTTCAGCTTCTTTTGCTCTTGCCTCAGCTGTTTTTGATTCTGCGTCTGCTTTCAGTAAGTCAATTACTTGCTGTAGAGCAGATTTAGCCGCTTCTTCATCAGAAGCACCTTGATCTTCACCTTCTCCATCAAGTCCTAACTCATCCTCACCACCAAGGTCAGCTTCAGCACCAAGATCACCCTCATCGTCCATACCAGTCTCATCACCGACGACTTCTTGTTCCTCTTCTTCATCACCCTCGATTGTTGGCCATTCCACATTCACAATTTCGAATTTATCTTTGAGCTTGAAGATTACTTCAGCAATTTCAGCAGCACTATTCTCATCGTCGTCGTTTTCGTCATTACCTGCTAGCATATCAGAAAGAGCGTGTTCAAAATCATCTGCTTGTTCAGATTTTACATATACCTTGACCAAGTTTCCATCTTCATCCTCTAGACCAAAGGCAGTAGTATCTTTGTCAATCTTCGACTTCTTCTCAGCATCATCGAGTTTTGAAATTACATCAGCGGGACTGTAGTCATTCTTTCCAAGATCCACGCCCAACCCCTCGCCAATTATGTGATAATTTGCAATGCGTCGCATTAATTTGAGTTGGCGTTTTCTTGCTTGCTTGAGGTCGATTATGCCTCCACCAAAAAGAGACCCTCGAGTATTAGCAATTGCTCCAGCGCCGGTCGCTCCAGATGCAGCTGCTTCTTTCATGAGATATTCGATTAACGACATGTATTGTATTCCTCATTAATATTTTGAGGTATTTATGGCTGGTGGATTGCTTTTAACTGTTTTTCGTAGAGAATACCCAAAATATCTTGAATCGTATCAGCTTCTTTGCTAATTCGAGTGACCAACTGCATCAAGAACGCGTGATAATTGGCAAACGATTCGTTGGTTCTTATGTATATCTCTTCGGTGTGTCTAATAGTAACACCATTTTCTAGAGTGTGATTGAGCATTTGCCACAAATCATTGTAGTTAAGTCGAAGATATCGCAAGTGAACTATAGCATCAGCTAATGCTGAAAACACTTGTTGTTTAGCATCATCAAAACTGATATCAATGTTCGCAACGATATTGTTCAGCGTGTCCTGCTCTGAATCACCTTTATGTTTCATGATTGCTTGCCTGATTGTCATTATATGACCCAATTTTTCATTGCGAAAGTGCTGGGCTATATTGGATAACATTTTGTTGTGAATATCACCTTCGAATCGATTTTTGATTCCAAACGTTTCTCGGTTGCGCACTGTGTTTTTGATTAAATTCCGCACAGAGTGGTTAAACTGATTGATAATGGTGAAGGTTTGCTTATCCACAATTTTAACCATGTCGCCGCTAACGTTATGTCGTAACACAACGCCCTCTATTCCAATATCCTCATGTGGTTCTATGTCAACAGTTTGGAAAGTTGGTTTCTGTGTCTGCAATACGTGAGTTACTAGTAGGTTCTTGATTGGTAGCATGAAACGTTCTTTTGCAACGGTACGTGCTTCTTCTCTAGCAATTTGATGCTGTTTACGGTTTGCAACAGGAATGCAATTCAACTTAACGTTGATAACATCTTCGTTTGTAACACTCTCAACTTTTGATGGTTGTGAGAGCCATTCCTCAAACTCATCTAATAATGTGTATAGAGGTACTTGCTCAATCACACCACTTTGCAATGTTGGGACTTCATTAAATCTCCATGTTGTTGTCTCTGAAATAGTATGGAATTTCAGTGAGGCATCAGGGTCGAGTCTAATCATATCTGTGACGACATACAACCTTACGTTTCTGAGCATTGTTGCTAACAATTCGATTTTTGAGGTAGCTGGAATCGTTTTAGCGTCTCCAAGAAGATGTCGCAACATTACCATTCGATTATCGCCATATACAATAGCATTTGGTTGTCGACCAAATAAAACCTCTATCTCGATGGCTTCACCTTTATCAAGGACACGTTTAATAATGTCTTGAGCACGCACAATTGCAGCATGTGCACTTTTAAACCCATTCATGCTAGCAGTGTCTGGGAAATCAGAAACGTCATAGAATCGTTCGCCAAGTTTACCCTCACGACTAGTGTATACTTCACCATTAAGATCCACACCGAAGGCAAATTGTGCACCATCTAACTTTTCTGAAATTGTGTATTCATTGATATTACGCAGCGTCTGTACAAATGCTGTAGGTGTAAGGTCTTCTATATGTTTTATACTCATATTATCACCAATAAAAAAGCCCCAGTGGGGCTTTTTTCATTTTTCAACTAGATTGTCTAGTTTGAATGTTCGCCACTTTAAAAGTGACTTATCTGTTGCTGGAGACGTTTGTTCGAGCCAGTCACCAAAACTATAAATGCGAGATTGCATCAGTTCATAGTATTCTGCATATTGAGCAAGCAATGCTTCCAACTCTTTCTGGTCTGATTCAGAAAGAGTTGTGACGTCCAACGCTTTTACATTCTTGGATGGAACAAAGGTAGGAATAATAACTCGCTCCGATACTTCTCCACTGGCTTTGGTATATTCGACCTTGGTGGCCTTACTCTGCATCAGCATCGGCTTTCTCTGTCACAGTTTCATCAACAATATCCACTTCCTTCGCATTCTCTTGAGCAAGTTCCGCACGAATTTGGTTAATGATTTGGCGCGACAAATTTTCCTTTGCTGATTGCAGGATAAACAGATTATCTCTGGCGTCAGCTTCTTTCTGATTCCATTCGTTGTACGTGGCAACCAAATGCTTGCAAGCATCTGAAAGATCGTCGACTGCATACTCGACGTTGTCAACATTCAAAATTTTAATATCGTTTACTTTTGGCATGTAATTCTCCTGTTAATTATAGTATTTTAATTTGTTCCTGATAATAAGTCAAGGAGTCCCGAGCCAGAAGGCTTATCCATTTCGATGGTTTCGGGTATTGTGTTTCCTTTTCCTGAATTGAACATTTTTGGTTTGTTGTTATCTTCTCTATCTAGTATTCGTAGGTGTTTGCTATCCCATCTGAGATAAATGGTTGCACCAACACCATCACTATTTCTGGTTTTTTGTAGAATGAATACGATTTCTCCTGCTGCTCGCATTTGTTCAGTCATAATAATTGACCAGTATACGTCTGCTACGTTAATCTTACTAATACCACCAGCAATTTGACTATGATCGTGTTGTGTTGCTCCAACAGCACTTCTATTGAGCTGTGATGCTGTAGCGCCAAACATGTTGTAATCGACCAGGATGTCACGCAGTTGCTCCGAACAACGCTTATCTTTTTCGAATACATTATCTGCCGATACCCGCTCATTTGGAGACATGTTATCGAGGTAATCCACAATTAATAGATCAGGCATCATGTCATAGTGCAGATAGAATTCTTTGAGATATGCACGAATTTGATTTGCTGATGTGCCAGAAGGCATTTGAATGATATCCAAAATACCACTCTCATCTCGTTTCGATCTCAGAGTTGTCGACAGTTCACTGACGTGTTGCTTCCAGTCTCGCCGGCTTATACCTGTGAACATAGTATCGAATCGTTGTGCCACAACGTCTTCAGAAAGCTCAAGAGATATGTATAGTACATTCTTGCCCTTATTTACAAAGTTAAATGCAATGTTTGCAAGGGTAATTGATTTACCACCACCAGAGTTAGCAGATACCAATAGCAGTTCTTTCCGAGAGATGCCACCGAATAGTTTTTCATCCACTTCAGCCCACCCTAGACTTTCAGTGTGGTTTTCTGTTAACATTCTTTCGAAACGACCGTCAATATCATCGAAATAACGCAGACCAAGATCTCGGTTAAGAGAAACCATGATCGCATCAACTATTTTCTTCTGTACCGTTCCATAATCGCCTTTGTTTATTAACTCTGGTGAGGCTAGAATAGCTTTCTCTAATGCTCTACGTTTACAAAACGTTTCGATCTCATCAGCACAGTAAGATACTTGGTCGGGACTAATTGGTTGAATAGATAAGTCAACACCTGTCTCAGCCGCTACTTGTTTTGCGCTGGGAGTGGTATGATATGACTCATAATAGTCTTTGACAAAATCGACAGTTTGGCGAAACTCTGGATCAAAGTAATCTGATTGAACTATACCTTGACACAATGCAAACGTATCTGTGGATGACAAGAGATACTCGAGTAGTAGCTTTTGCTTCTCGCTAGTCATGCATATTCCTTATTGTTATTATTTTTATGTTGTTCGTATTGGTGGGTATACGGACTGGACTGCACTATCTACAACATAGAATTCACCACTATCATAGTATAACGCAAATGGATCTGTTACAACTGCAACGTCCACAAATCGTGTAGTTATTTTGTCTACAGTTTCATGAGGTGAGGACGATAGCAACAATATAACTTCACTTGGCTGAATATCTCGATATCCAGTACTACCGCCATCAGTCGGGTTGAGATGACTAAAGGTAAAGGTTGAACCAGTACTAATATCACCAGAAGTCATATCAGCTGTTACTCCATCAAAGCTTCTAACAGTATAGACTTTGCCCTTAACCACAACTTTGTCGTAGTCAGACCAAGCTGAGTTAATAGATGGTTGGTTATCTACTGCGTACGACAAAATTTTTGTGTCGCCCTGAGTAGTGCTGTATGTGAGCTCAATTCCAACATAATTTGTCGCCGAACGCGTGGCTATTGTTATTTCGCCATTGTTCGATACTTGTAGTGGAGGGACAATAGTCGTTTCAGTGACCACGATAGGTTGCAATAAATGTGGATCGGATTGTCTTGCGACTAATTGTGCAACTCCTGACCACGCGCGATCGAACACAACTGTTATAGTGTTCACGTCATTAACGATGATATCTTGGGGGGTAATTTCTTCGAGGTGGTTAGGATCATCCAGAGTTGGACGCTTAACATAGACGAACACGGTTGGGAGTGTGCCTAAGTTGTGCGTGATAGTCCAGGATGTACGTTCAATAGTTTGTTCATGATCATACAGAACACGGCGTTGTTGCCAATTGTCTAGCCCAACTATATCAGGAGGAATTGATCCTCTAACGTAATCTGGTAGTACTTTGGTCTGGTATAACTTTCCTCTGCAGCCGTGCGTGATAGTGCAGCGTTGAATTCGCTCAATGCCTTTTTCATTGCGTTGAATTTCAATTTCTCGCTTACACACATCACACTTATATACGACTATCGACATGTTATTGGACCAATGCAATTCCTGATGTTTTTGAACGATAATAATTGATCAAATCTTCTGGAACATCAACAACCTCGCCCATGATATGAAGCTTTTCCAGAGTTACGAAGCTTTCGAATTCGCCATCAGCAGCGGATGCTGACACGATCCACGGCATTAGTTCTTGGCTAACTTGACCACCCGCCTGCATCAACACGAGTGAACGTGGACGCTTGAGGATGAATGTATCTTCGAGTTCTTCTTCGACTTCTGCAACGATTTCTTCGCTTGTTACCAACTTGAATACTTTAATGTTATCACTCATTGTAATTTCCTGTTATTATATTTATAGTCTGATACCTATTGCATAGACATCCACAAAAATGAATCCAGTATTCAATACTATTAGTGGAAGGTCTCGTGTGCGTATAGCTACAACTGCCCACAGCAAGTGGCCCAAGAGAAACCCAATGAATGCCCATGGATTAGCAGCAAGTGTAACTGATACTGACACCAATACGGCACTTACAAACATTGAAGTGGTGCCTATCCATTTCTGAATTGGTTGAATATGCATAGTATGTTGTTTTTGTTGTGGCGTGTATGATACTACACGGTGGTAATGGTTGTCAACAAGTCTGAGTATTCTTCGTGAGCACTCGTGCGGACTGCATAGTAGTATGGTATGTTATATATGATGATTTCGGAACCTTTTTCAATTCCCTCAGACAAGTCTGTTGATGTATATGAAAATCTAAGGAGATCAGTTAGCACTTCGTTTCCTTTCTCGTCCCCAAGTTGCGCGAATACTGATTCGAACACTTGTTGATAGTCGTTGCTAGAATGCTGTACTTCGCTACTATACATATATTTGAATCCATCAACTGGAAATACATAAAAGGGTTCTAGCGACTGATCTGAGGAAGGTTCATATGACACGACTCCGTTAGCAAAGATCGCTCGCTGTCTTAGATCATAATGTTGTTTATCGAATGCCTCATTGAATGTTTCTGAGATGATATCAGGCTTACGCTTACGTACCTTCACCTTGTGGATATCAGCGTAATCTTTTGGGAGATTGCGAATAATGGGTAACCCTCCAGATTCTGCTATGAATCTGGAACAGTGCAATCGTAGAGTGCGAAAGTCTTCTTGAGACTTTGAGTGGTATAATTCATTGAAGCGCATACAGGTATTTATGCGCTAGGTTTTAAAGAAAAGGGGGCATAGCCCCTTTTTCTATTTTGACGCCATCGCTTCGATGTCCGAGATGAATTCATTCGCTTGTTGAATGTATTTCGGAACGATGTACTTCGGTGAGCGCTGGATGTTGTCAACCAGGTAGCAGAATTCGACCTGTAGCTGGTACAGTGCCGTGGATTCTGTCTGCCCGTTCTTGTGCTTGACACGAACAGCTTTGTTGCCGAGAGCGTTGGAAGCCTTATTGGTGGCTTTTGCAAAGGCGCGAGTGAGATAGTTAACAACATCTACGACGTTAATGTCATTATCAGCCATAATGATATTTCTCCAAATTGGATTTAAAAAGTTGAGAATTCGTCTCAACACCACTGTATCAACGATACGAATCCTATTCTCAACGGATTGAATTGGGTCGTCAACGTTTTTCTTGTGACGTATTGTTGGTCACAATGATAGAAGAGTCTATATCTTGAAGTATTTTGAAAGCATTGATGTACACATCGTTCACATTATGGTGATCGATCAGTGGTTCTATTTGCTCACAAAACGTCAGCAGATGAAATTCTAAGTAGTTGACCAGCGCGTCTTTTTCTGATGATGTCATGCAAGTATTTATACTAAAATTTTAACTACAAAAAACGCTACACAACTTGTTGACTTCCGTGGCTCATTTCCGTATTGTCGCGCCCACAAAATGATAATTATAAATAGAAGTCGTCACTCAACGAAAATCAAATGAGCTTACATTCCGTCGCGAATTGTACGTGTACTGCACTTCATATCTCCGCATCCGCAGATCTGTGCGCATAGTGACATTATATAAAAACCACACGTTGAGTGTTTCAACTCAACCCTTTGATTCTATTAATATTGGAGAATAACAATAATGCTGACAACCGTTCGAATGGTCACCAAACGTACTGGTGAACTTGAAGAAATCGACTTCGACAAAATCCATCGTGTGCTCTTCTGGGCGACAGAAAACATATCAGGAGTGTCGGTTTCTGAAATCGAAGTAAGAACACATCTTCAACTATACGATAAAATTCCAACAAAAGAGATTCATGAGACCCTTATCAGATCAACTGCTGATTTGATATCTGAAGAAAGTCCAAACTACCAATACGTTGCAGCTCGATTGGTTAACATCCAACTCCGCAAGATGGTTTATGGTCAATATATTCCACCTGATCTATTATCTCATGTTGAGAAGAACGTGGAGCGTGGTGTTTATGATAAAGAACTACTAGAACAATACGATGAGCAAGAGTGGGAACGTCTCAACAAGATGGTTCGACACGATCGAGACAATCTGTTGTCGTACGCTGCTATTGAACAATTTCGAGGGAAGTATTTGGTCCAAGATCGAACAACTCACGAATACTATGAAACGCCACAGATGTCATATATCTTAATCGCTGCAACGTTGTTTAGTCGGTATCCAAAAGAAACTCGTTTGCAATACGTGAAAGAGTATTATGATTCAATCTCAAAAGGTCCAAAGTCATCTATCACAATTCCTACGCCAATACTATCTGGTGTTCGTACAACAACGAGACAGTTTAGCTCATGTGTATTAATTGAAACAGGCGATAGTCTTGACTCAATCAACGAGACAGCAAGCGCAATTGTTGATTATGCATCACGTCGTGCAGGCATTGGCATTAACGCTGGCCGCATTCGTGCTAAGGGTTCTTCAGTTCGCAAAGGTGAGATTTTCCATACTGGGAATGTTCCGTTCTACAAATATTTTCAACATGCGTTAAAGAGTTGTTCACAAGGGGGCGTTCGAGGAGCATCAGCGACAACATACTATCCCATTTGGCACCTTGAAGTTGAGGATCTCATCGTACTGAAAAACAATAAAGGCACGGAAGAGAATCGAGCTCGTCACATGGATTATGGTGTCCAGCTGAATGGATACCTGTATCAACGTTTGCTAGAAAACAAAGAAATAACTTTGTTCAGTCCAAATGAAGTGCCCGATTTATATGAGGCGTTTTATGAAGACCAAAAGACATTCACTGAATTATACGAAAAGTATGAAAGGTCGCGATCAATTCGAAAGAAATCCGTTCCAGCATTGGATTTATTCTCACAGGTATTGATTGAACGTAACAATACTGGACGAATCTACATTCAGAATGTTGACCATTCAAATATGCATAGTGCTTTCATTGAAGAACTTGCACCGGTTCGCATGTCCAACCTGTGTGTAGAGATTACACTTCCAACTAGTCCGTTGACCCGTAAAGGAAGAATTCCTTTTACTGCTTCAAGATATGAACAATACAAAGACGTTTCGTCGAAAGATTTTCGTGATGAGTTTGGTGAAATCGCACTGTGCACATTAAGTTCAATTAACTGGGGAACAATAACTTCTCCAGAGGATTTTGAAAAACCTTGCGAGTTGGCTGTTCGAGCTCTAGATGAGCTATTGGATTATCAAGATTATCCAATGATGGCAGCAGGTGTCCCCGCTAAGAACAGGCGAGCGTTGGGAATTGGTGTGTCTAACTTGGCCTATTTTATCGCTAAGCGAGGTGCTAAGTACTCAGATAGTTCAGCAAACGAGATAGTTAATGAGTATGCTGAGGCGATGTCTTATTACTTAATTAAGGCATCAATTAAACTAGCGAAAGAAAAAGGTCCTTGTAAGTGGTTCAGTGACACAAAATACTCACAAGGTATTTTGCCTGTTGACACATTTAAGAAAGATGTTGACTATAACATCAAAGTTTCGTCTCATTTGGATTGGAATCAACTTCGTCATGATCTCATTCAATATGGTATGCGAAACTCCACTCTGCTCGCACTAATGCCAGTAGAGTCAAGCTCACAGATTATTAATGCTACGAATGGTATTGAACCTCCACGCAGTCCAGTGTCTGTTAAAACATCCAAAGATGGTGCACTAAAACAAGTTGTTCCAGAAATTCACCGCTTGAAAAACAAGTATGAATATTTGTGGGATATGCCACATACTCGTGGTTATCTTGAAATTGCGGCATTATTCCAGAAGTGGGCTGATCAATCAGTTTCAACTAACACATCATATAATCCATCGAACTACAACGAAGGAAAGGTTCCAATGTCTGAGTTGCTTCGAGATGTTATATATGCATACAAGCTGGGCATTAAAACATTATATTATCAAAACACAAGTGATGGTGCAGGCGAATATGAGTTGGTAGAAGAAAAAGAAGCTGAAGAAGATTGTGAAGCTTGTAAGCTATAATATAATAAAAACGTGGCCGTACTCTTAGTGCGGTCATCAATATAATAAGAAGGAACCCAAAGTGTCGGAAAATAAAACAACACAGAACCAACGTAGTAAAGTATTTAATCAAGATGCTACCAATCATCTTAAAGCAAAAATGTTTTTTGATGCAAACGGTGGTCCAAAAATTGCTCGGTATGATATGGTTCGATATCCACAATTTGAGAACTTTACTGAAAAGCAGTTATCATTTTTTTGGCGACCCGAAGAGATAGATTTATCCAAAGATAAACGGGACTTCAGTGACTTGCCACCTGAGCAACAACACATCTTTACAAGTAATCTTTTCCGTCAAATTGTACTTGATAGTGTACAAGGCCGTGGTGTTAATCTTATGCTACTTCCTGCAGCATCTTTACCTGAAGTTGAGGTGTGGATTGAGACGTGGGGAGCGAATGAAACCATCCACAGTCGCGCGTACACTCATATCATCCGAAACATTTATCCAGATCCGTCAGCAGTATTCGATAAGATTACTGAAGTTGAAGAGATACTAGATTGTGCGCGTAGCGTTTCGAAGTATTATGATGAGATGGGCAAGTGGAATGCTCTCAGGGAGGTTCACCTTAATGGAGGTGAAACGATTGGAATTGCGTACGATGAGTACCAACATAAGAAAGCGTTTTGGTTATGCTTAAATAGCATTAATGCGTTGGAAGGTTTACGATTCTATGTTAGCTTTGCGTGTAGTTGGAACTTTGCTGAACAAAAGAAGATGGAAGGAAACGCAAAAGAGATCAAACTGATCTGCCGCGACGAGAACCTACATCTTGGGTCCACTCAGTATATGCTTCGGACACTACCAAAAGATGATCCAATCTATAATACGATCGCTGAAGAGTGTAAAGACGAAGTGGTGCAGATCTTTCTTGAAACTATTCAGCAAGAGAAAGACTGGGCGAAGTACTTATTCCAACAAGGATCTATGATTGGACTGAGCGAGGACATCCTTTGCCAGTACGTAGATTACTTAGGCAGCCGTAGAATGAGAGCGATGGGATTAGACATTCCATTCACATATCCAACATCTGATCCATTACCTTGGACCAAAAATTGGATTAGTGGGAAAGAAGTTCAGGTTGCTCCACAAGAAGCAGAAATCTCATCGTACTTGGTGAGTGACATTAAACAAGATGTCGACACAGACATATTAAAAGGATTCAGTTTATAACTGAAACAATTACAACAAAAAGACCACTGAGGTGGTCTTTATTTTTAGGAGAAATAAATGACTATTATAGTATATGGAACCCCAACATGCCCTAATTGCGATGAGATTAAGAAATTTCTGAGCGAATATGACATTCCATTCGCCTACCAGGAAGTGGGAAAGGATATCGTCCGCGAGGAGCTTGAACTCGTTGTAAGCCGTCCAGTCCGGTCAGTCCCTGTTATCACATTAATGGGAGAGGAAATTAGTGCTGATGGTTTGAAAGAGAAAATTCTAAAAGAAAATGAAAGAGTGGAAGCTGCCGATTTGCTAAGCATTCGGATATAAAAAAGGGGCCTACGGCCCCTTTTTTAGTTTAGTACGGCTGGTTCAACTTCGATATCGATCGGTAGTTTTAACGTGTACTCTTTGCGTTCGATAAGATCGTTTGAATCTTTTGGACTAAATTTGTCACGATCAAGCGACCACGTAATGTGGTAGGTCTTCCCGTCATCACGTTTCGTACTACCGTTAACACATACAATAAGTGCCTCCAGTCCTTCCCTATCTTCCACATAGCCAAGCACACGAATGCGCTCTGGAACATCAGGCTTCTCAGCTGTTTTTGGAACGCCAAATTGAACCGTGACATGGTGGCCGATAAAGTCATCGTACTTTGGAGGGAAAATCATCTTCAATTTCTCCCTACTGTCATCGTGTAACACGTATGCTGTATACATTTTAAAGTCCTAGTTTCTTGAGTTCTTTAATAGTGAGATCCGCACTTTTGTGAAGAATGCCAATCCCTCCTGCCTTGATCCAAGGATCAATTGCTTTCTTGCGGTCATCTATTAGAATACGGTCAGGTTGAGCAAACTTAGCTTTGTCGGCGGTATTCCTGACCAAGTTTACTTTGACCGAACCGAAGTGCTTTTTGACTGCTCGTTCCTTTTGCTCGCCTGATTTGAAATGAGGCTGTCCAGTGGCTGTCAGAATTTCATGTGGATACTTACTAACATAATTCCACAATTCTTTCGCGTCACTCATCAACGGTAGTGACTCCCAGAATCCTGTATGGTCTTTCTGGAACTTCGCTATCGATGACCACATCTTGCTACGATAATTGGAATCTGTATTATACCGTTGCTGACTGTGAGTTTTATTAATGTGTAGTGCCTTGAACATGTTATTGACGCCAGCATCAAAGTCAAAAAGCACACCATCGAGATCAACAAAAATCTCATACTTGTTGTCGTTTTTCAATTCTTGTGCTTTCATATTGTAGTTACCAAGTGTTTTCGATATTCCACCATACTGGGGTATCCTTGTAGAGACAAGGATTAATGTGAATATTTCCCATTTTTATAGTTTTTTAATACTTCTTGTAGCTCTGAGATGTACACCTGCTTCCTAGCATCTTCAGAAGATATCAGCGAGTTGTATTCTTCCAATGTTTTGAGCGCGTCCTTTAGTTTATCCTCAATCTTACGTTTCTCATCTTCGGTCAACCGGTATATCGGCAAGTCAGCGATGTAATCCACATGAATAATCTTTAACGTCTTGAGATAATCTTTTAAGTCTGCTCTCGTTTGTGTCTTTTTTAATTTGCTGCCAACGTTTTTGTCAATTGCTATTAGAATGTCTCTGTATCGTTGTATCTTTTCTTCAAGAAGTGCAGCTAATCGTTCATAACGTGGTTTATACCAACCAAGTCGCCACATAGTAAATTCAGCAATAAGCGTTTCGTAAGGTGTGGACCATACTCGTGAGCCTTCAAAATCGATCACGTTAAGATTCTCAGTAACAGCTCGTTCAAGATTCAACGTTTTGATTATCTTTTCATCAGACAATTTCTGCAATTCGCCACGTTTGAATTTGACGAAAATACTAAACTTGTCTTTTGATCTGTCTGTTACATCTACCAACGCTCCATTCTCTTCCATGTCATATAGGCGTTCCATAACCTTTTCATGAACAGCACCATATGGTAAGTTTGTGATTTCAATGGTTGTTGTGTTGATACGTTTGAATGTTCCGCGAAATACCCAACGGTCGCCATTCTTACCGACAGCACGTTGATTTGTTGGATTGAAAGTTGGATTCGGTTCTTTGAATCCTTTATCTTGAAGAACTGCAATTTGGTGTTTAATAATATCACCAAGATCTCTAGGAAGAATACTTGCAGCGAAGCCAACGGCAATGCCTGATTGTGGGTTGATTAGTGCTACAGGTACCAATGGTAAAAAGTACACTGGTTCGTCAAGAGAGTCGTCATAGTTGAGCGTCATTGGTATGATTTCAATATCACGAAAGACTACATCTTTTGTGAACTCAGATACTGTGACCGAAGTGTATCTTGCAGCACCATATGCTGTTGGATTGAGAATAGTTCCAAATGCACCGATTCCTGTCAGTAAAGGAATATTATTACCATAAGGTGCTGCCAATGTATTAATTGCACCTTCTGGTCCAGTGTGTGGATGGATGGGCATCGTTGCTCCAGCCAGCGCAGCACTTTTGTACTTTTTTCCATCTCTAGCTGTCCATAGCACGCGTCTGGCTGCCGCTTTAAGCCCATCAGCTGAGTATGGAATAGCACGAGAAGTTATTGTGTATAGAGAATAAAGTTTTCGTTGTTCTTCGATATATTGAGAGCTTGTTGTCATTTTTATTGTTTTTATATTTGTTATGACCAATAGGAGTAGATCATTGGCTGAAGCTGCCAGATAGTACTATCATCTCGAAACACTTTTCCGAACCGCAACAATTCAACAAGTTCATGTGGAATTGCTGGAGTGTATTTTTCATTCCAATGCTTTTCGCAACCAAGTTTTCCAAGAATATCTGTTAGCGTATCTTCTAATTTTTTGTTTCTTGTTTGATCGTTAATCGTATCTTTAAACGCTTCTAGTGATCGGTAATGATCAATGAGACCGTTGATGCCTGAAGGAGCTTCGCCTGTCGTTTTATCTATATATCCTGAATAAGGATAGAAAGGAAAGTTCATCGTTTGGCACCAACTCATCGAATCATTACAAGTCGTGGACTCAATGAATCCTTTATCTCGTAGCAGACTATGTAGATAGTAATCTACAGTATTGTCATATTGGTACCACTCGTTGATGTGGCTTAGAGGCGTAAAACAGATGACATCCGCTAATCCAAACTCTCCATCGTAGGTAATGGTTCTACCAAACTCAATCTCCAATTTACCATTTTGTAGTGCAGACATTGTCATATACAAGTCAATTGCAAGATCCCCATCGGACTTCTTTTCGTTGAATATAGTTTCGATGTGTTGCTTGTATGCATCATATGAATATCTGTCATCGTCGTAGCTAGCAAATATTACACTATCTGGATTGAAGCGATTGTCTATTATTTCACCATCGTGATTTTTTACATCAACTAGCCCATACCCCAGAACGTTGTGTATTCGTATTCCCATATTACACTCCTTCGCTAATTAAGCGCGCATTTGCAATTCGGATAATATCTTTTAAGTTGACGGGCTTGTAATCGTGCAACTCGCAGCAAATATTGTAGTGCAGAGGATTACCAGTGTACGGGTTAGGATATGCATGTAAGTGACCATGAACGTTAAACCATGGCAACTTGATGTTGTTCATCGGATAGTGCGTAAAGACTAAACCGCCTTCGGGTAGGTCAATCTTATAGATCAAGTGAGTTTCGTCAAACTTCAACTTACGCAGATGCTTCCCGTCAAAGTCATGATTACCAACAACAAGAATCTTGTATCCGTTGCATTTGTCTAGCAATTCATTAATGAATCCAGTACCCTTAAATCCAATATCTCCAACCCAAATGCTAACATCATTAGGACCAACGTATTCGTTAAAGTTGGCTACCAGATGCTCATTCATTTCAGCCGTTGTCGTAAATGGTCGGTTGCTAAACTCGATAATATTTTTGTGAAAGAAGTGAAGATCGCTCCACACCCAAATGTTTCTGTCATTATCGAGAAGTGGTAGTTCAATCGGTTTCCCAGCACTTTCAGTAAGTGCAATTTGTGTAGGCAGTGCCTCCCACTTCCCTGGGTGACGAACACGCGTTCGTTTAACTCCATTATACACAACTTCAGATCGAAGCTCTTCCATATACAGCTTACGTAGTTCTTCAAGTTCATTCATAATATTTGCTCATGTCTTCAGATGGCTCCATAAAGCCTTCGGTATTTGTTTCGATATCAACGTAATAGGTTCCCAGTTTGGAATCTAAAAGATAAGCTTCAATATCAAAATAATATCCCCCTTTATGGGGTTCTGATTTTTGTTCATTCTTCGCTGTCTGGGTCATAGTTTAACCACTCCGCATCATGACTAATTTTTGTATCATAGATAGAAAATTCTGTTATAACCTTTTCCATTTTAAATCTGCTAACTCTCAAACTTTCTTGAAGACGTCGTGATCGCTCCTCAAATGCTTGGAAAGATTCACTGTAGGAACGAAGAGTAATCATTATGGTATAGGTATCATTACCGTAACGCTTGAATACATTGCGAGATAAATGAGCACCGTGAGCCTTACATATGCCTTCGAGTTCCATTTGTCTTTTATCTGAAGATTTTACATTAATATGCGTTTCAAAGTAACAGTTGGGCGGCATCTCTTCATCAATATGAAAAATGTTTAGACGTGGAGCTGCTGGATGCCAAGGCACTGTTTCAATTTTTTCGCGGGCGACATCAAAACCTGCATCACTTAATCCGTTTGAAATTCGTTTCATCTCCTCATATGCACCTCGATTATTACCGAAGTATACGGACGACGTCATAACGTCTTCAAATTTGACTTTTCCGTCAGTGGATTGCAAGTCTAAGATAATGGGCTTAACATCCAACTGCTTACATGCAGCGATGAAGTCTTCTTTAACTACATCTTTTACAGTAATGTGAATCTCGTAAGGAATGGTCTTATCTTCAACTTTAAGCGATCGTTCCTGTCGCTCTGCCCACTTCGTTAGTTTCTTGACTACCATTTGTTCAATGTCATCGTCTGAAAAATCCAAGTCATAGGCGATGGAGATGCTTGCTAGGTAAACATCGACAACCTCTTCCAAAATTTGTTCCTTAGAGATAAATCGGTGAGTGGTACCTTGGGCATTATCAAAAGGTAGCACAACTTTTGCCAACTCTCCTGTTTCCTCGCTTACTTTGAGTGCCTTTTGAGATATGTTTTTGGTGTCTTGCTGCGACAACTTTTTAATATATTCTGTCGTATTTTTACTAATCATGTTGTAACCATTCTTTTCGTTTGTCAGCGTCATCACTAAAAAGTAATGCTAGCGTTTCTTTCATATTCCCATCATCTATGATTGGGATCATCGTATCTGTCTCTCCTGTTAAGATCATTTCCCAGTCTTCGCGGACCATGCTTCCCAACCCTTTGTAGTAAGTCACAGTCCACCCTGTTTTGTATTTGCGTTGTTTCTCATAATCCATGCGAGTAGTGAAATGTATTCGTTGTTTGCTTTTTGTCAAACAAACATTCGGAGCTACTAACCGATAGATGAATGGTTCATAATCAGGATCAAACAATTCTGGCCAGAACTGATAAAACAGATTAACAAATAGAGTAAAAATATCGCCACCATCAACATCAGCATCTGTTGCAATAACAACTCTTCCGTATCGTAAATTACTTCTAACAGCTCGTTCTCCTGGAACGAGACCTATAGCAGTTAAGATGTCGGTTATCTTACCCATTTTCAATAGTTGAGCAACAGTCTTGCCGTAAACGTTGTTGAATTTGCCTCTTGCAGGCAAGACACCTGTAAAGTCTGGATCTCTCGCATCAGTAATCATACTAGCAGCAGAGTCACCTTCTGTGATTAGAAGTTGACACTTGTGTCGCATTTTGCTGGTAGCATCCATCAAGCCTTCCACTTTCTTTACGTTTTTCTTCTTGTGTTCTTTTGCCGCTTTCTTATCAGCAGTAGCATGGTGCCGTAAAGTAGCTCGTTCGATAATTACGTCAAACCAATCTTTGTGTTTCTTAGCAAATGTGGACCATTGGGTTGCAATCATTTCATCCATTTCTTTACGAAGACTTGGTCCTGTCATTCTGGTTTTTGACTGAGCATCATATTCCGGATCGGAGATTTTTAAGTTGCCAAATATTAACAGATCGCGCCTGATGTCATTTCTGGTTATGATACAATTCTCTTTTTTTGCTCGCTTTTCAAGATGAAAACCTACTTTTGAGCAAAATGCATTGAGGAACTGCGTATTACAACTTCCACCATCAAAAAGGAATGAGCTGTTAACCCATGAGAACATCTTTTCATCTACTCCACTATTGAAATCAAATATGACGTAGAACTCAATGTTGTCTATTTCAAATTTGAAATAGTTTTTTGAAATTTTTCGTACAACATCATCGAATCCCTTTTTGAATTTGAACTTCTTTTTGTTGTATTCAGCTGTTACACCAGGATTTGTGAGAGCAATTTCTACTGCTCTATTTTCCATTAGCTCTGCTGGCAGCGTTACATCTGAGAACACTTCTCCATCTAGCTGAAACCCAATTGATGTTCCTGTTTTATTTTTAGAAGTCGCCGATCGTATGGAAGGACGCGATACGTTTAGTGCTCCGTCAGTAAATTTTTGACGGTAACGCTTTCCATCACGATGGATATCAACAGCAAATTCAGTACTGCAGAAACATGTGATGGAGGACCCCATACCATTCATACCAATAACACCAGCACTTTTATCTGATACGAAGTTTCTACCTGATCGCAAAGAGCCGAACACTACTTCGGGAGTATATTTTCCCGTTTCGTGTTTCCCAATTGGTACTCCTCTACCATTATCGGAGATTGTGTACGTCCCCAACAACGGTTGAGCTTCAATGGTAATGTGTTTATTAGCTGACGTTGTTTGAGCAAACTCGTCGATACAGTTATCAATGATCTCACCAACACACTTATATGCTGCAGGAACAAATGAAACAGTCTGCAGATGAAAGTCGCCATTGGAGAAAATTGGAATCTCATATTCATGAACAGCTGTACTGCCAGCATATACCGGTAGTCGCAACCTTACGTGGTCACGATCGGACAGGACTTGAATATCTTTTTCTGTGTATTCTTTTTTCTTTCTTACCATATTAGTTCTTATTTTTACAGTAAATGCTTACGTTAGTTTGTGCTGTAAATCCATCGGCTGTATTATCAGCCAACGTCTTCATAACATACAATAGACCGTATTTGTTAACAGCCTCATTCATATCTTTACAGTTGCCAATATCTGGTGTACTAACATTCCAACCAGCTTTAATAGCTCGTTTCGCAGCTATTTGACCATCCCCAAACTGGTCAGGAATGTATACTTTTTTGCGTCTCGATCGGTTGAGCCACATTTGTTGAGCTTTCGATATGTCATTGCCCAGAAGAGCAACTCCTCCGATACTTTTTGCATCAAAGAAACCTTCACACACATATAGTGGTTCGTCAGTGTCTTTAAAAAGTTCACCGAACCCATAAAGTACTTTATCTTTGTCAACTGGAGGACTCTCATACTTTTTTGTTTTGGTCCCAACAAGATCGCGCCCTTGATAAAAGATAAGTTTCTGGTCTTTATATATTGGAATGATTAATCGACCCAACCACTTCCTCATCTTCGGGTCAGAAGGAATTGAGGAAAGCATAAATGGATAACTAGACGGATCAATTTTTCGATCGTGAATCAAGTAATCTCTTGCTATGATTGCCCATTTATCATTCTCGCCCGCTTCACTCAGGAGATAGAATGATTCAGGGACAGGTAAGTCTTTTGGTTCAATGTTGATTGGTGCAGCAGTTTTGGAACTTTTATTTTTTCCATCCTGCCGATTTTTGAGATTAGTGAATAGTACTTGTTGCCATTCTTCTTTTGGAACACCAAAATCATTTAGCACTGTTATCATGCTTGGTGATAACTCACTATCCACAGCTGGATCGTATGTGGCTTTGTGACCGCAGTTGAAGCAGTTGTAACCTACTGCTTCACCTTCAAACTTAAACCCTCCTCGATTGCCCTTGCGGCCATGATCGTTGCACACTTTGCATAATACATGATACCATCCTTTGCTGCTTGGTATGGCTGGGAGAGGGATATAATTTCTGATAACTTGTTCTAATGTGACGGATTCCATTTCTATATTATCCACGAAATCCGCACATTAGACAACGTTAGATGGTTAGGAAGTCGCCCGTCTTGCTCGTTTCTTCGGAGCAGCTTTTTTGGTTTTAGCCTTTTCTTCACGTTCCTTTTCTAGCTCTTTTTCTTCGTGCTCTTGCTTGATAATCTCTACCATGTTTTCCAGTCTTGAACGGATTTCGGTAGAGTGGATCCACAGATCATCACCACGTAGAATTCCTTCTAGTTCATCTTCGGTAAGGAACGGTACATAAATGTCTTGAGCAAGGTCATTGAACCATTTAATTGTTGCACTTAGTTGTGCGATTTGTTCATTGCCTTTGCCCCATGTACCTCCACTATAATTGTGGAACATCATCATGCAGTTATCGTGAACAATAAACTCATCTGCAGCAAGGAAAATTAGTGTTCCGAGCGAATGTGCTTCTGATTCCAAACTACAAACCACATGAGCTTCCGATGCACGCATTGCGTTTACCAATTGAACGCCCGTGTCTAATCGACCACCAGGAGTGTTGAGGTGAATATGTACAATGTCGTGAGGTGCTGCGGATCTAATTTGGTGAATCATTGCAATGTAATGAGTTGGGTCTGCAATGCTTTGGCTTAGGTAATAATGGTGAATCTTGCTCGTGATTTGTTGCTCGTAATACTCGTAGGGTTTACTTTCTTCAATATCGTTCTCAATTGCAGACATATAGCTTCTCTTATGATTATAATGTTGGAAAGTCTAGGGAGTCTTTCGACTCCCACGACTAAATTGCGATCGTTTTGTTATAAGGTGATCAACCTCAATGGATTAAGCTGCGAGAGCAACATCTCCATAGAATGCATTGTCGTTTGCATTTGTGTTTAGTTTAGTGTTAACGTCTTCTGTGACGCATTGTCCGGTCATCTTTCGCTACCCTGTCGAAACCGGGACATCCCCATCATAAGCATATTAACTCACTAAGAATTTTTGTGATTTAAAGTAGATAACTATACCTTCCTTCTACTTATTAATACGCTTATGGTGGAGATGGCGGGAATCGAACCCGCGTCCACGGCATTTACTCAATTTCCTTCACACAATGATAGTTATATTTATACTATTTTATCGAAAAGTTATCAACTGTTATCTTTTGCCCAGTTGAGGTTCAGATCTTCAGAATATTCCCCGTTGATTTGAATGTCCTTTTCGAAATCTGGTAAATCAGACACCTTCAAGTTTCCGACGTCATAAGAAAGCGTGATATGCGGCTTATATTTGTCGTAATCGTACGTTGCATTATGCTCTTTCATGAGATAATCGTGACGTTCGGATAATTCGGGGCACTCATATAGTAAAACTAGACACATCGATACTTTACCATCTTCATCAGGTTGAGATGGCCACTTTTCCATTTTAACAGGAGTCCCTTTAAAAAGGGGAACGTATTCTTTTTTAGGTTCATACTTTGGCAGATATTTGCGGCTGTACAATAGCGTAGTGTGCAATTTATCCGAATCTACGGGGTTCGGAATATCAGCAGTTTTAATGTAATCGCTTATATCTTTAACTGTATCGTCACTGAATGTCACGCCAGCATATGTTCCTTTTTGGTTGTTTACTTCTGATAACATCATTTTTACTTCCTACATTGAACTGCGCTTATATGTCATAAAGCGTAGGTTTCCTTCTTCTGTTCCTTCAACAATACTAAACTTTTTCACAATAGTATTGATCGGAAACGTTATATCACATTGATATTCCTTGTCATCATCGATCACTGTCATGTACACAGTTGTGGCCCAATTAAGAGCTTCTACAAACATTCGGTAACCACCAATGACGAACACATCACGCGAATCTTCTTCGTCAAGAGATTGGACGGCCTCTCGTATACTTGAAACGACAGTAGCTCCAGGTGCCTTAAACTTTGGATTACTGGTAACCACAAATGATTGGCGACCTGGAAGGATTTCAGTTATTTTACCTTTAGTTTTATTCTTCTTGCGGCGACGTTTAACCATTGCAAGTATATCATTATAGGTTTTTCGTCCCATGATACAAACACCTCCTTGCGTCACTTCTTTGAAGTGTTTGAGATCTTCAGGATATGACCAAGGAATTTTTCCATCTTTTCCAAACCCACCATACTTGTCGACAGCCACAATTATGGATAACGGTTGCATGTTGACTCTCAAACTCATGACTTACCTACAGTAATGGTATATTCGAGGCTGGTGGTATTGACACAATTGCGTTGCACATACTTAATCGTCAAGTGAAAGATTCCATTATTCATGTCACTGAACTTATTGTTACGACGATCACATATGACATCAGCTCGAATGATAGTGCCAGAATCGACTAACATTTTCAGTTCATGGGCAAGCACATACACCATAAAGTCTGCCGGTCTCGAACTTACTTCCCATTCATTTCCAAATTCACCAAAGGCTTCTTTGGTCATACTGTGTATTTGGTCAGCAAGACGTCTACTACTGACTGATTTTGATACTAACTCATACTCAATTGGAAGCACTTTCATGTTATACGCTCACCGGCATTTTAATTGGAGGGTGACTCTCATAGTTAACGATTTCAAAGTCGTTGATTGTGAAGTCGTTGATCTCTTTGACGTCTGGTTTTAGCCGAAGAGTAGGTGAAGGATACAGGACTCGCGTTAACTGTTCTTTCAGTTGCTCGGTGTGGTCATTATAAATGTGAATATCACCTCCCGTCCATACAAATTCACGAGCAACGAGTCCTGTAACTTGAGCAATCATATGCGTCAAGATGCTATATTGTGCAATATTAAAAGGTACACCAAGACCAACATCTGCCGAGCGTTGGTATAGGTGACACCGCAATTCTTTTCCATCGGACCAGAATTGAACAAATGCGTGACATGGTGGAAGCACCATTTCGTCAATTTGAGCTACGTTCCATGCGTTAAGGATGATCCGTCGGTCAAACGGATTGGTTCGAAGCTGATGGATGATGTTGCCGATTTGGTCAATCTTTCCTGTCATCATACCAAAAGCATTTGGGTCGAGTACTTCTCCATCCCCATCATCCAAGACGATATGTTTTTCGATGGAACGAGCAATATCAGAATCGATTGTTTCAAAAGTTGGAACTGCTCTCCATTGAGCTCCATACCCAGGACCGATCCCGCCCCAGGCTTGTGCAAATTCATCATCGTTTCGAATTTTTTCGACAAACTCGTCAAGAGAAATATCATTTCCAGTCCTTTTAACGTACTTTGCATGTGGCCACTCATTCCAAATGCCAACGTTATTGTCTACGAGGTATTTGATATTTGTGTCACCCGCTAAGAACCAAAGGAGCTCGTGAATAATTCCACGAGTGAATACTTTTTTGGTCGTCAGAAGAGGAATGCTGCTGTCACTGAGATCAAACCGCATTTGTTGAAATGGCAAACTGCGTGTTCCAGTTCCAGTCCGGTCTCCTTTTGGAATGCCGTGCCGAAAAATATTCTCGACTAATGAGAGATATTGTTTATCGTGATAGTGTTGCATTGCTGTCCTCAAACGTGTGGTGGATATAGTATGTCTTTGTATTTAATCAAAAACAAGTAGGGCTTAAATGTCCTAATTTCAGCATCTGTAAACCTAAATTGTCGCCTACGCTGATACCTATTATAAGAATAATGATATGGTGATCGTTTACTATAATCTTCTAAAACCTCATGGAACGCAAGGTTTTTGAGTTGTGAACGATCGACCGCTTTTCGAATGCTTTGTTGTTTTCAACGTACGTTGCAAAACCAAGAGTTGTAGTTTCGTCTGTTTTAAAATTTTTACGTTCCTGAAACCCAACGTACATTCTATCGGTAATAACAATGGCCATCAAACTACCTCGTATAAATCAGACATACGTACCCACTTAGCCCACGAGCCAAGTTCTCTATCAGTGGGCTTAATTTCAAAAAGCTCATCAATTTTACTGCGCAACTTCTTCTGAGCTTTTCTTCCTGTCAGTTGCACCTCAATCCCATCATAGATGTACGTTTTTGGTCGCTGGGCTGTTGATGAGAATTCCGGCATATTTGTTACCTTTGACTTGAAGTTGGTTGTATAATTCTTGCACTAATTGTATAGGTGACATCGCAGGATGCAATTTTGCAAGAACACCCATGACACAATAAATCACGTCAGCTGCCTCACCAAATGGCGATTCGAGCTCTTTAGTTTTGTGTACGTTATAACCACATTGTGTAAGCACAACCTCCCCAAATTCACCAACTTCCTCGCCCAACTTCGCATAAAGGGCAATGGCTGGCATGTCTTCCAAATTTTGGATAATTCTAAACATTGCAGTCATTATGCCATCAACTGTTTCTGCTTGTATGTCTTGGTCAGTTGTGTGTGTCATCTTAGTATCTTTCCGCTTGGAGGTCTAGTATCGCCCCCACCACGTAAAATTGCAACGTTATCGTTTAACTGTTTGGCGAGGCGTTCTGCCACGTCAGTGTCCAGATGAACTGTTGTGATTAATCCATCACCAGTACGAAATGACATAAAGATTTTTTCTTCGTCGTAGTCTATTCCAGCTTTCATGATTCTTGAGCCTCCAGGTGCTTGTCAACGTATTCGCGGTCTTGTGTGAAGATCGGAATTTCACGATCAACGCGAACTTCTGTTTCCGGCTCACCATCAGTAACACGAGCCACAACACGCTCAACGCAAGTGCCACGACGTTTCCAAGTATCGATGTTGTTCCAATTTACACCGTGGTCCTCCATCAACATATCTTGAATTTGGCTGACATTTTTCTCGTGCATCTGTTTGTGACTAAAATAGTGTCTTCCAAGCATTTGAACGCTGTTACGACTTGCATCCTGTTGGCGCCAAATGAAATAGTTCGTTACTTCTTCTTTTGGTAGGTTAAAGACGCGAGCATCGAACATTGCTGGTGTAACATTTCCACTAGCAAAAGTGTTGTTGAAATAGGCAGTGGACATGGATGCAGCAACAGAAGCCATCTTTTGAATACTATTGTCAAACCATTGGCTGGTTTCCAATTTTTTCCAGTCATTAATCAGAATAGAAATCTCGTCAGATTGAGTATATCCAAGCACAGCATTCTGAACATTCTCAATTAATAAACGAGTGGTTTCGGTCATGGCCACATTCATAATATCACTAAACGGATCGTCTTGGAGTCCAAAATCGATCTTTTTGAGTTGCTTGGTCCAAGTGTGAAACGCCTTACCATCAATACGAATGATGACAGGTGTGCGCTTCATCAGTTTAGCTTTGGGAATGGCTTCGTATCCCTTCATGCGGTCACCCAGTGAATCTTTTTTGCTCATTGTGCTAGACCAAATGTGTTGAGTTTTTCACAGAGTTGAACTTCCCAGTCACTGTATTCCCAGACGAGTGGAACGTCGGTTTCAATTCCCCAGTCATTGTCGGGAGATACTTTCATCGTCCCGAAGTTCTTGATTAAGACTCGAGGAGAGGGTGACTCATCAGTCGATACTATCCGTTTACGAAATAGTGCAGCCGTCTCGTAGATCTTTCTTGGAAGAACGATACCGATACTCGTAGGTGATCCCCACAGGGCATCCATTTCTTCGTAAAAGATTTCCCATGGGTATGGATTACGATCATCACTGAAAAGTTGTCGGAGGTTGTTTATGTTTTTAGCATACCCAGCATTTAACAGAATTATTGTTTTGTGATTGGTTGCCCAATCCGACAAGATCTCCATTTTGGAATTGAACGTATCACCTTCAACAGGCATGTATTTTACGAACATGTCTGACACTGCGTGTGCAGCTTGAATTCCTTGTTGGATGCTGGATAGGTACATGTTACCAAAAAAGTAAGCGCGCATTTAAAATTCCTGTAGTTGTCATTTATAGGGAATTTTACACGCTTTACGTAGTAATGTCAAGGAGAATTGTGATGAACTTTGATGAGTTGAGATAGTTGATACTCTGTTTTTGTAGCTATTTCAGATATGTAAAATAGGTACACGGAGTACCACAGTTCTAGCAGGACGAAGGTCGCCATATGGAGAGCAGCGAAGCTGGGAACAAAAAAGAGTAAATGAATTAATAATGTGGTGACAAGGGCTACGGCAATCAAGTGAGCAAGATCGACGGTATCTGCGTGGTGATAGTATGAGCGAGAGGCAAATACGATTTTTCCTAAGCACACCGTAGTTTGTATTCCCCATGCCACCAAAACGCCTGAGATGATACTAAAAATATATGGCAACATCATAATTAGGTATTCCATTATTATCTACCTATATGTTAGTGGTTATTTTTTATTGCAAACTGCTTCTTTACGGTCAATACATCTGATTTGAGTTCGATCACCAAGTCTTCAACGTGATCGATTTTCTGTAACAGAACCTCCGAATTACCGGTCATATTATTCTGTTCGTTGAGCAGTATGGAGGCAGGAGGATCTTCGACGACCAGCATTCCAGCTAAACCTATCATTATTCCAGCTATGATTGTAATAGCAATTCTAAATCCAAAAAATGATACGCAAGTGCCACAACACTCTTCTTTTCCACCAAAATGCATTTCGCAATCTTCAGCACGTTTCATGAGATAAACCTCCTTAGCTACGCTTATTTATGCCAAGTCGCGATTTTTTGTTACTTTATGGTCAGATTATGTCTGAAAGCATAAATAAAGGGCGAAACTATGGAGACGACACCATGAACAATCAGCAACAGCCACAATCTGTCAGCACTCGCAGATCTCCTATAACTTTGCATCTCAGGGACGTGTTTCTTGTTCTAACGGCCGTGGTATCAATTGTCGCAGCTTGGGGAATGTACGGAACGAGGTTATCTGTGGCTGAAGAAAAGTTAGTATCTATAGGAAATAATTTATCTGATATACGCCAGATGGTCAAAGACCTCAAGAAAGAAGGGAAAAGTGATCAAGCGGTGTTCCGCATTGAACTAACAAACCTAGAGACTAGATTGCGCCGGTTAGAAGAGGAGCAGGCGCGAATCCAAGGTATACTTAAACACCATTAAAAAAGGGCCTTTAGGCCCTTTTTTAATCTTCCTCCGAAGCTACAATCCACGACTTAACGAACTCGCTTCGAACAATATCGTGTCTATTAAACTCGATACAGTCAAACTTTTCCATTCGTCTGAATACATCAATTGCCTTAGCCATTCCTGAAACGTCGCCTCGACGCATGCCCAAGTCAGACTGTTTAATATCTCCAGTGAATATAATTCTAGTATTTGTACCGATTCGTGTCATTATGGTATTGATTTCGTGAAAAGTCATATTTTGACCTTCGTCCACTACAACGACCGCATTATCCCATGTCAAACCGCGTAAAAACGTTGTTGACATGAATTCGATCATCCCAGCGTCTTTCATATCATTGTATGTGGAAGCTCGTCCAAAGAGCTCATACATAGTATCTTTATATGGTAGTTCATATGCAGCTAGCTTTTCTTCAAGTGTTCCAGGAAGATGTCCAACCTCACGTGTTGATACAGCAGAACGAATAATAATGACACGAGTTTGCTGTTGCGTTAGGAGTTCATTCATTGCCAAGTATAGAGCCAAAAATGTTTTTCCTGTGCCAGCTGAACCGTGTGCACAAATGTGTTGGTCATTAAACCATGAGTGAAATAGATCTTCTTGTGATCTCGTGAGGGGGTGTACGTCTTTCAAATCTTGAATATTCCAGCTTTTTCTTTTGCGGCCCTCATCTTGGGCCTTTCCGTTAAGCATCAATGCTGCTGATAGTGCATCGATCTCAGCCTGACGGCTTCGGCGGGCTTTTTTCGCCATTATGAACCTCCTGTTGGTTGGTTTTTGAGAGGATACAAATATATTTATGGCAAATAAAAAGAGCGTTAGAGATTAACTCTAACGCTCTCATATTTAAGAGATTTTCAATTGATAATTATACGTCTGGTTCATCAGATACATAATAATCATATGTTACCTCTCCATCTTTTAGTCCAATCACTACTTTTACGTCGCCTGTAATGGAATCAACCGATTCGAGTGTGACATCGTACCCCCACAAAAATGAAATGTAACGTAGCGTATCAACTGCAGTTTCGGTTGAAAGTGGCCTTCCGTTAACCATATTGTGTTGCAACCCAAGTCGTCGGTCGCCCCATCTATCAACATCATACACTTGGATATCTGGTATCATCATTCCGATATTGTATTGTTGAGCTAGAGTATCTCGTACTTTCTTGTATCCTGACTGATTGTGAATGCCTGTAACTTCCAACATTGGATCGCGTTCATCATCCTGTATAGCGAACATTCGGAAATCTCTCATCACTTTAGGCGATAGAAACTGCTTAATAAAACTCTCATCTTTGAAGTTCTCTACCGCCCATTTGATAGTTCCTAACCAATCTCCACTGCCAACCCACTCTTGATTGGAAAACCACTCACGATCCTCATCAGTGGGGTCGGTTGCTACACGCTCGATGTCACAATACATAGCAAAACCAAGTGCGTAAGGATTGAAACTATCAAACTTGCGTTGAGTGAGAACGTTGGCGTGCGAATGGTAAAATTCTAACATTGCTCCATGATCGAGAATTCCTTCATCGTGCAAGTCATGAATGATCTTATAATGGAAGAACGTTGCGCATCCTTCGTTCATCATCTTTGTTTGATATTGTGGATAGAAATACTGAGAAACCTTGCGAACAATTCTCAGCAATTCTCGTTTCCACGTTTCCATGCGAGGTGCATTCTTTTCAATAAAGTATATGATGTTTTCCTGTGGTTCCGAAGGAAAACGTTCACGTTCTGCGTCTTTAGCTTCGACGCTATCCGTTACGGGAATTGTTCGCCAAATGTCGTTGATTTGAGATTGAAGATAACGCTCGCGTTCTTCTTGAAGCTTTTCTTCTTCTGCAGCAGACAGCTTCGTCGGACGACTATATTTGTCAACGCCATGCATCTCAATTGCGTGCGCTGCATCAAGTACAGCCTCCACTTCACCAATACCATACATCTCTTCACATTTGCTCACATATCGTTTTGCGAACAGAAGATAGTCGATAATGCCTTCAGCGTCTGTCCATTGTTTGAACAGGTAGTTGTTCTTAAAGAAGAAGTTGTGACCAAAAGCAGCATGAGCGATAACCAGCGTTTGCATCAACATCGTGTTCTCTTCCATAAGATATGAAATGCAGGGATTGGAGTTGATTACAATCTCATATGCAAGGCCCATGTAACCACGTTTGTATGCTTCAGTTTGCTTAACAAACTGCTCGCCGTGTGACCAGTGAGGATAGAAAACAGGAAGCCCATGAGATGTGTACGCATCCAACATTTGCTCGGAAGAAATAATTTCGAGCTGATTGGGGTACACATCAAGATCGTACTTGGACTTGGCAATTCGTTCGATGTGCTCGTACACATCCTCAACGTCACCAAACGTCCATTCTTGTCCCGATTTAATTTTAAGTGTCATGAGATTCCTCTTATGCTTTCTTTTCAAAAAGGCTTCTGAAAATGGGATAAATGTCTGATACGTCATTTATCATTGACATTTCAAAATGACCAAAGCTGCTACGTAGCTTTTCGTAGTATGGCCACAAGTCACTTTCACCTTCGTGTTGATGTCGATCGACCTCAACATATGCGAAAAATTGACTTTTTGGAAGGATGCTACTCTTCATGATGTCAATTACTTCCAGGTTGTCTTGGCCCCAGTTGTCCCCATCAGAAATTTGACACCCAAAGATGTTCCATTGATTAATTGGGTATCGTTCTTTGATAATGTCGCTCATCAACTCAAGTGCTGAAGAAACTAAAGTGCCACCAGTTTCTTTTGAGTAGAAGAACTCTTCCTCTGATACTTCTGAAGCTCGAGTGTGATGTCGAATCCAAACGATATCAACTTTTTCATAATTGCGTTCCAAGAATAGGTATAACAACATGAAGAAACGTTTAGCCATTTCCTTTTCCCATTCGCCCATACTTGCAGAAACGTCCATAATGCCAAACATAACAGCTTGGGTGGTTGGGACAGGAGTCTTTTCCCAACGATTGAATCGAAGATCAACATCATCGATGAAAGGAACTGCTTTCATCTTACGTTTGAGAACTTCTATTTCCTTTTTGATTTCTTCAATGCGACATATGATCTTGGTATCTTGCTCTTCATCATTAGTTGGCAAACTATCTTCAAGTGATGCCAATTCCTCTTCGAGTTTTTTGATCTTTTTCTTGAATGGAGATCGCAAGCCAAGTTTACGAGCTTTAGCTTGCTTAAGAGAACGAACAATGTTCATCCGGCTTGGATTTCCATCGACAGAAAAGCCTGCACGATGGTACTCGAACTCGTTTACTTTGGAAATATCTTTTTTGACTAAGTCAGGAAGTTCTAGATCCTCGAAGAAGATGTCCAAGAATTCGTCTTTCGTGAGGTGGAAAATGAACTCATCTTCACCTTCACCATCGGGAGATCCTTTCTTTCCACCTCCTCCATCTGCTTCGGGTGGGCGAGATACTCTGTCACCTTGGTTGTATTTGTCATTCCCTGGATACGTTCGATCAACGATTCCACCTTTTTTATCATGCGAAAACGTTGGTTGTTCCAACCCTTTGCCAGGGATGCTAATCTTTTTGCCTTTGTCGCTTGTGATGTCACGTACATTTCCATCACGAATAGCATCCTTGACAGCGTCGCGAACTTGTTGCTTGACTCGTCGCATGAATCGACGACGATTGTCTGTACTTTTACCCTTGTCGTTCTTGCGTCTGTCTATTACTGTATGGGACATGAATTATCCTTCAATACTGGTTTGGCCTGTTAGTAGCTCAAACTCTTTTAGTATCTTCTTCTTGGTTCGTTTAAGATTCCGCAGCGGAAAGATACATCGATTGTATAGTCTACTAACTCGCTGGCCAGTGTTGCTGGTTCCGACGAGCAATTGATGCTCGTCGCCAGCTAAACCGCAGTAAGTATGAAACTTAACTGTAAGCATTAGTTGTGCTTACGGTAGCGCATGAACCACTCTACAGCCAGTCGAACCTGCTTTTTGGTATAACCCTTGTCGATCATTCGCTGAACGAAGTCGTTGTGCTTCTCTTCCTCTTCTTTCGATGCTTTCTTGCTGAAGGAAATTACGGGAAGCAGTTCTTCGGTGTTGGCAAACATCTTCTTCTCGATGATTTCAGCCAGCTTGGAGTAAGAAGTCCAAGCTGGACTCTTTCCACCATTGGCCGCTTTTGCGCGAAGAACGAAACCGACAACTTCATTTCGGAAGTCTTTTGGATTCATGATGCCAGCAGGCTTTTCGATTTTTTCCAGTTCAGCATTCAGAGAACTACGATCAAATAGTTCGCCAGTGTCTGGGTCACGGTAATCAGAATCTTGCAGCCAGAAGTCAGCGTACTGAATGTAGCGGTCGAACAGATTCTGACCATACTCGGCGTAGCTTTCGAGGTACGCTTTCTGGAGTTCATCACCAAGGAACTCAGCATACTTCGGTGCAAGGACACCTTTGATGAAGGAGATGCGACGATCTTCCTCTTCGGCAGGCAGTTGCTCTTGCATTACCTGCTTCTCCAGCACATACATTAGGTGGATTGGATTAGCAGCAACTTCTTCGGAGTCGTAGTTGAACACTTTGGACAGGATCTTGAATGCAAAGCGAGTGGATGAACCTTCCATTCCTTCATTGACCCCAGCTGCATCGCGATACTCTTCAAGAGATTTCGCTTGTGGATCACGGTCTTTCAGATTCTTGCCGTCATAAATCTCCATCTTAGAGAATAGCTGACTGTTTTCAGGTTCAACCAGACGAGTCAGCACTGAGTACTGTGCCATCATTTCGATGGTGCCAGGAGCGCAGTTTGCATTTTTCAGTTCAGAACTTGCGACCAGCTTCTTGTAGATTTCTGACTCTTCGGTAACACGGAGGCAGTAAGGTACTTTAACGATGTTGACACGATCCAAGAACGCTTCGTTGTTCTTGTTGTTACGGAACGTCTGCCACTCAGATTCGTTTGAGTGAGCAAGAATGATGCCCTGGAACGGGATCGCTCCAAACTGCTCAGTACCGTTGTAGTGGCCTTCTTGTGTTGCAGTTAGAAGAGGGTGCAGCATTTTGATTGGAGCCTTGAACATTTCAACAAACTCGAGAATGCCTTGAGTGGTAACATTCAAGCCACCAGCCCAGTTGTAAGCATCTGGATCATGCTGTTCATACTCTTCGAGTTCACGAATGTTGACTTTACCAACAAGGGATGAAATGTCTTGGTTATTTTCATCACCAGGCTCAACTTTGGTGATGCCTGTTTGTTTCAGAATGGAAGGCCAGACTTTGACGACCTTAAATTTGGTGATGTCACCATTTGCTTCTTCGAGACGTTTTACGGCCCAAGGAGACATGATGGACTTGAGGTAACGAGAAGGAATCCCAAACTCCCTTTCGATGTCAGCACCATCTTCTGCTACATCAAACAAACCGAGTGGAGACTCGAGTGCTGGGGAGACTTCCCAGCGATCACGACCCTTGTTATATGCTTGGATCGTGTAAATAGGAACACGCTGCATCAGCTCTTTGAGTCGCTCTGATAGAGACGACTTACCACCACCTACAGGACCAAGCAGATAGAGGATCTGCTTTGATTCTTCAAGACCTTGTGCAGCGTGTTTGAAGAAAGAAACGATCTGTTCGATGGTATCTTCCATTCCATAGAAATCATTGAAGGCGGGGTAGATTTTGATCTTTCGATTGGTGAAGATTCGGCTCAGACGTTCGTCTTTGCGAGTGTCAACAACGGTCGGCTCACCAATGGCCTCGATCATTCGCTCCGCTGCTGTGGCATACATCATTTTGTCGTCAGCACACCCTTGGAGATACTCTTCAATTGTCATCTCTTCGGATTGGCGTGTTTCATAACGACTTTGATACTTCGAAAATATACTCATATGGGCTGTTCCTCTTTGTTTATCCTGTTAGGTGTTTAATAATATACAGAGTTTTTCTCTTAAGTCAACGTTCATCGATTGTTGTCATGTCCACATAGATTCGCGCGCATCGATGATTTTCTTCATCATTTCGGTATCTTCGTTGCGGTAAAACGTTTCAAGAAAATTAATATCTTCCAATATCTCTCGAACGTGTTCTTTGTCTTCATCATCGTCGTCATCATCGCCGAAAAGATCTCTTCCTTCGCAGTATTCGGACCATCCTGTAACTTCATGGACATCTGGCCGCTTTGGTCGCTGGTCCTTCCACCACAAATACACTTCTTTAACTACTTTTGCTGCATCGGATTGGAGGGAATATTCATCACCCAATTTTATTTCCCAGTCCAAATAAGCGAGCCCAGCAGCTCTTCGATCTTTGATAATTGGGATTTCTTGAAGGTAACATGCTGTATCATTCCTGTTTGCTTTTTGGCCTTCTACAAAATCAACAACTACTTGCATGATTCCGTGTAGGAGAACCTCATCAACTTCGTGCCAATCGCCTTTTTTGAGATCAGTCACAATTAAGTGAGTCTTATCAACGAAGCGGTTAATGATATAACGTCGAACGTTTTTATAAACATCATACGGAAAATATATGAAGTTCTGAACCATGTCAAACCCTTCTTCAGTAATCCAAAAGATAGATGGATTCACCTTTTTGTTGTGAGCATCAAGCTCTCTCCAACCTTTGGATGTAGCAAATGGTGGTTGTTTCTTCATTCCAACCAATTGTTGAATTTTGTGCGAGAGTTTGGAGTTGCTCCAATAGTTTGATCTGATGCGATAACCTACAAGGAATCTATAAAGTTTTTTCATGCGGTAAGTATACTAGGGAAAAATTAGGAAGTCAAAAAAAAGCCGCTAGGCGGCTTTTTAAGATAGTCCTTTTTCAAGGATGGTTCGTTCATGGTCAGTATCTCGATTAATAGCGTCTTCCGAAGTGAATTTATCGGGGAATCTCGCTTTCAGCTTGTTTATAACAGTGTCCAAAACACTTTCCCATTCAAGATCAAGCTCGTCGAGGATAATGTTTTCATACCAGTTACAGTCACCAATCTCCTCCCCAACGTTGACCCAATCAATTTCTTTTCCGTCTGCAGCAGATGCTAGTGCTTGAGTCAGCGCCTCAACGAGTTCTGTCGATTCTGTACACATACCGATGATGCCATGGAACAGTCTTGTGTTGGTATCAATAGCAGTGTGACCTTCTACAGGGCTGAGATCATCAAGTTGCGTCAATGCCTGCCTTGCTTTTGCTTTGTGATCAGACCACTTCAACAAATCATATGGTTTCCCGTAATAAGCATTCTTTTTGATCTGATCAAGCATATTGCCGATGCTAATATATGCTTCTAGCAGGCTATGTAAGGCTTGTTCATTGACACGAACTTCATCGATAACACTTTCGGTCCGAAGACCATTTGGTTTAAATGTCTTGAGATCCATGATGTTCCTTACTTGCGGTTGACACGTCGTGCTACTTTTTGCGCTTTGCGCTTTGCCTTGCGTGTCGCTCGTGTGGGTTGCTTACGCGTGAAAATCGCCTGAGAAATTCCAAGGTCGGCCCTCATGCGGCCTGCTTGTTCTTTGGTTAGGCTTCCATTAGCAACAGCTGCTGCCAGCGCCCGTACCATTTCAGATTTGGTTGGTTTAATGGAAGAGGTCGGATCTTGGACTACCTCAGCATCCTCAGTAATGGTAACATCATCTACAAGTACGCCTTCGACCGTAGTACCGTCTGTTACATCTGTATCATAAATTTCTGGATTCATTAAGTGTTCCTATTCTAGTTATAGTTTGGATTTTTTGTTATCTTCTTTTTAATACGGGACTTCTTAAATGTAGAAAGTTCATCTACAAACACCTTCCCGTTGAGGTGATCAATTTCGTGTTGGATAGCAAATGCTTCCATTCCTTGAAATTTTTGTGTAACAGTCTTACCATACGTGTTTTTGTACTCAACGACAACGTGCCTTGGTCGTTCTCGACGTTCAAAGTGGCCTGGGACAGACAAACATCCTTCTTCGGTGGAAAACTTATCTTCGGTTGATGCTTGAACTATCTTGGGATTGATCATTACCACCGTACGCATCGTTCTCGTAAACGCATACAATTCCACAACGATCACATTCAACGATATACCAACTTGAGGCGCTGCCAACCCAAGACCATTGCATTTACGCATTGTAAAAGCCATGTCCATAATCAGTTGGCCCAAATCATCATCAAATGTTGTGACGTCTTCACACTGTTGCGACAATACTTTATTTGGCCAAATAACAATTGGTCGTTGCTTTGCTTTGAGATGGCGAGAAACACCAAGCACATCTGGGTTGGGAGTTGCTGCAGGTGGAGCTGTGTTCACAGTTGGATAGGCCGTTGTAGGTTCCTGGAACGAAATAGTGGCGGAAGTATCCGCCACTATTTCTGGAACTATTGATGAATTCTTCATTGCAACAGTCTACTATCTTTTGGAACTTGTTTCAACAAGAATTCCATTTGATCAGATAGAATTTTTTTGTTCTGAAGAATCAACCACTCAGCTCGATTTGGAACATAAGGAAGATACAACAATTCCATTCCAGCTTCGGTCAGCAGTTTGTTGTCCTTCACTTTGTTGCACGAACTGCAAGCTGTCACAACGTTCATCCACGTGTTCTTTCCACCACGTGATGTTGGGTGGATGTGATCACGTGTCAATTGAGACGCTGAGAACGTGTGTCCACAGTATGCGCACATATTTTGGTCACGACGAAACAGAGTTCTGTTGTTCAAAGGTACGCGATTGTAGTGTAACATTGCTTTTGGGCTTAATTTACCATTGACGGCGATGATCGTATTGATCGTCAATTTGGACTGTTCTCCAGTAGCAGCACATGTACCGCCAAAAACGTCAAATTCTACGGCACCCATTGACCAAATAACATTACCTTTTGCTTCATGGTAACAAGCATCCTCATATGAAATCCATTGTTGCGGAATACCTGAAATATCAAGTTGCAATACTAGTGGAAATTCTCTCATGTTATATTCCTTTTAATAAAATCTAAAATTTTCCCGCAGTTGAACGCTTAACTATTAAAAGTATATATGTCCTTTGAACTGGAACATATAGCTTGAATACTATAACACAATACTGCATGATAAGTCAACGTGTAACTACAGGAAATCAAATCAGCCAACCGCTTTACATAAACTCGGCAACATCTTCAAACGTCTTAATTTTCTCACCGCTTCGAATGCGCGTTGCGATCTCTTTTCCAATGGTGTAATCTGCACACCAATATGTTGGAGCGATAAACTTGAGGGCTGCCAACATTTCGATTGTGATCGTTTTATTAAACGGTTCGAGGAATCTTTGCACAGATCGGACCGCGTAATCAGGTAATTGATTTTCTGGATCGACGATTTTTTTGGCACATCTGATCATATGCCCCAGTTGTTTCCCTGCCCTGGCGTATCCATGGTTGATCGTCGCTCCATTGACAAGACAGTTGTATTTTGTCTTGAGGCTGAATCCCCGATACGCAGGGCGACCGCGAAGTAGATTGTATAGGATGAAGTGTTCTGCCTGTACCCAGCCGACGAAACGTTCGCCGGAAGAACCAGTGGTGGTTTTAGCTTTGTTGCTGTTGACTGCAGCAGACCAAGCTGCACGGAAGTTAAGATATTGTTCTTTAGTTTCAAAAAATGTATTAGTCATGATGTTTCTCCTGTTTTGTAATGTATTGTGAAATTAAAATAAGGGTGGGATTTCACACACAGGAGGTCCACGACTGAGGCAAACCTAATCTTCGGAAGTTTTCATCTTTTTCATTTTTATGTTCTCCTTTGTTATAAAAGTATATATGTTAAAGATCACCGATGTTAAGTCTGATTATGGTTTTCGGTAATCGACCATTTTTGATATTGGAAGGAAAATTATGGTGGTGCGTGCCAGACTCGAACTGACATCCTGGAATTTAGAATTCCGTGAGCAACCTTTACCCCAACGCACCTCTTTTACTCCATGTGAAGAATTATACAGGAAGGAAGATAAAAGTCAACGCCCGAAATTCGGGCGTTGACTTTGGTACTGCTTGTTATTTTTAACTATAATAAGGGGGCTAACTGTTTATTCTGTAACTTTTTCGATAACCTTAACGACCTTTTTATTACGATGAACAACATCTTCAGACTTCCTATATGATGATCTTCCGAATATCTTAACCGCATAATACATAGCGTATCTCCTGATTACACCTACGCCGTTATGTTTCATCATTTCGAGGAAGAACTTATCAGCCTCACTCTTTGACAATCTATGCGATGCGTATAGCCCGTCGTGAATAATTGCGCTACCAACGTACTTTCCTCTTAATGGGCAACCGATAATACCCCAGAATAATCTTGGAATTGACGCACCGTCTGTTACAAAGCCTTGGGCAACAACAACCTTGTACTTATCATTCTCAAATGATAGTGTACTTCTCATCTGATACTCTTTTGTGTTCAATCTTTCTAGAATTGTTTTACCTTCAAACATTGATCTGTACCTCTCTCTGAAATTACTATTTCTCTATTCTGTTAACCCCATATCGCAGCCTCAACATCTGCAATCGTCGTTGCAGCATTGATGTATACAAGTTTCGACTGTTTTTTGCTGAGTGAACTTTGGTATGATGTGGCAATTGAGGTAATCACATCATTCGCCTCAGCGATAGTAAGGATATGACTGAAGTTACCAATATCGTAGAACGTGACACTCGTATGTCCTGTGAGTTCAGCAAGACGTTTTGCACCATCAAGCTTTAGAGCTGAGTCGTACCCACCGTTATATGTTACGCCGGCAACAGTCACTGGTGCATTAGCAGAGATCTCAAAAGCTGTGCGAATAATTGCTTTCTGTTTCTTTTTTGCAGCATCAAGTGCAGCCTTGTCAGCCTCCGCTTGGTTTGCCTCAACCCACACCATGGCTGCCGGGTCTGCTTGTAACATTACCTCCCAATCAACGAGAAGCATAGGTGTGTGTATACCATCTGGAATAGGTGGGGCATCTTCAACAAAGATATCAGTATCAAGAATATCAATAGGGCATGATGGATCACGAGCTGTAGTCTCATCAACCGACACCATATTCTTGAGTGTCATATCTGAATTAAGTATTACGTTATAGTTCATATCATTACTCCGGGATCATAATAGAGAATTGCAATATTCCACTTGCACTCATGTTTGCAACTTGTGATTGTGTTGCTCCAGCATTGTCATTTATGTACCAAATTTGCAAAACTGATTGACCTGGATCTAATATACCTACTAGTTGATGTTCTGTATTATTATCAATTCCGCTAACATAACCAAAAGTGCAAGATGCAGCTGGTGTTGATGCATTATCGGATACTGGTAATTGTATTTGTACAGCACCCGTTCCGCTGGCAGCGGTCCATGCCAAAGTCGCCGAAACGTAAATAAAACCATCTTTTTTACGAACAAACCCATTCTGTGTACTATACGTAAATGTTCCATTAACAAATGTTGGTGCGAATGTACTTGTTCCTGCCCATTCACTTGCAATAGTTGTAGCACCAGTAGGGGCTGATGCTTGCCACGCTGCACCATCATTATAAGTTACTGTTGTTACATCTTCATACTGCTGAGCATTAACCTCAATAAGATTAAAATATTGATATGCAGTATCTTTTCGAACCCATAATTCGATTGGACTTGTTCGTGATGCAGCAGCTTGTACCAACATAAAGCTGTTATAAGTTATTGCAGGCGTACTACTTTGTAATACTTGCACAGAAGATGCTGTTGAAGTTATTCCTGAAGAAATAGATGCAAATGAGACATGAATCGAAGCCTCGCCTAAATCAAGCAAGTTGTAATAACTTGATGTCAGTTTGTAAGAAGCAGTAAATCGACTGACAATTCCAGAAGCAGCAGTTGGAGTAAATGTAGCTAATTTAGTCCAATATCCAGAATCTCCAGAAGTACCAGCCGCAGTAGTCATGACTAATCTTGAAACATTCTCATTTGCTTGTATCCAATTACTTAGTACAGTAACAGCACCAGTAGGGGCTGATGCTTGCCATGCTGCACTATCATTATAAGCTATAGTAAAAAAGTTCTCATAAGTGGATTTAGATACTTCATATACCTCAAGAATATTGTATTGCAGATTCTTCTTAGCCCATAACTCTATAGGTTGCCCAGCAGCTGCAGTACCTTGAACAAGCATGAAGGAATCTTCTGAAAATAAATGATTTTGATTTTGATTTATAGTAATCTTTGAGAAGTTTGGTGTTAATCCAGAAGTACTATCATCATATATTTGAACAGTGATCTCGGCATAACCAAGAAAGCCAAATGGTGCACACTGTAATTTATATGTAGCTGAGAATCTTGAAGATGCACCAGTACCAGTGAACGTCGCTATTTTTGCCCAAGTATTTGCACCGTCTGCGGAAGTTGCTCCACCTGGTGCTGTGGACATCACTAATCTTGACACGTTTCCAGAACTATTAGGAGGAACTGTAATATCTGGAAGATTCAACGTACTACTTGAAGTATTTATTGTATCATTCGTATGATTTATATTAATTGCCATGATTTACTCGTAGTTGTATTTATTTATATGACTTAAGTATCTTATACAGGTAATGATAGAATGCAATTTGTATCTAACTCTAACAGAAACTCGTCAACAGTTGGTCTTGTTCTTGCACCGGTTGTGACTAAATCAAGTTGTGTATAACAATACTCCCACACCGCAGATCTCCATTGACCAAATGCTATAGCTTCACTTTGAAATGAATTAGGGTATCCAGCATATGAGCAGGCTGAAAGAATATTATCATATCCCATATCTTTTGCTGCTCTATCAAGCTTATCCTGTATAGCAACTTCATAGTCTTTTTGTGTAAGAGGTTTTAATGGGGGCGTGTAAGGTATGATGACAACACTGTTTAGCTTTGTTAAATCACGTTGCCTTTTGCCTTGATTATTTATCATATCTTCCCATTGCAAATCCGTTACAGCTATTGCCTCTGGAGGAATAGTATCTCCATGAATATCAAGATCGTAATGAGCAGTTGGAAGACCGTTTGAATCAAATGTTGTATACTTTGGCATTTATAAAATCCTTAATAACCTATTGCTATCCAAGTCCAAGAGATTGCAACATTAACACAACAAACATCCATAGCTACATAGAAGTTTGATGTTGTTCTACTTGTTGCTCTAGCCTGATGACCTGAACCACTGTTTGCACCTGATAAAACAACAGCTGTACATGCAGTCGGAAACGTTATTGGATATGTGACTGTTGTTCCTGATGTTGTTGCTATAGTACCCCATTGAATAATTAATCCAGTACTAAGTTTTTGGTAACCATTCGTTGCTAATGATTTTCCTGTATCTGTAACAAATGATGACGCATGTAAACCATCAACAGTATCAGCATCTAAACCAGAACCCGTTCCATCATTACCTGCGTGCCAGATTCTATACTTATTTGCACCTTTGCTCCAACCACCAACAA